TCATCGGGCGGCGTACCTCTCGTCGGTGTGGTGGACGGCGACCAGGAGCAGGGTGCGCTTGCTGGTGCGCACCTTCTTCCGCTCGTCGGTGTCGTCGAACACCGAACCGTGAGGGCCGTTGCGGACGGTCTTGATCAGGGTGATCCAGCCGTTCTTGATGCTCTCGACCTGCCAGAACCAGGGGTGCTCGTAGATGTGCTCGAAGGTGTCGCCCTGCCTGAAGCCAGGGCATTCGTTGTAGTTGGTGAAGCAGTGGTCGGACTGCCAGATGTCCGGGCCGCGCAGCAGCCGGAACTTCCACGTCATGAGTTCTCCTCGGGGTCGGGTCGCTCTCCCAACACCTCCGATAGTACTGGTATTTAGTCGCCGAGTCGCCTCCGAATGCGGGAGTTTCCATGCCAAGATGACCCGGATTCGAGATCGACCAGCGGGAGGTGCTGAATGAACCAGCTCGGAGCGAGCCATGCAGAGGATCTGCTCGGCGTGGTGCTCCCTGTCGAGGAGGCGGACGCTTTCGGGCGGGCGTGCTCCGTCGAGGGGGTCGACCCGGCGGAGGGCGTCCGGCGTGCCATCGCGGTGTGGACGTACATGTCTCGGCTACGGCGGGACCGCCGCGGCGGCCTTCAGGTCGCGACGCCTCCCCAGACATGATCGGACAATCCGGTGCAGGTCAGGCGCTCTGGGATCGCGTCGTCATTAAATGCTTGCCACCCAGACTTTGATACCCGTACATTGAAGGCGGTCGTACACACGGGAAGCCGTCAGGAAGGAGGGCGCAGATGGAACACCGGTCCGCGACTCGCCCCTACCTGGCGGCTATCCCCGCTCGGCGTGCCGAGTGGGCGGCTGCGGCGGTCACCTGACACGACTCCGCTGTCAGCCTCGCCGCCCGCAGGATCCGTCCGGGGCGGTTTTTCATTCATAACTCCATATGGGCGTAGCTCAACTGGAAGAGCGCCGGTCTCCAAAACCGGAGGTTGCAGGTTCGATCCCTGCCGCCCGTGCTTGCCCCTTCGATGGGCGTGCTACCTGAGAACTCAACAGTGGAAGACACCCAAGGTGGACAGGGAACGCCGGCGGCTCCGGCCGACGCGCTCCCTCCACCCTGTTAAATGCCTGTCCATTCAGGCATCCGGGGTGCCCTGGGACACGCTCCCGGGGCACCCCACTCAGCGGGCTTGAGCCAAGGCGGCGCCCCTCCCTTGCAAGGAGGCGGAAGACGGGTTCGATTCCCTCCAGGTCCACGTAGCTCCCGGCCGCGGTGTTGGCCGTCCCCCGAGGCGGCTGACATCTCCTGGCAGGCGCGGACACCTTACGCCAGGGGCGGGAGCTCACCGGTGTGTAGCGCAGCTTGGCAGCGCGCCTGCTTTGGGTGCAGGAGGACGCAGGTTCGAATCCTGCCGCACCGACTCGCGGAGTAGCTCAGTGGCAGAGCACCTCTCTTATAAGGAGGACGTCGCCGGTTCGAGCCCGGCCTCCGTGACGATGCCCGGGTCGTCCAATGGATAGGACACCTGACTACGGATCAGGATCAGTGCGGGTTCGACTCCTGCCCCGGGCACCAACGGGATGTAGCGCAGCTTGGCGAGCGCGCCTGCTTCGGGTGCAGGAGGTCGTCGGTTCGAATCCGGCCATCCCGACTGCCGGCTGCGATGCGGTCCGCGACCCCGTATCGCAGCCGGTCACCACGCCTCTTTGGCTCATGCGGTAGAGCACCCGGTTGAAACCCGGGAGGACCAGGTTCGAACACTGGAGGGGGCACGGCGGCTCGGGCCGCTCTCGTCGCGCAACCCTAGATCGCGAGGGGTCGGCCTTCCAAGCCGAACAGCGGGGTTCAAGTCCCCGGCGCGGCTCTCCACGGTATGTAGCGCAGCTTGGCAGCGCGCCAGCTCGGGGTGCTGGAGGACGTCGGTTCAAATCCGGCCATACCGACCGGGGTAACCCGCCTGGCGGGAGTCCCCCCAACGAGCTGCTTGTCGGTTGCTCCAACGTCAGCGGATGGAACCGTCGCATGCGCCGTTAGCTCAATTGGCAGAGCATCTGACTCTTAATCAGGCGGTTTCCGGGTTCGAGCCCCGGGCGGCGTACGAGGGGGAATGGCGGAACGTAGACGCGCCGGGCTCAAGTCCCGGTGGGCCGGAAGGCCCGTGCGGGTTCGACTCCCGCTTCCCCTACTGCACGATCCCGGATGGCGGTCGGCTCGCCAGCACGGCTCTGGACCGTGTGTCTGCAGGTTCGAATCCTGCTCCGGGAGCGCTGGGTAAGCCGGTTCGAATCCGGCGCCACGGCCGTCACGTCGCGAGCGAGGGCGGCCCGTGGTGTAGGTCTACGGCGGTGAGAGTCCGCACCGGCTCGCGACGGAAGACGACACCGAACAGGGGTCACTCCCGCCCTCTCGGGCTTGTCGGTTGCTCCCGAGGTGAACCGCGAGGAACCGTCACACCGCCTTCGAAGCTCACCAGGCAGAGCGCCCGACTCGTAATCGGGAGGTAGCCGGTTCGAATCCGGCCGAAGGCTCGCACGATCCGAGGAGCCGTCTGGTTCGGCACCGGGGCTTTGGACCCCGACTACGCAGGTTCGAGTCCTGCCCTCGGAGCGCAGCACAACGCGCCCATCAGGTCTCCGAGGAGGAGACGCCGCCCTGGTACGGCGGAGACGCCGGGTTCGACTCCCGGGTTGGGCTCTCGGAGGACGCTCACGTCGACATCCAGACACCGCAGCGTTTGGCCGTCCGGCCGGCGTCCTCCAGCAAACGCCCGTGGCCGCCCCGCCCTATCAGACCGGACGGGAGAGGATGGTCACCACGGCGCCGCCGGCCTGGAGCGGCGCGGTGGCCGCGGGCCTCGTGGGTGAAGTGTCAGCGGCTGCACGCGAGCATGCCACGCTCGTAGGGCGGGTTCGAATCCCGTCGCCCACTCCACGCCGATCTAGCCCAATTGGCAGAGGCGCGCGGCTCAGACCCGCGAGGTTCGGGGTTCGACTCCCCGGGTCGGCACCATGGAGAGGTCGCCCAGTCTGGTCGAGGGCGCCGCCCTGCTAAGGCGGTAGGTGTCACAGCCTCGTGGGTTCGAATCCCACCTTCTCCGCTCAAGCCCCGATGGCCAAGCCCGGTCAAGGCACCGCTCTGATAAGGCGGAGATCGCTGGTTCAAATCCAGCTCGGGGTACGTATGGAAGGTGACCGGCAGGGCCGGAACGCGGCTGGAACCCGCGTGGTCGCCGTACGGCGGCCGAGGTTCGACTCCTCCGCCTTCCGCCAGGGCGCGACCTTAACCGTACGGGCCGGTCACGCTCACCCCTGTGACCGACGAGACCTACCAAGGGTGGTGCAACCGCGAGACGTGGGCTCTACACCTGTGGCTGACGAACGAGGAGGCCCTGTACCACGAGTCCCGTGCTCGCGCCGCTGACGGCGAATCAGCGCTGCGGGACTGGGTCGAGAACGACCTGTGGCCGGAGCTGCACCAGACCCATGACGGGCTCGTCATGCTGAAGGACGTCGGCTCGCTGTGGCGGGTCGACTGGCGCGAACTCGCGGCGGCGCTGCAGCCCGAGTGAACGACGTGGAAGGTTGGCGGAACGGTATCGCGCCCGCTTCGAAAGCGGTGGCCAGGGCTCGCGCCCTGCGGGGGTTCGAATCCCTCACCTTCCGCTTCCCCCGATGGAGGACTGGCCGAGTGGCGAAGGCGGCCGCATTTAAACGCGGACGTCGGGCATGCCCGCGGGGGTTCGAATCCTCCGTCCTCCGCTGCGCCCCTGTAGCTCAACAGTGCAGAGCAGGCGACTTTTAATCGCCCGGCTGCCGGTTCGAGTCCGGCCAGGGGCACCCGAACTTTGGCCTGTTGGTCTAGTGGACTAGGACACCTGGTTCTCACCCAGGAGGACGCCGGTTCGAATCCGGCACAGGTCACGATGCCGCAGTGGGCGAAATGGTAGAGCCGCCGGGCCTTCACCCCGGAGCGTTGCGGGTTCAAATCCCGTCTGCGGTACTAGGTGATCACCTACCTCGGGGGAGTGTTCCATGGCGCGGGCCATCGTGCTGCTCGTCATCGTCGCTGCGCTGCTCTACCTGGCGGCCACGCTGCTTCATCGCGCCGTGCTGCGGCGCCGGCGAGTCCGGGCGTACCGCAAGCAGGTGGACCTCCAGCGGTGGATGTCTCTGCGGGCGACCGACTACGACCGCCAGGCCGTCATCACGGCGCTCGGGGACGCCTACACCACCGGCCAGCTCACCCAGGCCGAGCACGAGCAGCGCGTCACCATGGCCCTGGAGGGGCGGACACGCGCCGAGGTGCGGCGCGTACTGGGCGACCTTAGCCCGGCCGTCAGGCTGTAATGCCGGAGCGGGTAGGAGCACCGGTTGTGCTCAACGGCCTCATAAGCCGAGACAGGTGGGTTCGACTCCCACACCCGCTACGCAGTCGCCGCCCAGGCAGTTGACCGGCCGCCGGACACCGGAATCCCGGCGGCTGGTAGGGCATCCCGGAGCTGGCCCGTGTTCCGGTCACCACGGGGCGTCGGGAAGGCGCGTGGGTTGCTGCCGCGCCAGCCCTGCACCACGGCCTGCGGGCCGCTCAATCCGATGTAGCCAAGTCTGGTAAGGCAGCCGACTGTTAATCGGCGTACCGCTGGTTCGAGTCCAGCCATCGGAGCTGCTGAACCCGGCAACGGCGGGACTGGCGCCGGATCTGGGTTCAGCTCTTGCCGGCGCGGGGCAGTGGAGTGCCCGCCACCCTGTCAAGGTGGAGATCGCGAGTTCGAGTCTCGTCGTCGGCGCTGCTGGGTCCAGGAAAATGCCGCCCAGGGCCTGGCCCCAGCTCATGCCCAGTTGGCCCGATGGAAGGGCGCCGTCTCGACACGACGGAGGCAGGCAGGTTCGACTCCTCCACTGGGCACGTACGTGGCATCTCTACGCGGCGGGCTCGTAGCTGGCGCGGAAGACGTTGTCCTTGATCGGGTAGTACTCGCCTTCGATTCCCCGGATGAGCCAGTCGCCCACTTCGAACGTGATGGACCCGTCCACGGTGAGGATCTCGCCGCCGGTGGTGGGGTCGTCGTTCCAGTCGAGCGTGCCGGTGTATCCCTCGCGGAAGAACTGGGCGAGGTCGGGGAAGTTGTCCCCGGTGAACTGCACAGCGTCGAGGACCAGCGGGAGCCTTCGGTACTTGGGCATGCGGGGACGCTGGCAGAGGAGGCCGGTTAAGGTCCTGCCCTGCTGACCAGCCGAGTCTCAGCGCCAACGGACTTAAATACCGGTACGATCGAGGAGTGTTGGTAGAGCGAGCCACCACCCCCAGGAGACCTCAGTGACCGTCACCATCCCGACCCCACCCCGCTGCATCATCCGCGGCCACGACCACGACGTCACGCACGTCCGCTACAGCGTCCAGGTCGGCACCGGATCCGTCATGCACGTCTGGGAGTGCCCCACCGGTGCGTACCGGTGGCTGTGCGTCGAGGGGCGTGAGCTGAGCAACCTGGCCCGGATGAAGCGCCCCCGCTGGGGCTGGCCCAACTGAGGCCGCTTCACGACGCCGGCCAGGACTTCCGGGGCGCGACGTAACTCCCACGCTGGGGGAGCGTGACCACCCAGCCTTCCTCGCGCAGCAGGGCGACAGCAGCCCGCGCCGTGTCCCGGGCGATGCCGTGCTCGGACACCATGCGGGACTCCGACGGGATCGGATCCAGCGGCTGGAGCTGGCCGCTCGTGATCTGCTCTCGGATGACCGCCGCGACCTGCCGATAGATGGGCGTCGGGTCGAAACGATCTATCTGCATGATCCAAGACGTTAGAGACGTCGCCCATGCCGGTCATATAGGCGACGTTCTAGACGAGGTAGACAAGGCCAACGTATGGTCTGGTCATGACTGCCCCCGCCCTCCCGAACGGGTCAGAGCACCCCGAGGCCCTCGCAACATGCGCTTCAATGATCGCGGCCGCCCTCGCCGCGGAGACCCAGGCCGAATGCGCAGAATGCGGCGGCGCGCTCGTCCGCACCTTCTCGATGTACCTCGGCTGGTACTACGTCAGTCTCACCGCCCAAGGCGACGTCCCGGCGGCCCAGTGCCCCAAAGTTCCCGGCCTGGGCGGCTTCGGGCATGGCCCCCACCGTCCCGCCGTCTACGCCGAGGCGTAACCCTCTCTGCCGCCGTCTGGCGGCTCCCATCTCACGGTGCCCGACTGCTTGCCCAGTCGGGCACCGTACGTTTTGCCTGGTTAGCTCAACGGCAGAGCACCTGCCTTACAAGCAGGAGGTCGGAGGGTCAGCACCTCCACCAGGTACTGTGACCGATCCCGAAGCGGGCGAGGGGCTGGGCCGTGGACCCAGTGCAAGCGGGTTCGAGCCCCGCCGGTCACCCCGCGCGAGCTGGGCACGTGGCGAGCCCAGCGCCCTGTAAAGGCGTCGCTTCGGCTGTGGCGGTTCAACTCCGTCCTCGCGCACCACGCCCTCGTCACCCAACCGGACCGGTACCGGCCTCCTAAGCCGGCGATGCAGGTTCGAATCCTGCCGGGGGCACGGCCGCATGCCCGAGTGGCTTCAGGGACTCGCCTGCAAAGCGAGATCACGCCGGTTCGATTCCGGCTGCGGCTTCCCGGCTCGTAGCTCGACGGATCGAGCAGCGGCGTCCGAAGCCGCAGGCCCCGGTTCGATTCCGGGCGGGCCGACTACAGTTGCCCAGGTGCGGCGCTATGACGAAGAGGTCCAGGCCGTCACCGAGCCTGACACGAGTCCGGAGTTCCCCGGTGGGCGGCCGGTGAGGTTCGGGTGGCGTCGCAGTACCTACCTCGTCGTGTCGGTGGAGAAGTCCTGGGCCTCAGACCGGGAGTGGTGGCGCGACGACCTGCCCTACGACGCGCCGCCGAGCATCTGGAATTACAAGGTCCTGGCCAGGTCGAACCGTGGCCAGGGGATCCTCTACCTCAGTTACGACGCCGGCCACGACCAGTGGCTCATCCGGGGCGTCGAGGACTGACGCCCGCGGGGTCTTCCACCGTTGAGTGCAGAGTTCAGGCCGCGCGCAGATGCCGGCGGCGCTTCCAGGTGTTGCGTGGCCGGAGTGCGCCGGCAGCTTCCAGGGCTTCGACGACGACGCGCGCACGGTCGAGGTCGCTGCACCGGTCGGTCCACATTGCTTCGAGCGCCTGGGCGCCGAGGTGGGTGGCGTCGGTGACCGCGGCGGCCATGCCCTGGTCGGGGGTGTGGTGGCGTACGGCTTCGTCGTGGTGCCGGAGGGTCGGCCCGATGCCGACGATCGGTCGCGGGCAGGTCCGGCACTCCAGGCGGCCGGTTTCGTCGTTGTGCCAGGGGATGACTCGGTGGCTGTACGGCTGCATCATGTCCATGATCTACCTCACGGGTGATCATACCCGCGTTTCGCGTGTTCGCACCCCTATTTAACAGGTGGATGCGCAGGTCAGACGCATAGAAAGACCGCCGGAGGCGGGCCTTGAGCCACACTGCCGGCGGTCCTCTGCTGTCTCTACGCGGGTTCCTTCGGCTCGTATGTGATGCGGCCGTCGGCGTCGACCGCCATGCTCTTGCCAGCCTGCTGCAGGTAGACCGCAACGGCGTCAAGAGCGTCCTCGACGACCGCGTCCGCCCACTGGCCGAGGGTGCGCTTCCAGACGCTGCTCATGTACTTCTGGACGAAACCGACCAGGTCCGGGTCATGGACGAACTCGATCTCTCGATCGTCGTTGGTTATGTACATGGGGTGTGCGCATCCTCTCAGGCGGGGGCCATGTCGACGAACCGGGTGTAGTGGCCCTGGAACGCGACGGTGACGGTGGCGGTGGGGCCGTTGCGGTGCTTGGCCAGGATGAAGTCCGCCTCACCCGCTCGGGGGGACTCAGCGTCGTAGGCGTCCTCACGGTGCAGGAGGATGACCATGTCCGCGTCCTGCTCGATGCTGCCGCTCTCACGAAGGTCGGACACCGCGGGGCGCTTGTCCTGTCGCTGCTCGGGGCCGCGGTTGAGCTGGGACAGCGCCACGATCGGCACTCCGAGCTCCTTGGCGAGGAGCTTGATCTGCCGGGAGATCTCCGAGACTTCGTTCTGGCGGCTCTCGGTCTTCTTCGGCGAGCTCATCAACTGCATGTAGTCGATCACGACGAGTCGCAGGTTGTTGCGCTGCTTCAGCCGCCGGCACTTGGCCCGGATCTCGACCATGGACATGTTCGGGGAGTCGTCGATGAACAGTGGGGCCTCGGCGACGGCGCTCATCTTGCGGGACAGGCGCAGCCACTCGTCGTCGCTCATGACGCCGGCCCGCATGTTCTGGAGCGGGACGCGGGCCTCTGCCGCGAGGATCCTCATGGCGATCTCATTGCGGGACATCTCGAGCGAGAAGATCACGGCAGGCAGGTTGTGCTTGATGGCGGCGGAGCGAAGGAAATCCGTTCCCAGCACGCTTTTGCCCATGGCAGGTCTCCCAGCCACAACGATCATCTGGCCGGGGTGCAGGCCGCGGGTGAGGCGGTCCAGGTCGACGAAGCCGGTGGGGACGCCGGTGAGCGCCCCCTGGTGCCTGCTGATCTCTTCCAGCTCATCCAGCGTGCCGGGCATGATCTCGGAGATCGGCAGGTAGTCCTCGGCGGAGCGCCGCTCGGTCACCTTGTAGATCTCGGCCTGGGCGCGGTCGACCAGGTCGTCGACTTCCTCGCTCTGCCCGCCGTAGCCGTAGGAGACGATGCGGGTGCCCGCCTGGATCAGGCCACGCAGGATGGCCTGCTCGCGCACGATCTTGGCGTAGTAGCTCGCGTTCGCGGCTGTCGGCACAACCTCCGTCAGCGTGTGGAGGTACGGGGCGCCGCCGACCCTGCCGAGCTCGCCACGCTTCTGCAGCTCGCCGAGGAGCGTGACAGAGTCGGCGGGCTCGCCCTGGCCGTAGAGGTCGGTGAGGATGTCGTAGATGATCTGGTGCGCGGGACGGTAGAAGTCGTCGGGGCGGAGCACCTCGACCACGTCGGCGATGGCTTCCTTCGACAGCATCATGCCGCCGAGCACGGACTGCTCCGCTTCGATGCTGTGCGGAGGGGTCAGCGCCTGCTCGAACTCGGCGCCGGCGGTCGCGAAGTCTGTAGCAGTCATGCGGCGGTCACCAGCTTGGGCTTGCCGTCCACCTGCCAGCGCTCGTCCTGCATCAGGCCCAGGCTCTGGACGAGGAGGAACGGGTCCAGCTCCCGGAAGGTCTCGTACTGGTCCAGCACCCGGCAGATCTGCTTGACGCGGACCGCGCATCTCGGGTCGATGAGGGACTGGTAGGGGTCACCGGTCCCAGGTGCGTACGTCCGGTTTGACGTGACAAGGACTCCGGCCCCGTCCCGGTAGGACCTGGCGGTCTCCTTCGGGATGCCGAGCTCGCGGCCGATCCGGCTGGCGGTGTAGCGGAGCCTGATGGTCATCCGCAGGACCTCCAGTCGCGTGGTGGCCTCGGCTTCTCGCTCTGCGCGCACCTCGTCGTGGGCGGGATCGAAATCATCCCAGAGGCGGCCGTCGGGCGAGTACTCATCGGGGATACGCCAGCCGAGGCCCGCGGCGACGGCGGCCGCGGCCGGGCTCGGGCCGGGGATGTCCTCCAGCAGGCCGAACAGGACGTCGATGTCGGCGGCCAGGTCCCTCGGCACGCCCGCGGGGCGGCGGTGGATGATGTCGAGGATGACCTGATCCGGCTGCTCCAGTCGGCGGGCCAGCTCGGTGGTGGTGTGGCCGGCGGCGTACAGGGAGCCCAGCTTCCAGGCCGTGAGGCGGATGGGCATGGGGCCGGTGCCGTCGCTGAGGAGCTGCTCGGTGGTCAGGTGCTGGAGGGCCTTGGCGGTGGCGGAGTTCAGGATCGTGATGGATCGGTCGAGCACTCCGGCGATGGTCCCTGTCTCCACCTTGGTGACCTCGGCCAGGTCGGCGACGGTCCATCCGTCGGCCAGGAACTTCTCCAGGTACGGGACGAGGGTCCAGGTGCGGTAGTTGATGAGGTGCGGCGGCCGGGGACTGTTGCGGCGTCGGCGGGGCTTGGTGGTCGGCGTGATGGTCGTCATGAGGTCTCCTGTGGGTGTGCGCATCGCTCTGCGCTCTGTTCAGTGGTTGGTGTCGCGGAGGGCGTAGCTGGCCAGCTTGTCGAGGACGTCCGCCGCAGTGGTCGCCATCAGCGGCAGCAGCGCCTGCTTCATGGCGCGGGCCTGGCGGATGGTGTAGCCGTAGCGCGGCGTCTCCTCCTGGCGGTCGGTTCGCTTGGCTGTCCAGGTGGCGCCCGCGATGGTGACGGACGGCCGGTTGAGCCAGACGAGGCGCCGTCGCCATGGGCGCCGGGGCTGTGCCGTGGCGTCGGCGAGTCCGCGGTTGATCGCGTCGTACACGGTGAACTGCTGCATAGGGCCTCCCTGTCAGGACAGCCGGGTCGCTCTCCCAGGCGTCACACCAGTGATTGTACCGGTATCAAGTCGGATTGTGGAGGGGGTTCGGCGGCGTGTCACAGTGGGACGCCCCAGCCGCTGAACGGGGTGACGGGCTGGACTGCCGCGACGGCGATGGTGAGGCCCTGGCGGTTGTCTGCGGTGGTCGTGTGGGTGGCTGTGATGGTGCCCGGGTCCGCGTTCGAGGTCAGCGTGCGGTAGGCGACCCGGTGGTCTGTCGCTGTGCCGGAGGCGATGTTGGCCAGCGAGGTCAACGCTGGGGTGGCCGCGGGGAAGCTCCAGGTGCCGGTGCTGATGTTGTTGTTGCCGATCGCTACGCGGATCTCGAAGTCGTCCGCGTTGGTCGGCGTGATGCCGGGCGTGTCGACGGTGGTCGCCCTCAGAAGGGTGCCGGCGAGCAGGTTGAACACTGGGGCGGCGGCGGGGTCTGCGCCGTCCAGGGCCAGCAGGGTGACGACTCCCTCGGCGGTGGCGGCCTGACCGAAGGTGTAGCTCGCCGGTTCGGCTGAGTCGGCGTACCGCCACCAGGCCTTACACAGGGAGTGCCGGCCTCCGTAGCCGAGGGTGTCGAGGGACGCCCCGAGGTTCCATGTCGCGCCGCCGCTGATCGTCATGTTGCTCAGCGCCACAACGTTGCAGGAGTGGACGGCGATCAGGAGGTGGCCCGACACGACGCCGGTGGGTTTGGTCGCGGTGAACGAGCCGGTGACGCCGGACGCTTTCAGGGTGCTGCCGATGTAGGTGACGGGCATGGCGGCGCCTCAGCAGAGGATCTGCACGGTCAGGTCCGCGCCCGCGACCGTGCTCCCGACTTGGACGATGTCGATCGTGAACCATCCGCCGTCCGGGATGGTCGTGGTTGTGAACGCGGTGTTCTTGCCGGACGTGTTGCCAGCAGCCGGGATCGTGGGGCGGTTCCCTGGGACGGAGTAGATGGTGGTGCCGGAGACGCGGACGTCCACCACGATGGCCGCGCCCGTCGGCGCCGTGCCGACGGACGCGCGTACGGCCTTGATGGTGAGCGCGATGCCGGTGTCGTTGTAGAGCCGGTGCGTGCCCGTCAACACGGCCAGGTTGCCTGCCCGGGAAAACGGAAACAGAATCCCCGGCTCGACCAACCTCTCGACGCCGGCCGCAGTGCGCACCCAGAGCGCGCCGCCGACCTTTGCGAACAGCGCGACGAACCCCGAGGGCGGGTTCCCTGGCGAGCCCTGCTCAGGCAGCGCCAACGCGGACGCGAATCGGGGCATCAGGCCCTCGCCTGGACGGTCACGCGCAACGCGCCGGCGCCGTAGGCGATGTCAGCCTTGAGAGTGATCGCGCTCGCGTCGGTGATGGCTTCGTCGAGGTAGATACGTGCCTTGGTGCCGGTGGCTTCCCGGACGTAGATCTGTACGTCCTCGGTGCCGAGGTTGTGGGTGATGGTGGCCGCGACGCCGGCGGTGAGGGCGGGCAGATCGGCGGCGTACTGGGTGACGGCCACCAGGTTGGTACGGGCCTGCGCGGCGGTGGTCGCGTTTGTGCCGCCCTTGGCGATGGGGACCAGGCCGACGGTGACGCCGGAGCCGGATACGGCGATCGAGCTGTCGGCGGGCTGGACGGAGAAGGTGTTGCCCGAGAGGGCGAGGCCGTTCCCGGCGACGTAGCTGGACCCGGCCGTGTTGTAGACCACCCAGGTCTGCGTCCAGGAGCCCGGGGTGCCGCTCGCGGTGGCGGTCTGGATGTACTGCGCTCCGGCGTACGTGCCCTCGGCGACGGCGACGATGGTGCCGTCGGCGATCTCTCCGGCCTGGTCGGCGTCGGTCGCGCGGACGGCCGCGGCGGACGAGCCCTGCCACGTGTAGATGCCGTTCTGCGTTCCCACGCTCTGCCCGGCTGCGAGGAACCTGTCGCCGACGACCATGGCGACGCCGTCGATGTTCGCACCCGGCGACGCCAAGTTGATGTTCGACTGGGTCGCGACGCGGACGGGGTCCTTGACGCCGACGATGCCCGCCCGCGCGCTCGACACGGCGAGGTCGACGTACCCCTTCGTCGCGAGGTGGTGGTTCAGCGTGGGGTCGGCGCCGTTGGTGACCTGCTGGCCGCCGACGCTCAGCGCGCTGGTCGGCGCGGCGAACTGATCGAGCCTGTACGCCTGGACGACCGTGCCCAGGTCGCTGATCGTGGCCGCGGTCTGGGTCCCGCTGTGGTTCGACCGGAGCAGAGGGTTGACCGCGAGCTTGGACAGCGCGATGGCCGCACCGGAGGCGACCTTGACGTCCGTGATGGCGCCGTCGGCGACGTCGTCCACGGAGAGCCAGGAGCCGCCCGGCGTCCGCCACTTGATCTTTCCTGCGGTGGTGTCGCCCCAGAGCTGGAAGGACACCGGGGTCGCCGGGGCGGTGCCGCTGCTCTCCGGGACCAGGCCCCTGATAGGGATCTGCGACGTGTCGATCGCGGCGCCGAACTTGGGCATCCTGCCCCTCCTAGCTGGTCACAGTGAGGGTCCCGGCCATCGGCCAGGCCCACTCGACGCGGACAGTGGATGGGGTGGGAAAGCTGACATCGCCGGCGACGACCCTGTCGCTGGTGTCGCGGGCGATGACGTTCGGCAGCGTGGGGATGAGGTGGGTCGCCTCCCACACCTGCACGGGCGTCGCGAAGCCGAACACCTGCTGCTCGGACGATCCCGGCGGGCCGGGCGGTCCCTGCTCGCCAGGGGGACCGGCGGGGCCTTGCGGTCCGGGCGGTCCCTGGCTGCCGGGGACGTCGAGGACGAGCTCGTAGGCGGGGGACCCCTCGACGAGGACGGTCCGGCCGGCGTCGACCTCGACCACGATGGTGTTCACCGTCTCGACGGCCAGGTTCACGCTGCTCATCGGGTGACCTCGCGGTCCACGGAGACCTCGCCTTTCAGGAGGCGGGTGACGTCACCGGACGGGGATTCGATCTCCAGGTCGTAGATGCCGTAGCACCAGGTGAACGCCGCGGTGGTCTCGTCGGTGACGGTGATGGCGAGCTTGCCGGCGGGGCCGTCGATGGTGATGCCGCCGCCCGGGGCGGAGGTGAGGGACAGCAGCGGGGCGGGGGAGTTGAGGGATTCGCGGATCTGGAGCCGCGCGGTGTAGCCGGTCAGGTCCAGGGGGCCAGCGGCGTCCTTCACGTGGAGGACAGCACGCCAGGTCACGCCCTGTTCGAAGACGATGGCCCAGATGGCGGCTGGCACAACACACCCCGCGGTGATCCGGCGGGGTGGTCCTTGCAGCCGCAGAGTGTCAGGGCGGCGAGGCTACTGTCGCGGCCTCAGTGGGTGTTTTTGCGTTGGCGGTACGTGCGGGGCTTTCCCCCGAAGCGGCGGGCCAGGCGCGATAGGTAGGAGTCGGAGCTGAATCCGGCCGCGCGGGCGATGAGTTTGAGCTGCAGCCGCGGGACCTTGTTGACGAGCAGGGCGGCGAGGCGCTGCCGGGCGTTGACGGCGTCGTTCTGGACGCGCTCAAGGCGCGGGATGCCGGCGGCGAGGGCACGCAGGCTGGCGAGGGCTTTGTCGATCGCGACGTCGCTCGGGTTGTCATCGAGCTCTACGGTCAGGTTCTCGACGGACTGCAGTGCCGCGAGGGTCCTGGCGATGACGGCCAGGTCCTCGCGGCACTGCGTGGTGCTGGTGGTGCTGGTTTCGTTGAGCATGATTTCCTTTAGAACGGTGGCTCGTCGCCGAAGTCGCCGTTGTCGAACCCGCCGCCGCCGTAGCCCTGGCCGGGCTTGCTGCTCGGCGTTCCGTAGCCGCCGCCGGGGCCGCCTGACGCCGGGGCGGCCCCGGCCCAGGGGTCGTTCGCCGGGCCGCCGCTGTTGCCGCCGCCCTGCCGGGTGGTCTTGTTGACCTTGGCGGTGGCGTTGCGGAGCGACGGGCCGACCTCGTCGACCTCGACCTCGTAGACCGTGCGCTTCTCGCCTTCCTTGGTCTCGTACGACCGCTGGCGCAGGCGTCCCTGCACGATGACCCGCATGCCGCGCTGGAGGCTCTCGGCGACGTTCTCCGCCGCCTGCCGCCACACGTTGCAGGTCAGGAACAGCCCTTCACCGTCCTTCCACTCGTTGGTCTGGCGGTCCAGGAACCGCGGAGTGGACGCGATGCGGAAGCGGGCCACAGCCTGACCCGTCGGGGTGAAGCGCAGCTCAGGGTCGTCGACCAGGTTGCCGACGATGGTGATCGTTGTGTCTCCTGCTGCCATGTCCTTGTCCTTCGCCTTCAGGGATGAAGTGAGCGGGGGATGCCGCGCTCCCGTGCCGGACGGGCAGAAGATCGCTCTGAAGGTGATCCAAGTTTGAACGGAGATGCACCTGACCCGCAATGACCCGAATTGCGGCCATTCGGGTCATGTCGAGCTAGTCCATGCGGGTACCGGCCCGCGGGGTGCTGTATGCGACGCGAATCACCCCGAGCGCCCGGGTTGTGCATGGTTGGATTCTCCTGTCTGACCGGCTCGCTCATCCGGTCAACGCGCGGATTGGGCAGGTATCTAACCTGCCCTTTGATTGTACAGGTATCAACCTTCGCCGCCCAAGGAAACTTTCTTGACAAGTTCCAGTTTCGCTACTGATCATGTGACTGGCGACGTCCAGGCGGCATCCCACGTGATCGGGCCGACGATGCCGTCGACCGCGAGTCCCTTCTGCTGCTGGAAAGACCGGCACACCGTGTCGCAACGTGGGCCGAAGACGCCGTCCACGGCGATGCTCCAGCCCCGCTGCCGCATCTGGCGCTGCCACACCCTCACGTCTACGCCCCGGATCCGCGGCCGAGTCAGCCGAAGCTGCCGCTTAGGCCAGGCCGGGAACTTCGACTCCTCGTCCCCGCCGGTGCCCTTGGTCTCGCCGCCGGCGTCACGGACGCGGACCGCGACCAGGTCCATGAACACGTCCCAGGGGAAGCCCTCGCCCGGGTCGGTGTGGTCACTGCGCTTGTAGACGGCGGACACATCGGCGTGGCAGGTGATCCCCCGCTTCCCGGCCTTCAGCTCGGCGCGGGTGAGCCGCCGCGGCGGGATGTCATAGGCGAGGCACCAGTCGGCGACGACACGGGCGGCCTGGTCCAGAACACCCCGGGAGTAGGTGTCGAGCCACTGGGCGCGACTCTGGCTGGCGTACCCCGCGAGTTCAACCTGGAGCCCGTCAGCGTTGCAGCCGGGGGCAGCCCAGGCGGTGTCCACGTCGGGGAGGCAGCGCACGGCGGAGTCGTTGTCGACGCACACATGCGCCGATGCCTGGACGTCGGTGGTGGCGAAGTACCGGGCCACGTTCTCCGCAGCGGCCGGCACCTCGGGGACCTCGGCGCTGTGGATGACGATCACGCGGATGGGGGCGATGCGCCCTTTGTACGACCAGCGAGCTTTCACCATGCGCATGTCCGGCAGGGTCGCTGCCGGGCATGGTTAACGTCGCGTCCTGACCGATGCGGCCGCCCCGGGCCTGGTGGTGGTCAGGTCCGGGGCGGCCACACCAGCCAGGGCGCCCGCGGGGAGACCGGCTCAGTTCCTTCGGCGATCCGCCAGAGAGCGGTCACGGCGCGCTGGAGGTCGGCGGCGACGTCGCCCGTCGCGCCGGGGACGGGGACAGACCAGTCGATATGGATCGGGGCGGGTGGGCTCCACCCGGTGAGCGTCTGACCGTACCAAGGGACGTAGGCGTTACTGATCTGCCACCACGGTGTCCGGGATCCGTGCAGCCATCGGCTGGCTTCCATGCCGTCCCATGCGGCGGCCGGGTCGTCCCAGTCGACATCGGGTTTGGCGAGCTCGACCATCGCGGCGTACAGGGGCCGCCACGACACCAGGCCGGTGGCGTCCTGCAGGACCCGGTCCAGGATTCGGAAGGCGTCAGGCCCAGAGAGCAGGCCGGGGAAGTCCAGTTCGCCGGGCCTGGCCACGTTCAGGTCGCAGGTGACCGTGCCGGAAGCGCCGGCGCCGTCGGGGAGCGTCATGACGACGACGCGGCTGGGGTGATGCGGCCGGTCGACGCCGAGTGCGAACACTCCTGGCGTCGCCAGTGCTTCGACGACCTGGCGGGCGTAGACGCGCGCCTGCTCGTGGCTGGCCTTGGCGGCGGCGACGTACCGGCAGGTTCGGCACTGCCGGCGTGACCACGGCTTGTCGTCGGAGCGGGCTCCGCAGCCTTTGCAGACGAGCTGGAGGTCGCGGGCCTTGACGAGGGCGGCGCGCTGCGCGGGGGATTGTGTCCGCTTGGGCACCGCAGCGTCGAGGGGGTAGAGGGCGGCGTACTGGTTGCCGTGGTAGAGCGCATACCCGGCGGGAGTCGCGCCGGGGGATGGCTTCATCGGCGGGTCGAGCTGGGCGAGCCGGGTCTTGGTGTAGAGCCCCTCGGGGACCTGGTCCCAGGTGGTGTAGCGGGGGACTCCGGGAAGAAGGTCGGCCATAGCGGTCTCCATCGGGGTGGATGTGTCACGCGCAGCATGCCACCTGTCACCGACAGTCCGGGGCAGCTACTTGGTTTCCAGGTCGCCGGCGGAGCGCGGAGCGCGGTGCTCGAGGTCCGCCAGGCCGGTGACCGCCGCCTGGATCGCTTCGACCTTCTGCTCGGCGGTCAAGTCGGTGTCGTCGCACAGGGCGGCGATGCGGGCGAGTCGCTGGGCAGGGTCGGTCATGGCGGTGTCCTTCCTGGCGATGAGGTCGTTGAGGGCGGCGAGAGCTTGCGGCCAGCAGCCGGTGAACGGAATGGCCCGGTCGTCGATGAGAGCCACGAACGGCAGCTTGCGGTCAGTCACCAGGAGAATGTGGGGGACGTCCCAGAACCTCCGTCGCTGGACCACGTACGGCCAGGGCTCCCGCTCGGGGGTATCGCTCATCACCGCGGTGGGGATGCCGGTCGCCCAGCAGATCCAGCGGGCGACGTCGCCGAGGGGGCGGCGCGTGGTGAGCACGTAGACGGCGTGCTTGGCCATCAGAGTCCGGAGCGCCTCATCGGCGCCGGGGACGAGGGTCCCGTAGATCGTGCCGTCGTGCCAGCCGCGCTCGTAGCTGTGCAGGACTCGGTCGAAGTCGACAGCGATGGTCTTCATGTGCGGTGCCTTCCTCGGGCCGCGCTGAGGAGGCGGCGCCAGGACGCCTGGGCCTGCCCGCCGGGCCAGTCAGGATGTGCTTCGTCGGCGACCTGGCTCCAGACGAGGGCGTGGCAGAGGGTGCAGGTCTCGAACCAGGAGTCCGGGTGGCTGCACACGGTGTGGTAGCCGCGCGTCCAGCAGTAGGGGCGCAGCAGGGCCAGGGCGGGCTCAGCGAGGCCGGCGCTGAGGTTGCGGAGCCAGTCCGGCAGCGTGCGCCAGGAAAGCGGGATCATGCGGTCACGGTGTCTCAGGTCGGTGGTTAGGGTCTCGGCTTGGAGGAGGCCATCTGCCGGCCGCGGTGAAGCTGGTCGAGGATCATGTCGGTGACCACGCCGACGGTCGTGATCTGGAGCTGGTGGAGATATTCCACGGCCCTGCGTTCCGCGGGGCTGATGTCGGCTCGGAGGGCGGCGCTGGTGGCGGTCGATTCGAGCCAGCCGCGCAGGGTGTCGGCGACGAGGCGGTGCGCGAGCGGCGTGCCGTGGACGTCGTGCTGTGCCGGGTCGGCGTGGTTCATGTCTGGGCTCAGTCGAGGAGGCGCTCCAGCCATGCCCGCTGGATCCGTGTGGCGTGGGCCTGGACGAGCTGCGTCAGCTCCGGCGGGGCGAGCTTGCGGAGCTTGGCGTCGATGCCGTCGGCGTCTCGGCGCCCCCAGAACATCTCTGGCGCTTCGGCTCCGCGGGTGAGTACGGCCACGTAGACGCGGTCGTCGGCGTCCATGCAGATGATGACGCGCCGCTCCTGCCGTTCAGGGTGGGTGTCGAGCATCCTCGCCTCCGTCAGGCGCTCGGCCTCGGCGCGCTGCTCGGGCGTCGGGTCGTTGTAGGGCAGGTGCCAGAACTCCATGTCCATGGCGATGGCGTACACGTCGCGGGACTTTTCGAGCTCGCCGTCGATGAAGCGACGCACCGCATATTGGAAGGCGTCTTCCGGCACGGCGAGCATGCCTATGGCGATCGCGACCTTGTCGTCGTCGGGGTCGCGGTGGAACAGGATGACCCCGGGTGGGGTGTCCCAACCACCATCGTTGATCAGGTTGGTGATGGTGCGTTGGATCTGCTCAGCGGCCGGATCCATCAGCGGTACAGCCTGTGCAGGTTCGCTCACGTGGCGCATAGTACTGGTATCTAGCTGGGGTGGTCGTGGACTTCGCCCGGCGAGTCCGTCATGCGTTCACCTTGTCGTCGGCGCGTTTCTGGGCCATCAGCCACGCCTGTGACCGGAGCCGGGCTTCCCGTTCCCGCTGCTTGCCGTAGTGGGCCGCCAGCGTGAGCAGGACCAGCAGCGTCACTACGAGGCCCATCGGCAGCAGCACCATGTGCAGAGGTAGTTCGTCGCGCATCTTGGCTGTTCTCCTTGTCCGGGAATGAGTACGGCCCCCACCCGAATGCGGGTGAGGGCCGGTGTAGTCAGTCAATCGCGGCCGCGCGCTCATGTAGGACGATGAGCCACTGGCTGGGGTTGGTCACAGGAACTCCTTCGAGGGTGGTTGAGCCGCGGCAGCCTGGTGACTGCGTGCGGGTTTCCTCGTCCGGCGGGTTCGCTCTCCCAACACCTCCGTCATAGCGCCGGTATTTAGCGTAGACAGGAGGGTAGCGCGGAGGGCCGGGGATGGTCCTGAGCGACACGTTCCGAGGCCACCGACGAGGAAGGCCCCGCGCATGGCGGGGCCTTCGGACGGTCCGTGCTACGGGACGTGATCCACTTTACCGCGGGCGGTTATGCCTGCATATAGGTGGATCAGTCCTCGTCGTCGCCCAGGTCGGTGTGCTCCGGGAGCGGGGTGGTCTCGACGCTGACGACGGTCTGGTGGACGACGGTGGTCTGCTGACCGACGGGGCCGTAGTTGTTGACCTGCACGTGCTTCTCCTTCGTGTATGGGATGGGTCGGCCCGGCCTGGCGCCGGGTCGTGGGGGAGTGGTCAGAGCCGCTTGAGCGGCATGTACTGGGGAGAGGTCTCCAGGAACTTCAGGCACAGCGCCGCCGTCCACGGCGTGGAGCTGGTGGCCTCGCGGTCCTCCTCGGTGACGCCGAGGACCGTGGCCCACCAGCGTCCGGCCGGAGGGCAATCCGCGTGCTGCCCGGTGGTGTCGCAGTCGGCGTAGCCGGTCTCCATGACATGGACGTCCACGCCGTGCATCCGCAAGACGTCGTTGGTGTGGACGTCGGCGGGCGGGACGTGGGCGTACGCCTCGCTGGTGCTCATCATGGGTCTCCTGTTGTCGCGGGGTCGCTCTCCCCAACACCGTCGAAAGTACCGGTATCTAGTCGGCAAATCAAGGAGTCTGCCCTCGCCGCTGCAGGGGCATCCTGTCGGCCTCCGCGCGGGCCGTTCCGACCCCACCGCACGCCTGACAGAAGTCGCGCTCGCCGTTGCAGGTCTGGCACGGCTCCTCGTCGAGGTCGACGCGGATGAGTTCGACGTCGTCGTCCACCTCGAAGTAGGACGCCTGCGTGCTCCGGTCGACCTGGGCGGCGCGGGCCTTCTGCGCGGCCTCGATCGGGCTGTCGGCGGTGACGTCGATCTCCCAGACGACGCGGTATCCCCTGCTCACCTGGGGTCCTCCTGTTCGTTGGTGGTTGCTGGCCATTCGGCGGCCAGGCGGGCGGCGTACTCCTGCATGCCGAGGATGGTGTCGGCGTGGCAGCAGTCCTCGCCGCAGCCGGGCATCTCGGCCTGCTCCGCGTCGGTCAGGGCCAGGTCACCGAGCAGGCGCCGGCGGATGTCGTCACGTACCCAGGCCGCGACCAGGGCAACGAGCTCGGGATCGGTCCCGGCCGGCAGGGCAGCCAGGAGACCGGCGGGGAGGTCCCCGCCGGTCAGCGCAGACGGCTGGACGGTCACGGCGCGTCCTGCCAGTCCACGACGGGGAGGCCCGCCGAGATCGGCGCCACGTAGACGTCGCCGCGGCAGTCCACGCGGGCGCATGACTCCTTGATGCGGACCGCGGGTCGCAGCACCTCCCGGACGAAGGTCACGCCGAGGGTGCCGGGGCCGCGCGGGACGGTCCACCTCTCCACGATGAGGTCGCCGGGCGTGATCTCGAAGATCGTGGCCAGGCGGTACCGCGGCTGCGGCGGCGCAGTGCAGATGGTGACGGGCATGGCGATCTCCCGTTTCAGTTGGTGAGGTCGACGATGACGTAGGCGTACTGGTCCTCGGGTCCGTCGGGGCCTTCGGCGACCCAGATCTGCCAGGGCTCGGGCTCGCCGTAGGGGCCGCCGCGTTCGGCGCAGCGCAGGGTGACGGGCTCGACCTGGCCGTCGGCGATCCACCGCCACAGCTTCAGGCCCGCCGTACCACGGTCGCCTTTGACGTGGCGGCGCGTAACGGCGTGCAGGCCGGTCAGGTCGAGCACCTGGACGTCGTGGGGGTGGGTCCCGATGGCCATCAGGAAGCGGATGCCGGTCCCCTTGTCGCAGACGAACTCCGCCTTGGCCTCCTTGGGGCCGTCGTAGGTGGCCAGGCTCATGCAGTCGTGGCCCTCGCAGTAGCCGTACCACTGGCGGGGACCGCCGAGGGCTACGAACTCGCAGGGTTCGCTGCTGGTCGAGGTTGTGGTCACGGGTCCTCCATAGGTGTCCGGTGTCGGGAACGGACCGGCCCGGCCGGTTGGCCGGGCCGGTGGGCGGGTCAGTCCTCGCCCGGGAACTGAATCGTGATGACGGGCTCGAAGTTGTCGCCGGGGCCGATGACCATCTCAAGCGTGACCTGCTTGGCGGTGCGGGACCTGCCGTCGCGGGGGATGCGCGCCACGGTGAACCGGGACCGGTCGGTGTTCCCGGCGGTCAGGGCGGCTTTGCGGGCCATCCACAGGACGTCCCACAGACGGCCAGACTCGTCCTGGTAGGTGCGCTGGCAGGTGTCGTCGTCGTCGGTCCAGCGGACGGAGTCGCTCCAGACGGAGGCGGTCATGGCCATGGGGTGACGGAACCCGGCTTCGCGGGCGATGTTCTCGGGGACCTCCACCAGGGCGCCATCCTCGATCATCTGGGCGCGGGTGAAGACGTGGATGGGCTCGCCGTAGAGGGCGACAAGCTCGGCGGCGTGCTCCTCGGCGGTGAGGGTGTGCGTCTGGCCGCCGCCGATGTCGTTGCCGTCGGTGGTCCAGAACTCGCCGTCGTCCTCGGGGATGACGGTGCCGGGCGGCGCCCAGCGCATCATGTCTCCGGTGCCGGAGATGACGCCGTCGATCTGTTCGAGGATCTCGTTGGTGGACTTGGTCACGTGGGCCTCCTGTCTGGGTGTTGGGTCGCTCTCCCAACACCATTGAATGTACCGGTATTTAAGACCTGTGGCAATGTGGGTGAGCTGGCAGCCCAGCCGGAGAACAGCGCCCCCGTGTGGGTGGGGGCGCCGCCGGCAAGTGCTACTCGCCGCGTGCCTCGCGCTTCCGGCGGGCGATCAGCTCACGCGCCTGCCCGACCGTCAGCCCCTCCGCCAGCGCCTCCGCCCGGGAGATCCGGCCCTCCACCTTGTCGTACGGCACCGTGTCGGTGTGCATCTTCTCGTGGGCCAGCGCCTTGCACATTTCGACGGTCACGATCGGCCCGGCGTTGATCCAGTAGTGCGCCCACGGGATGGACACGCTCTTGGCGTTCGCCCGGACCACCTCGACTGCCTCCCCGAAGTAGATGACGAAGTCGCCCTTCTCGAAGTCGGCCTTGGACCACAGCTTGACGCCGCGCTGCTCGGCCTGGGCCAGGACCTCCCGCCAGTAGCCGAGTTCGTCGTCGATCTGGGCGAGGTCCGCCTCGCGGCTGGCCTTGTACCCCGGCGACGATGGCACCTTGCACCAGCGGTCGCCGTCGCCGTAGGTGTGGAGCACCCGCGCGCCCTCGGGCAACTCCTCACCCGCGTGGACGGTGCGCTCCCAGCCGTCCTCCAGCACGCGGACGATGCGCCGCCGGTCGGCCTCCAGCTTCTCGATACGCCGGCGCGTGGTGCCCGGGTCCTCGCGGTGCCGCTGGTAGTTCTCGGCCGCCTGGGCACGGCCCGCCCAGTACTTGCCCTTCTTCGTCTCCTCGATGGCCTTGCCGTCCTGAGTGTGCGCCCAGTCGATCAGACGGCGGTGCCTGCGCTCGCTGTGGTGGCCGACGAGGATCGGCTGCCCCAGCGGAATGTGGCTCAGTCGCTCACGGGTGCGATCCCAGCGCGCGTTCCCGGCGGCGGTGTTGCGGTCGGCGCGCTCGCCGTACCGGTCGGCACGCTCCTCCGCCCGTTCGTTGCGGTCAGCCTCGGCCTCCGCGAACGACCGGCCGAGGGTGACGTTGTCGATGTCGACCTCGACGGTGAATCCGGCGTCTCGGAGCGCCTGGGCGGCCCGGTCGATCGTCCACCGGTCAGCGGCCTTGTCGCGGGAGTTGCGGATGTAGAGGCCGACGTGGCGGGAGAATCGGAACCCGCGGGTGCGGACGATCTCCCACACTCCGTCCCCCTTCCGGCTGCCCTCGACGAGCGTGCCTTCCTCGCGGGTGTGGACGATCCGGATCGTCTGGCTGTTGGTGCTGGTCACGTGGGTCTCCTGTCTGGGTGTTGGGTCGCTCTCCCAACACCCCTCGAACGTTCCGGTATTTAAGAGCTATGGAAATGGCGTCTAGCTGGCAGCCCAGCCGAAGAACAGCCAGCCCGTGTGCGTGGGGGCGCCGCCGGTCAGGGTGACGTACAGGGTGCCGGACAGGATCCGCTGCGGCTTCCTGACCCGGGCGTAGGGGGAGGAAGCGGGGGACAGCTCGTAGCTCCCGGCGGTGTACTCCTTGACCTGCTCACCGTCCCGGAGCTGGCCGGCGACGGCGGCCTCGGCCGCCGCCTCGACGCTCTCGTAGCCGCCGGGGGTCTCCGGGATGGTGACGGTGACGGTGCGCTCGCTGGTGAGGACCGGGATCGCGCCGGCGCGGCCGCGGCGGGCGATCCGGGGGTCGTCCAGCAGGGTGTCAGCGAGCTGGTGGGCGTCGTCGAGGGGCATCGGGTCGCGCCGCATGACGATGTAGCCGTCGGTGGTGGAGATGGTGCCGTTGTAGGGGCTGGTGCCGTACTCGGCTTCGGCGTTGGCGACGGCTGCGCGGTAGGCGGTGGCGACGCGGGTTCCTTCGCCGATGGCGGAGAAGTTGTGTGCGCCCATGCTGGTTCTCCTGTCTGGTGGGTCGCTCTCCCAACACCCCTAATAGTACCGGTATTTAACTCGCTTGGCGCTAGCTGGCGACCGCCAGGATGAAGTTCGCGACGTCCTTCAGCGCCTCCGCCGACCCGTACGCGGTCACCTGGTAGTAGGTACGGCCCATGTCCTGCCCGGTCTCGGCGAGCGACACGACCGCGCCGGCCGATCTGGCGCGGTTCACCATCGCCCCGAGCTCCGACCGGTGGCGCCAGCCGCACAGCAGTGGCAGGTCGAACTCGCACCGAGCGGCCGGGTCGGTCCGGGCGAGGGTGACGATCTCTCTGAGCGCCTCGAAGATCTGATCATTGGTCATGGCTGGGTCTCCTTGGGATGGTTGTGAGTGCGCAGTGCAGGTCAGGTCGCCGACGGCGTCGGCTGCCCAGCCGCCGGCGACGGCCTGGTCCTCAGCGTCGTACTCGTCGGCAGGCGGGGCGGGGTGGGGGAAGGCGGTACCGCACCAGGCGCAGACGGCCTGGTGGGTGGATGCGCCTTTGAAGGTGTAGGAGACGACGCTCACGGCCGCATCTCGTGCAGGTCCTCGGCCTGCTCCTCGGCGTACAGGTAGGCCGCCAGGGCGCGGTCCGCGTCCTCGTCGGAGCCGCTGGTGCTCTCCCAGGCCAGTCGCCGGCGGGCGCGGTCGGCGTCCTCTTCGGCTTCCCGGCGGATCGCGTCGTAGTCGTACCGGCAGGGGCACTCGCTGGTCTCGTCGCAGGCGGAGTGGTCGGCGGTGACGTCCATGGTGGTCTCCTCGGTGGTGGTCGGGTCGCTCTCCCAACACCCCTAATGGTACCGGTATCAAACTGGCCTGGCGCTAGCTGCGCCAGGCCAGTTTTCGAGGTTCGTCAGGCCGCGGAGTATCCGAGGGCCGCCGCCCGGTGCTCGACCAGGTGGTCGAGGATGCGCGCGGTGGCCGCCCGCCGGTTGGGCGTCTGGGCCAGCATGTCCGCGTACAGCTCGACCGGGACGACGTCCGGGTCCGGGACGCTGAGAACCTCCGTGGCCGACCAGGGGCTCCCCTGGAGAGCGGAGGCCGCCGCCAGAACGGCCTGGGTCTCCCGTGCCGCCTTCGTCGGGGGGTTGTGTACCTCGGATAGGACCCACTGCTCCGGGGAGGTGGCGGCCTCGACCTGGAGGAACGCGCCAGGCGACGCCCAGGCGCACCAGCCGCTCCCCACGACTGCGGGGAGGATCCTGCCGAGGGTCCGGAAGGTGTCGACCTTGACGACCCACCAGCCCCCGCCGGCCCGCTGCACGTAGTGGATCCCGACGGAGACGGTTCCCTTCCCGCTGGGGTTCGGGATGCTGAACGTCGTCATCAGACCTCCTGCTGGGGCGGGGTGGCGGTGGCTGAGTCCTCAGCCTGGATGGTCTTCCAGGTGGCCGTGGCGAGGTTCAGCATCACCTGGACCTCTGGGGTGCTGGCCCATTCGGTGCCTTGCAGGCGGACGAGGTCGGCGCTGAACCCGGCGGCGAACCGGATCAGGGCTTCGGCTTGGGCCTCGGTGAGGCCGAAGGGCGGGTAGGTCATGGGGCCTCCGGTTGAGTTCGCGGGGTCTTGACGCGGTACTGCTCGCTGGGGCGGCTCGTCATCAGATCTCCTGTCGTGCGCAGGACTGGAGCATGGCCAGGGTGCCCTTCCAGGTGCCCAGCCGGTCCCCGCTCCTGTCGTAGTGGATGAAGCCGTGCGCGAACCGCAGATAGCCGCTGTCAGGGTTCGCCTTGAAGTGGACCTCGATGAGCTCGCCGTGTCCAGAGCAGTCGAGCATCACCGTGCCGTCGATGTCCGTGTGGTCGGCCTCGCGGACGGTGTAGCCCAGGTCTACGGCGGCCGTCGTGGCGGCCTCCAGGCTGGCCCGGGGATCCTTCGACGGCACGTCAGGCCATCTGCCGGTCGACCCGCTCGGCGGGCCGGTCCGGGTGCGGGTAGAGCGGCGTCTCATTGATATCCCAGCCGTGCAGGGCCAGGACGACGCCGAGGACGATCCACACCTGGCGGCGGTCGCTGGCCGAGGTGCCGACGTAGTACTCGTAGAAGCCGTCGTGGAGACGGTGCTGGCCGGGCTGGACCGCGCCGACGCCCCAGTGGTTCGCCACCCAGCGCAGGGCGTTCTCCTTGGTGGGCTCGGCGCGGATGACGCCGTCGTCCATGTTGACGACGTACCAGGCGGCCATGTTCGTCATCGGGCCGGACCTCTCTGTGCGGGGCGGCGGACCAGGTCGAGGGCGTCGGCCTCGGGGGTCCTGGTCCGCGCCTGCTGGGGCGGGGTGGCGGTGGCCGGTTCGCCGGTCTCGATGGTCTCGATGGTCTTCCAGGTGACTGCACCCAGCTTCAGCACCTCCATGCCGTCGGAGAACGACTCGATGGTCGCCCAGGCGGCATCGCTCAGTTCTCCGTTCCAGGATTCGGAGCGGCACGAGCTGAGTGCTTCGTCGCCGAACGCGGCGGCGAACCGGATCAGGGTTTCGGCCTCGGGCTCGGTGAGGCCGAAGGGTGGATAGGTCATGGGACCTCCTGTAGTAGGTCGGGTCGCTCTCCCAACGACACCGATGGTACCGGTATTGAGCTGGCCCTGGCGCTGGGTGCGCCAGGGCCAGGACTGTCACGGGGTTTTGATGCGGTACTGCTCACGGGGGCGGTGGAAGCGGAGTCGTCCGCGGCCGGTGACGACCGCGGAGAAGGTGTCGCCGTCGTCCCTCAAGAGCTGGGCGGTGCGGTGCATGACCCGGTCGTTCATCCACGAGTCCACGATGGTGACGCGGGTGCCATGGACGGCGCTGGTGTCATAGGGCTCGGGCGCGTCTCCGGGCGCCTGGGCGGCGGTCATGGGTTCTCCTGCCGGTAGAAGAAGACGCGGCCGGCGTACGTGACTTCGCTGCTGGTGTTGAGCTGGGCGCGGGCGGCGCCGTAGTCCTTGCACGGGCCGCACTGGTCCTGCTCGGCGACGTCGCGGGGCGGCTGCTTGTGCGGGAAGGCTCCGCAGGAGCAGATCCGCAGGGCGTGGTGGAAGCTCTCCAGTTCGCGAACGAGGAGCTGCACGCAGCGGTCGGGGTCGGCGGCTCGCAGCACCGGGTGGGGCTGCTGTCCGGGGCGATGTGAGCCCCAGCGCCATCCGCGGGCGGTCACGGGATGTTCGGCCGGACGAAGGCGCGGCCGCGGTTGTAGTGCGGGATCGGGTCCCGCCCGGTCGGGACCATGACGAGGTGGTCCGGCGAGACCTCGTTGCCGGTCGGGTCGTAGTACGTCGTCTCGTGCGGGCACGTCGGCGGCACGTGGACCACCTTGCCGCCGGACTCAGTGGAGTAGCAGTTGCAGAGGTCGACCTGATGGGTGTAGCCGGTCTGGGCGAGTTCCGCGGTGGTCAGGTTGCTGACCTCGCGCTCGGTGGCGGGCTCGACGTTGTAGCACTCGGCCTGCTCGACGTGGTTGAAGGCGTCGTGGAGCTGGTTCAGGCAGGTGACGAAGCGGTTCTGCCACTCGTCGGGCATGGACTGGAGCAGGGTGCGGGGGAGTACCAGGTAGTTGGAGTAGGAGATGCCGAACCAGGCGTGGACGGCGTCGCGTTCGTGGGACATCGTTTCGTTCCTTCCAGTGAGGTGATGCGCTGCCCTGTGTCGTGGGCTGGGCGCGGTGTAGAGGGGCGGGGCGTCCCGCCGCGCCGGGCAGGCGGGACGCCGAAGGGTGGACGCCGCTGGTCAGTTCACGATGTCGTCGTCGCAGACGGCGTCGGCGACGATGCCCGCCAGCCCGTCCTCGTCGCCGGCCTGGGTGAACGCGTGCGCGATGATGCCGCGGACGTCCTGCTCGGTGAATCCCTCGATGTTGCTGATGACGAGGTACTCGGCGATCGTGCGGGCGAGGAACCCGGGGACGATCGCGCGCAGCGGGTGTCCTTTCGGCCACTTCTGGTAGGCGGAGCGGATCCGGTCGGTCGTGGCTTCGAGGGCGACGGCGGTTTCGTCCGCCGTCGGGGTCGAGGAGCTGGGATAGGTGTACATATCGGCTTCTCCGGTTGCTAGTGATGTTCCGCCTGCCGGAGGTCGGCGAGGCGGGGATGTGCGTCGTGGCACGTCCCAGGGGACGGCGTGGGCGGGCCAGGTCAGCGGGCGAGGCGGGCCATCCGGACGCGCAGAGTCGGATGGCCAGACAGCACCCAGCCGCCCCACCGGATCCAGCGCGGATCAGGTGGGGCGGCGGCGAGCGCCGCGATCGACAGGCCGGGGCCGTCCATGCCGGCAGCGTCCAGCGCGTCGGCAGCGACCTGGTCAGCGTCGAGTTCCTGTGCCCGGTGGATTGCCTGGCCAGTTAGGTACGCCGTAGCGGCACTGGCGGCCAGGAGGAGCCCGGCGAGCAGGCTGGCGGTGAAGGCGGCGACGACCGCCGCGCCGAGCGCCACCATGGCCGCTTCCCGGAACCTGCTCGCGGTGTGGTCAGTAGTGTGGCCGAGCTCGTGATGGGCGAGCTCGTGCGCGACGACCGCGCGGCGTTCGCCAGGGTCACTCAGGTCGCCGCCGATGATGACGACAGGCATGCGCCCCTGGTGGCCGTGGTAGGTGTAGGCGTCCCTGCCGATCTCGGGGTCGGTGGCGAGAACGTGCGCCGTGTCCATGGTGGCTCCTGTCTGAAGGGGCAGTGCCCCCGCCTGCGGTGGGGGTGTGGTCAGGCCGACGGGCGGGGAAGGAAGCTGCACCCGTTCGCGTGCGTCTGGGCCTCGTTCTTCGCCTCACGCTGGTCGCGGTAGCCCTTGCCGATGTAGTAGGACTCGTCGGCCTTACCGACCTCGTTGCAGCCGAGGCAGCGCCAGTTGAAGCCATCGACCTCGCGTCGCTCTCCTCCGAGCCACTTACCGTGAGCGTCGTACCCGGTCTTGAACGTGGTTTCGTACACGTCCACGGTCGTGGCGCCGGCAGTGATGCATCGGGCGACAACGCCCTCGGGCCAGGGTTCGGTCTCGTTCCTCTTGTTGAACACGGTGGTCTCCGTTCGTGTGAGGTGTCCCGCCCGCAGGGAAGGGCGGGCGGGACACCGGGGTGGCGGGCCGGTCGGCCCCGGGGTGTTGGTCAGGTGGCGTTGGCCGTGGTGGGCCGGTCGCCGGCGCGGGTCGTTCAGCGGGTCGCGTACTTCGCGAGAACCTCGCGGCGGTACGTGCCGTACAGCGACTTCTCTTCGTCGGTCAGCGCGTCGAGTGCGGTGAACAGCTCCGTCTGAGCCCGCTTGGCGTTGTCGTGCATCTGCTGCTTCCGCCACAGCGGGACGCCGGCACCCTGGCAGGCGACCCCGGCCTTCTCCGACTTGGCGACGAACTCAAGGTCGAGCAGGTGCTCGAACGTCGTGATCTGGTCAGTGGTGGCCGTGGTCTGCATGGGTGCCTCCTTGGAGGTGGTGGTCGGGTCGCTCTCCCAACGCCTCTGATAGTACCGGTATTTAGCTGAGATGGCACCCCCTCCGATGATCGGCCATCAGGACTTCCTTTCTCTGCTGGGGTCTGAGATGGAGGGGTCGGGGACGATCTCCCACCAGGCGTGCGGCGGGATGGCCATGGCGGTCCGGCCGAGGACGATCACGTCGCCGACTCGCGGGGCACGTAGCCCACGCGCGCGGTAGTCGAGGCCGATCGCGCGAGCGGGGTGGTCGTGGTCCCATCCGGCCGAGGTGTCGTAGCCGCCGGTCGGCGCCCGGAACTCGCGGCGGTCGGGGTTCTCGAGCAGCCGGTACAGGAAGGCGTGCCCCTGCGGGTCGCGGGCGGGCAGCTCAGCCTCGCCCTCGAATACCAGGGTCAGGCGGGTATAGCCGGGGACGTAGCGGCCGGACGGGTTGTGCCAGACGGTGAAGCGACGGATGGTGCAGGGCCGGTCCAGGTCGCTGAGCATGGGGATCACACTGCTTTCGGGGTTGCGCCGGGGGCGACGTCGTAGGTGGAGCCGTCGTCGTAGTGCTCGACCCAGCCGTACGCCCCGTTGGCGTCGGGCAGGTGGCGGACTCGCCGGGTCAGGACGCGGCCGCACGTGGTGCAGCGGATGTGTGTCCTGGCGAACTGCTCCCAGGTGTCGGTGGCCGGGCAGAAGACCTCAGCGACCTTGATGGGTCGGCAACGGTTCTGATAGCGGGTTCGTCGGGCGGTCATCGTGACTCCTCGGGCTGGTCGGGTCGCTCTCCCAACACCTCTCAACGTACCGGTATCTAAGTCCTGTGGCAACGGCGACAGGCTGGGACGATGGAGGCCCACCAGGCATGACCTGGTGGGCCTCCGGTCCGCGTGCGCGCGGTCAGATGGTGATGGCGTCGGCGCCGTGCTGCTCGCCGTTGCAGGAGCACTCGCAGTTGGGGCCGGTCGCGCCGCGGCAGCGGCCGTCGCAGACCTTCTCCAGGTTGAACGTCGCCTGCAGGGTCTCCCACTTGAGCAGTCGTCGGTGGGTGGGGCAGCGGGGGCGGTCGTCGGGGGCGCCGGCGGGCCAGTCGATCTGGTCGAGCATGAACCAGTGCCAGTGCCACCATCCGGCGTCGGGGAACGCGGGGTGCTTGATGAGCGGACGCTGGTAGGTGCCGATGACGCTCTTACGGGCGTCGAGGATGTTCTCGGTGACGGCGGGGGCGTCGGTGACGTGGCGGTGGCGGCAGCCCTTGACGGGGCAGCGGCCGAAGATGCGGACGGTGGCCATGTCGTCGCGGATGCCGTAGCGGGGGTCCATCGCGGTCAGATGCTTTCCAGGCGGGCGTGGGTGATGGCGGTGGGGTAGTGCGGGGGCCGGGCGGGGTAGGTCCACACGTCGGCGTCCTGGGCCTCGGCGGTCCATCCCTGCTGCATGTTCTCGTGGATGAACCAGCCGGTGACGTACTCGACGAACTCGGCGGCGGCCTCGGGGGTGCGGAAGACAGCGCCGGAGGCGGGGGCGCCGTAGGTGCCCTGGGTGGCCTCCTCGACGGTGTCGAAGACGCGGACGCCGTGGCGCGCGCCGAGCAGGGCGCCGTTGTGGAGCGGGACGTACAGGGTGGTCTTGGTGGCCATCGTGTTTCTCCTCGGGTGGTCGGGTCGCTCTCCCAACACCTTCGAAGGTACCGGTATTTAAGTGGTGTGGCAATGCGGCGCCCCGGGTGTCGAGACGATGAAAGGGGCGGCCAGGTGCTCGCCCTGGCCGCCCCGCCGCTACTGCTGGTCAGGCGGGAGCGATCGGCGTGAACTCCAGGGTGCCGCCGTCGCGCTGGTAGGCATCCCACCGTTCCTGCCACTCGTTCACGAGGGGCTCGATGTCGGCGCCTGCGGCCTTGAGGATGCTCATCCTGTCCTGGAGGAGGCGCCGATCATCATGGCCCTGGTCGGGCAGGTTCTCGATGGTCCGCTGCCAGTGCCTCGCGATCATGCTCTTGGCCTGGCTGTGGATTCCGGTGATGGTCTGCACGGCCCGCTGCGGGTCAATTGGCAGCGGGGGCGCGGGGATGGGGGTCGTCAATGCCGTGTTCCTTACTATCCGAACACGAGACCGATTTGATCTCTGTGTCCAGTGTGGGGCACACGCGCTCGCCGTTTATAACGCCCAGCTCAGTGGCCCTGATGCGTGGCCTGAGACGACGACGGGGCGGCCAGGTGACAGCCTGGCCGCCCCGTCACTGCCGTTGGTCAGGCGGGCACGATCTGGAGGAAGATGTCCTCTCCGTTGTTGAGCTCGACGCCGATGACGACGTCGGTGGGGTGCTCTACGGCGCCGGCGGAGGCGACGCCGTCCATGTCCTGGACGACGTCCAGGAGCTTGTCACGGAACTCCTTGAGCTGGTCGTTCACTGTGCGGTCTCCGTTCTGTGTGGGTCGAGGTCGAGCGTGGGAGGGGTCTGGTTGTCGCGGCGGCCGCGGATGTAGGACATGACCTTGCTGCGCCGTCCGGTGCGGGTCACCTCGCCCAGCAGGCCCTGCACGGAAGGGTCGGCGCCGAGCACGGCAGTCTCCTCCACGACGAGACGCAGAGTCGACAGCTCCTCCCTCGGGATGCCGGCGTCGAGCAGCTTCTGGCGCTCCTCCATGAACCGAAGGGCGTCGCGGAGCATCTCCGCGATCCCCTCGGGCGTGGTAGCGGACCGGTCGACCTTCGCGAGCTCCGCCACAGGGGTGTTGCTGGTGGTCGCCCACCAGATGACATTGACGGGGCTGTGCTTGCCCGAGCTGGCCTCACCGACCTTCAGAGGGCCGGTGAGGACGAAGTGGGCGCCATGCGCCGGGGTGGTCATCTGACCTCCTGTCTCGGTCGGGGGAGTCGCAGAGCCGCGATCCGGGTGTAGTAGGCGTTCCTGTCGACGTCGAAGTAGCTGACGTCGTCGCTCCGGCCGGTGCTGCTGCACGCCGGGCATTCGACGAGGTTCCCCGCCATCGGCTGGCCGCCGTCACGCTCGGCCTGCTCGGGGACGAGGCCGGTTCCCTCGCAGTCCGGGCACGCGCCCGCCCTGTCGAGGTGGTCACGGGCGGCGAGGTCCTGTTCGGGGCGCCGGCCGCAACTGCAGATCAGCCGCGAGTCCGCGGGCCGGTCGGGGTTGACCAGGGACATGCGGTGCAGCACGCCGGGCCTGAACACGGCGAGGGTCTTCTCCGGCCGCGTGGGGCTATCCACGTCGACTTCGAGCAGGGTCGCTGTGCCGTCATTGCGGCTGATCATGCCAGCGAGTACCTCAGCGTCGCCCAGGAGCGCGAACGGCTGCCGGGTCTGGTCCTGGCCCGGGTACTGGTAGGCCACCCGGTACGGAAGGCGTGAGCCCTTCTTCGGCATGGCGTCCTCCCGTTCAGCCGGTGGTGTGGATGGCGCCGGCCTCGACGAGGCGGCGGTGGACCTCGCGGCCCTCGGCCTCGGTGTAGTCGCCGTCGGCGGGGGAGCCGATGGTGCGGCCCATCATCTGCGGCCACACCTTGACGGTCTTCGGGGACGCCTCCACGTCGATGAAGTAGACGCCGTACGGGTACCACTCGCGGGTGCCCGGGTGTCCGGCGTAGTCGATGGATTCGGTGGAGGTCGCCTGGATGGCCTTGACGGTCTCCTCGACGAGCCAGGCCGTGGCCTCGTCGCCGGTGAGGTCGGCGGGGACCTCCAGGACGACCTGACGCTCCTCCTGGCGCCAGCGGCCGTCGAAGAGGCCGTCGAGGACGTCGCCGATCTCGCCGCCTTCTCCCTCGGACCATTGCTCGGTGATGTGGATGATTCGCTTCATGCGCTTCCTCTTTCTGGGGTGGGTCAGCCAGCGGTGCCGGCGTAGGGGCGCCGGACATACGAAGTGCGGGAACGGCCGAGGTGCACGGCCTTGTCCGCGAGCTGCGCGCAGGCCGGGTAGGTGGCCCGCAGGTGGCTGTAGGCGTCGGCCAGGGCGTCGGAGACCCCGTTGCCGACGTAGGTGGGGTCGCGGTGCGTGAACGCGTTGTGGTAGGCCCAGGCGCCGGCGCGGCAGTTGGGGCAGTGCTCGGGGATGACGGGCCGGGGCATGTCGTGGACGCAGGACCATAGGACGGTCTTGCCGCTGCAGCTGACGTCCAGGGACAAGATGATGGCGCCGTCGTCGGTGTACAGGCTCACCGTGGTGCCGCATCGGGAGCACTGGTCGTAGTGCTGGTAGCGGACGCCGACGAGGGACGCGGTGTGGTTGGTGAACAGGACGTCGGGGACGGGGGCGGTTGCGAAGTTGCCGAGGTCGGCCACGGGGTGGGTCCCTTCATTCGGGTCAGCGGCGACCGAACAGGCGGCGGTGGATCTCGCGGCTCTCGGCCTCGCTGAACCCCTTCAGGTGGAGGGTCTTCTCCTCGCGGTCGCCGGAGTACGGGTTGGTGTAGGTCTCGGCGCTGTACCAGCCGTTGGGCTGCCAGTCCGGGTGGCTGGAGTACTCGTTGTCGCAGCCCGCGCGCTCGATCTGGTCGGCGGCGGCTTCGGCGACTTCCTTGACGGTGGCCGCGGGGCCGAGTTCGTCCAGCTCGATCTTGGTCTCCCACACGCTCTTGGTGGCGGGATTCCAGTCACCGTCCTCGGTGACCCGGCCGGACGTCGTGAAGATCTGCAGGGTGCGGCAGGTCGTGGACGTGGTCACGATGAACCTCCTTCGGGGTGTCGGGTCGCTCTCCCAACACCTTCGATAGTACGGGTATTTAACTACCGTGGCAATCAGCGTCGCCGCCTTCCAGCTCGGCCACGCGACGCGCCAGACGATCAGCCCGGACGATGTTGACCTGGGCAGACGTCATGAGACCCCAGCAGATGGCCACCAGGCCGAACACGACCGCCTCCAGCTCTGCGCCGACCGCCCCGACACTGAGCACCACCAGGCCAACCAGAGTCAGCACCTGGGCCGCGAACTCCACACGCGCCATCGCCGGCGTACGGCCGCTCCGCGCCAGGAACGCCTCCCACCTGGCCCGCAGGTCACTCTCCATCGACGATCTCCCCTTCCACGATGTTCTCCAGCGCGCCGCTCGCGCCCAGGTACTCGGCATGCAGTCTCGCGGCCAGGTCCGCGATCGTCGCGCCGTGCTCGACTTGGATCGGCCCGCCGCCGGGGCCGGACACCTCGATCGGCTGCCGGCGGCCCCACCGGTCGTGAAACCGCCTGGCGAGGAGTTCCAGGCCGACGCGCCCGTCCGCGGGTGCGATCTGTTCCTCGGTCTCTACGGTGCCGTCCGGCCTGGTCCGGGTAACCCGCTTGACGACGTAGCCGCCGATCGCTGCCTTCATCACCGACCCGGCGACGACCCGCACCTCGACCTCGTCACGCGCGCGGTAGAGATCCTGGCGAAACTGGCGTTTCCATGCGGGGGCTCCGGAGGCTTCGGCTTCTCGGAGCCAGCGGTAGAGGGTGGATTCGTCGATACCAGCGGCTCCGGCGGCGCCTTCGAAGGTGGCGCCCGCTCGTACGGCCGCGACGATCCGTTCGTGGACGTCGGCCGTGAGCTTCGTGCGCCGTCCATGGCGCTGTGCCGGTGGGGCTGTCATAGCCCGGTAAAGGTAGGTGGCCCGGACCGTTAAGGTCGCGGGCCACCGTTGGAACTGGGAGGGCTCAGCCGATCGGGCGGAGGGCGGTCGGGTAGCGGTCACCGCCCTTGCAGGGGCCGGACGCGGCCGGGTGGACGGGGATCATCATCTTCTCGTTGAGGGCCATGTCGTGGTTGCAGCCGCTGCAGGTGCCGTACCGGGCGAGGCGCTGCCAGGGCTCGTCGGGGCTGTAGCGGAAGACGACGTGCGCGTCTTTGGGGATGTCGCACCCTTCCTGCCAGGTGCGGCGGACGCCGGCCCAGTTGTCGACGGCCTGGGCGTTCGTCGGGTCAATCTTGTTGGGGTTGTAGTCGATCACGTCGCGAGCGGCCTCGTCGGTGAAGCGGACGGCGTACTCGGTCATTGGCTCTCCTTGTCGGTGGTGGGGGAGGGGGGAGTGGCGGCTGGGATGTTGGCTTCCAGCAGTTTGTCGATCCGGTCTGGGATGTGGGCGGGGTCGATGTCCTTGCGCCGGTCGACCAGGCCGCCGGCGGCGTTGAGCAGGTCCACGCGCCAGAGGTGGCCGTCCATTGGGTGCAGTTCGATTCGGTAGCCGAGCCGGGCGGCCCTGGCCATGAGGTTGCCGGTCGCCTGCTCAGCCATCACCGGCTCCTTAAGGCGTCCTGGTGGCGGCGGTAGTGCGCCGGGTCGAGGCGCGGGGCGCCGGCGCGGTAGTCGCCGGTGCCGTCGCAGGACGGGCAGTTGATCCAGGTGTTGGTGTCGACGTTGCCTCGGATGACGGGGTGGACCGACTGGTCGCCCCGGCAGGCGAGGCACAGGCCCGCCGTGGCGATGTGGGCGTCGACCGCGTCGAGGTCGTAGCGGACTGCGCCGCAGGAGCAGGTGTGGCGGGCTCCCAGCGCGGTGGGGCGGGAGTCGGTGCCGATGGTGTGGGACTCGACCTCGTTGTAGCGGGCGTAGGTCGCGTTCAGGCCCTTCTCCGGGCCGAAGGCGATGACGTACTCGATGTGGACCCAGTCTCTCGGGTGTGCGTCGAGCGCGCGCCGGGCGGCCTGGTCCGCCTCCTCGCCGGTGCCGTGGGTCGTCATGGTCGGCGGCTCGCCGGTGCCGTAGTGGCAGACGTGGACTTTGAACTCAGTGGCGTCGAGGTACCTCATGCCACCTTCTCCTCTCGTCGTAGGCGCTGGATGGTTACGCGGCTACCTGTCCGGCGGCCTGCCGGCAGGTCCGGTCCTTCGGGTACGGCTGGGCGGGCATGGCGATCGTCACGCGGCGGCGCTGGGCCTTGGTGCCGAGCCGGAAGAGGTAGCGGTGGTTGCCCGGGTGGTGGAGCGTCCGGACGTGGGCCTCGGCTCGGGCCTGGCGTAGCCAGTCGGCTCCGCTCTGGTCAGGGAGCCGGGGGGCGGCTCCGTGTGAGATGAGGAGCCGCTCGACGTACTCGTGGCCGCACTCGCCCTTGGTGACCTTGGCGAGGGCGCGGTTCGACAGGGTGGTGCCGTCGGGGAGCAGGACGCGGGTCCCGGCCGTGCTGCGGCCGGCGTAGTCGGCGTTCGCTGCCTGGTAGATGGCGCCGCGGTGGCCGGTGAACACGGTGTGGCCGTCGATGGTGGTCCGGGGCAGGGGGTCGGCGAAGGAGACCAGGCCGCGGACTCCCTGCTCGGCGGCCAGGCGGAACGCTTCGGCCAGGAAGAACGTCTCCCCGTTTCCGGGGACGTCGTCGGTCAGGACGAACCTGCCGAGTTCCAGGGACTGGCTGTAGGCGTCCAGGTGGGGGAAGGCGTTGGTCAGGGTGCGCCGGTTGGTGGGGACGGACAGGACGGCGACGCCGACCAGGCGGGGGCTGGTCTTCACGTCCCACAGGCCGTAGCGGTGGACGGCGGCCGGGTAGGTGCCGCTGTAGTGGAGGCCGGTGACGAAGGTTTTCGCGTCGGCCTCGGGGAGCGGGGTGACGCCGTAGCGGTCCCGGTCGAAGCCGCCTTCGTGGCGGTGTCGCCAGGAGTGGCGTCGGCCGGGGGACCAGCGCTGGCACCAGTCGGAGGCGGGGGACAGCTCGCGGGTCATGCTGTCACCTGTTCGGCGGCCTGGCGGGCGGCGGCGTCGATGTAGAACTTGATGGAGCGCTTGTGCTTGAACAGGTGGTTGATCCGCTGCTCCAGGTCGAGGTACTCCTGCGCGAGGTCGGGGCGGAGCAGGCAGGCGAGGGTGAGGTCGGCGACGGCGCCGAGGACGCAGATCGAGCAGGACAGGCGGGACATCCCGGCGTCGTAGGCCCAGTGCCATTCCAGGTCGTTCTCACGGTGGCAGTCCCAGACCTGCTCCAGCGTCCAGGAGTGGACGATGCGCCAGGTCCACACCGACCTCTTGGTCTTGTTGCTGGCCGGCCGGTTGAACTCGAACGCGGGCTTGCGCTTCCTCGCGGTCGACTCCTCGCCGCGCTCCCCGTTGACGTCGAGGATCCGGACCTTGCGGCCGAGGTTCGCGGCGCGGACGAGTTCGGTGAACAGCTTGTGCTTGGGGCCGCGCTTCTGCTCGCTCGTGCAGTGCCGGTTGTCCGCGTCGGGGAACTTCCCGTACTGCTCGATCTGCTGCAGCAGGTCACCCTGGGTGCGGCTGCGGACGAAGAACGGCAGCCCGTTGGCGGCGGCCTGCCGCTCGGCCACGCCCTTGGCGCTGGGGCGGTCGCCGAACCGTTCGACCAGGGTGGCGCCGAACACCGTGCGGTAGTGGTCGGCGTGGACGGCGTCGAGGTCGGCGGTGCCGGGCCATTCCACGCGGCCGAGGTCGTTGTGCAGGACGACGATGCGGTCCCGGACGCCGGCGGTGTCGGCCTCCTTCAGGAGCTCCTGCAGGGCGACGGTGGAGTCCTTACCGCCGCTGTGGTTGAGCACGATGATGTCGAAGTAGCCCAGGTTCGGCTGGTGCGGGCCGGTCTCGTCCAGGTGGATCGCGGTCCAGCGGGTCATCGTCTGCATGTCAGGCCGCCTTGTCGGTCAGCGGCTCGAAGCCGGAGTCATCGGCGGGCAGGTCGACGACGAAGGAGGCGCCCGGGTACGGCTGGCGCTCCACGGTGCAGTCGTAGGTGAAGAGCCACACCTGCAGGGCCTGCCAGCCGGTGAAGCGGAGCCACTCGGCGGGGGAGCCGGGCGCGTAGATGATGATCTCGCCGTCGGTGCGGCAGTAGCCGATGGTGTGGCCGCTGAAGTGGCGCGAGATGAGTTCCGCGGACCAGTCGGTGCCGGTCTCCTGTGATGTTTCGTCGAGCCGGTAGTCGCCCCGGTAAAGCATGAGTCCTCCTGCGGTGGTCGGGTCGCTCTCCCAACACCTCTGATAGTACCGGTATTTAACCGTGTTGGCGCTAGCTGTGGAAGATCTCTGCCTGGACGTACTCCGGTCGCTGGGCGGCCCTCAGGACGCGCTCGTACCAGGCGAGGGCGAAGGTCATGCAGTTGGCTTCGTTCTTGTGGCTGGTCGAGCCGCACTGTGTGGGGGTGCGGCGGCCCTGGTAGCTCCAGGCCATGGAGTCGGCGGTGGTGAGCCACCGGCCGTACCGCTCCAGGCCGTGAATCTTGACGCCGAAGCCGTGCAGGGGCAGGTCCCTGGCGGCGAGGGTGCGGAAGATCTCGCCGATCTCGGCGGAGTGCTGGCGGCGGCAGACGGAGCCGACACCGACGACGGGCCAGTCTTCGGCCAGGCGGACGCCGGCGGCCTCGTACAGGTCGACGCAGCGCAGGTAGTCGTCGATCGTCCAGCCCTGAATGACGGGCATGACGGGGCAGTCTCCGTATCCGTACTGCGGCCACAGCTCGACCAGGAGGACGAAGTTGTCGACGGTGCGCCGCTGGTGCTCGGCGACGGTGAGGCCGGTCCTGGCGAGCATGTCAGGCTCGCACATCCAGTCCTGCGGCGCTGCCCAGCCGATGTCGCCGATCTCGTCGTCGTAGCGCGCGAGCGCCTGGATGTACTGCTCGGGCGTTGTGGTGAACTCGCCGTACATGGACAGCTCGGTGAAGGCTCCGGAGTCGACCGCGTAGTGCCGGCCGGGCGGCGCCTTCGGGAGGGTCTTGCGGCCGGCGAGGATCCGGTGCGACACGAACAGGGACACCTCGATCGGAGCGATGGTCAGCCATCGCTCGCGGTGGGTTCCGAGGTAGAAGTTGAGCTCTGTCTCTTCGTCGCAGATCACGGCGAGTCGGCCTTTCGCGGGGTCTCTGGTCGGGGGTCAGGCGGCGAACAGGGGAGCCTGGACCCAGTCCTGTTCGCCGGCGGGGTAGATGGTGGCGAGGTAGTCGCGGACGAGGGGCTCCCAGTCCATGGCGAGGGCTGTGCCGAGGACCGCGGCGGCGACCGGCGGGGCGACGACGTCGGCGATCTGCAGGAACGCCTTGCTGTTCGAGCCCTGCCACGGGTAGTCCGGCGGGAAGCCGTTTAACACTCCGGCCTCGGCTGGGGTGAGGCGGCGGCCGTCGGCGTCGCGTTCCCAGGAGCGGGCGCTGCCGGTGAGGCACCAGCACGGCCCGTCGGCGGAGAACAGGTTGCCGCCGCCGCCCTGCATGTTGCCTCGGGTCCGGACCTTGTGGCCGGGTTCCCAGTTGAGGGCTTGGGCCATGGTGGGGCCGGTGAACAGTGGCGGGGTGGGCTCTAAGTCCCGGGGAGGGGCTCCGAAGCGGCTGCAGATGAGCCCGGAGCGGAACGGAAGGTTGCCGAGGCGGGGGATGTAGTCCCTGGTGGCGATGAAGAACGTGCGTGAGCGTCGGGCGACGAGGCCGAGGTCTTCGGCGTGGATGGTGAGAACGTAGGCGATTTCAAAGCGGGCGTTGGTGACCATCTCGAAGGCCATCTCGACCCAGTAGTCGTGCGCGTTGGGGACCTGCTCGGCGATGAGGCAGACCAGGTTCGGCAGGCGCATCCCGAAGCGAATGTTCTCCAGCAGCAGGGCGGTGCGGGGGTCGGTGACCCGGTCGAACGCTTCGGTGTAGGCGGGGCACGGGTCTTCGCCGGGGTAGGACAGGGCGGCGATCCCGTCCATGATGACCGCGCGGTCGTGAGCCTTGGTGCCGGTAAGTAATCCGCTCCGGCTGAGGGTCGGGCACGGGGAGGAGATGAGCGCCAAGGTCACGTCTGGGAAGTCCTCGGGGTCGAGCGTGCGCACGTCGGCCTGCGTGCGGAGGAACCCGGCGGCGCGGGCGGTCGCGCATGCGTCGCGGTCGATTTCGTAGCCGTGGATCGGGTCGCGCATCTTGAGGATGCGGCCGCCCTGATCCCAGCCAGCGGGGCCGGCGAACAGATCGATGTTCGTGATGCGCTCACGAGTGTCGTGTGCCGCCATGGGGATCAGGCGGCGGTGCTGCGCGACGCGGCGGCCAGGCGGGCGGCGCCGACGATCGCGGCCACAGCGGACTTGGCGGCGGCGCCGTCCACGGCGGCGACGGCCCAGGCGGTGAACGCGGCGTCGACCTCGGGGTGGCGGTGCTCAAGCACGTCGATGATGGCGGCCCGTGCGGCGTTCTCCTGGGCGGTGCGCTCGGTGTTGGTGTCGAGCTCCTCCAGGGTGTCGCACAGGGCGTCGGTGGGCTGGGCGTCGGCGAGGGCTCGCAGCTCGGGGTCGATCTCGGGGAAGCTGTCGCGGCTGATCATCGGGGTGGTTCCTTCCAGGGGGAGGGGGTCAGCGGGGAAGGTGGCAGGCGAGGACGAGACCTTCCTCGGTGTAGACGGCGCTGAAGAACCGGCGGTCACCGCGGTGGGACTCGACGATCTCGTGCAGCTTGTTCGCGAGGGCCTTGACGGGCTCGGAGGCGACCTTGCGCGGCCCCCAGGTCCCGTCGCCGGTCTCGAAATAGGTCCACTCGTCCGGGGCACCCTTGATGTAGACGTTGACGGAGGATCCCTGCGAGTAGGTCTCCATGCGGACGGAGAACGTGATGCCGGCGGGGTGCTCGGGGAGGGTTCCGGCCTTGGCGGCGGCGCGGATGTCGGCGCGGACGCGGGCGGTGACGTTCTTCAGGGGTTCCATGGGGTGCCTCCTTGGTGCGGGGTGTCGGGTCGCTCTCCCAACACCTCTGAATGTACCGGTATTTAGGAGCTGTGGCAACGGCGGTGGGGCGGGGTTACCAGGGCGTGGCGGGAAGGGTTCGGATGGTGTCGCGCGTGGTGGGGCGGGCGATCAGGTACGGGGTGACGTGGCTTCCGCGGTTGAACTTCAGGGGGAGGGCCTCCTGGCAGTGGCTGCAGCGGCGGGCCACCAGGACGCAGCCGACGAACACGGCGCGGGTGTGGTGGTCGGTCGGGTGGTGGAAGTGGGGGGCCAGGGCGATGTTCAGGTCGAAGCACGCCTCGCAGTCGCGGAAGTAGCTGTCGCCGTCGGCGGTGGCGTCGTTGGTGTGGCAGGTCGCGCACTTGGGGGCGGTGGCGGTTCCGTTCATGGTGGTCCTCCTGGTGGGGCCGGGTCGCTCTCCCGGACACACCTCGAACGTACCCGTATCTAACTGGTCTGGCAACGCGAAAACGGCCCGCCACCTGCGAAGATGGCGGGCCGTCCGCGCAACGTCAGCTCTGCCGCAGTCCTCGTGGTCTTACGACCATTTGCCGATGACCATGGTCTTGGCCCATGGGTACCGCTTCCGCCGGTCGATGACGATGTCGTGGTTATCCATGAGCACGACCTCGTCGGGGGTGAGGTTGTCGCTCGCGAACTGCTCGCAAACCTTCTCCCGGATCTCCTGCTTCTTGGCTTCTCGCTCGCGCTCGGACTGGGCCATCTTGGGCTCCTCTCGGGGATAGATGGGTGGGGCGGCCGCCGCGGGCGCCTCACCCCGACACAAGGCTGGGAGAGTGCCCGCAGCGGCGGCGCCGGGGGTCAGACGGTGAGGAGCGGGCGCTCCGAAACGACGTGCACGGCGGTGGCGCCCCTCATCACCTCGCGCCAGGTCATCGGCTCCGACCAGCCGCCGTCGGGGGCGTGCTCCCACCAGTGGGCGCCGGTGGGGGCGTCGTCCTTGGCGGCCTGCTCGTCGTCGCGCCAGATCGCCAGCAGGGCGTCGGTCTTGGTGACGAGGACGAGGCGGCTCTTGTTGTCGGGCTCGGGGATGACGTCGGCGAGGGTGGACATGGTCTTCTCCTTCTCTCGGGGGAGTGCGTGGTGTGTTGGATGTGCTGGTCGGGAGGTCGGGTTGGTCAGGTGCGGCGCAGGGCGAGCGGCTGGCCGACGGGGTAGATGGCCCAGGCGTCCTTGATGGCGACCGCCCATTCGACGGGGTCGGCCTCGTAGTCGCCACCGGGGAACCAGCGCGCCTCGAAGTTCTCCGAGCCGCCCATGTTGGCGGCGATGTCGTTGCGGGCGATGACGGTCATCTGGGTGCCGACGTGGATGACGAGGCGGGTCGTGTCCGGCGGCTCGGGCAGGAGGATGTCGGAGGGGTTCACGCGATCAGTCCCCTGTTCTGGGCGTGCTCGCGGAGCGCGTCCAGGGCGTGGCCTCCGCTCAGCCACCACTCTCGGCAGGCAGTGACGCCCAGGCCGGTGTGCGCGGAGAGGCGGTTGATCAGAGTAAGGGTGTCGGTGTGGTGCGCGTTGGTGTGGGAGAACAGGCGGCCGATCTGCTCGGGCGTCCAGCCGCGCGGCGCTGCGGCGGGCGCGCTGAGCGCGTTGTGAGTCAGGGCGAGCACGGTCCGCAGGATGTGCAGCACCTCGTCGGGCGTGGTCGGCGTCTGCAGGAGGCGGCGCCACTCGTCGGCGAGCTCGGTGGCGGCCTCGTGCTCGGCGTCGCCGCTGGAGCTCTGGGCCGCGGTGTCGAAGGCGTTGACGGCGTCGGCGACGTCCTTCAGGTACTTCGGCGCGCTGGTGATCATTCGTCGTCGTCCTCGTTGTCCTCGTTGTCCTCGCAGTACTGCTCGTAGGCGGCTGCCTCGGCGCCGTCTGGGCTGTCGGCCTCCACGGTGGTGGCGTAGCGCTGGAAGTCGCCGCTGTCGGACTCGCTGTCGACGCAGTTGTGGTCGCCTTCGATCACGCCGGCGACAAGGAATTCGTCCGCGTCGGGGTCGACGAGGGCGAACACGGTGTAGATGGTCATCGGATGGGCTCCTTTGCGGTTGAGTCGGCGAACATGCGCTCGCCCCAGGGGCCGAGCTTTCGGCACTCGGGGGAGCACCACAGGCGGCCGGTGCTCGGCTCGTAGATCCAGCCGTCGGCGACGGCGAGGTCGCGGATGTCGTCGGCGCTCACGCCGTCCTCGGCGGGGTCGTAGGACTCCATGCAGCCGTCGCACTCGGCGATGGGGACCGTTCGGCGTTCGATGGCCACGCTCTACTCCCAGTCCTCGGGCCGGAAGATCGGGACGTCGAGGTTGTCCCAGTTGGTGACGTGGTGCTCGCAGGTGACCGGTCCCCAGGTGCGGGCGATGGTGGAGCGGACGCGGTCCTGGTCCCGCAGGTGGGTGAGGGTGGGGTCGAAGGTGGTCTCGGCGACGAGCTGGCCGCCCTCGTAGAACGGGGGCTCGCCGCGCCAGTTGGCTCCGGTCTCGCCGTTGTCGATGTAGCGGACGCCCTCGTAGTAAAGGATGCGGCCGCCTGGGTTCTTGCGGGGCCGCCAGACGGCGGTGCGGGTGGTGCCGTCGGGGTGCGGCTCGATGCGGTAGACGTACAGGTGGCCCTCGATGGGCCGGGAGTCCAGGTCGTTCATCGGGGCTCTCCTTCGGCGGTCAGGGTGCGCAGCAGGTCCCGGGGGTCGGTCATGACCTCGTCGGGGCCGGTGCGCGCGGTCGCCAGGTCGCCCGTGGGGGAGTAGCTGGCGTGGATGGTCTGGTCGTCGCGGGTGTAGGTGACGGTGTGGTCGTCGCCCGCATTGGGCCGAGCGATGGCCCATCTGTTTCGGCGGGCCACCGCGTTCAGCGCGGTGATTTCGCTGCCCATGCAGCCTCCAGTCCGGGTGTCGGGTCGCTCTCCCAACACGGCTGATTGTACCGGTATCTAGACGGATGCGGGCGGCTCGTCCAGCATCTGGAGGCGGGTCCAGGTGAGCAGGAGTTCGAGGGCCACGTACACGCCCTCGTCGCCGTCCCTCTGCTGCATGGTGGCGAGGGCGGGGGCCATATGGTCCAGGTGCTGGGTGTAGCAGCGGCCGCCGGGCAGGATCGCGCAGTCGTGCTGGACGAGGTCGCCGGTGGGGTTCAGACGGTGGACGCTGATCAGGCGTTCGCTCACGGTCGCGCCGAAACCCGCGGCCTGGAACAGGGGGAACGTCGTGTGGGTGGCGGCGTTCTCTCCGTCGGTGACGGTGTACGTCTTCTCGCCGGTCGCATCGTTGGCGTCCAGCTTCCGGGTCGGGGTGTTGGTGTCCATCGTGGACCTCCTTGTTGTGGTCGGGTCGCTCTCCCAACACCCCTGATGGTACCGGTATTTAGTCAGGCTGGCGCCCCTGTGCTGTCGAGGAGTTGGAAGAACTCGGCGCGTACGGCGGGGTCCTCGCGGAAGACGCCGGCGAGGTGAGAGGTGACCATGGCCGCGCCGGTCGCCCGAGCTCCACGCAGCGTCATGCAGGAGTGGACGGAGCGGATCACGCAGGCCGCTCCGAGGATGTCGAGGTTGTCGGCGATGGCGGCCACGATCTGGTCGCCGAGTTTCTCCTGCATCTGTGGCCGGGCGGCGTACTCCTGGGTGATGCGGGCGAACTTCGACAGGCCCAGGACCTTTGCGCCTGGGGATGGGATGTAGCTGATGGAGGCCGTGCCGGTGAAGGGCAGGAGGTGGTGCTCGCAGATGGACACGAACGGAATCCCTGGCACCAGGATCATGCCGGGGTCGGGGCTCGGTGGCGGGAACGTCCGGGCGAGGTGGCGTGCCGGGTCCAGGGTCATGCCGCTGGTCAGCTCGGCCAGGGCGCGCACGAACCGTCCTGGGGTGTCGGCGGTGGACTCCTCGTCACACGGGATGCCGAGCGCGTCGAACATGTGCCGGGCGTGCCACTCCGCGCGGTTGTGCGGCGTGTCTTCGGTGAGCGCGTCGACGTAGTCGACGGCTTCGAGGATGGAGTAGACGTGGGTCTCGGGTGCGCCCATCAGTGTCCTCTCTCGTCGCCCCAGAGGTGGATGTGGAGCCTCGGGGTGAAGTTGAACCGGTAGTGCAGCGCCCGGTCGATGATGCGGCGGGACACGTCGGCGAGCACGGACGCGCTCCGCCCCTCCGGCATGATCCACACGAGGCGGGAGGGGATGTCGTGGTCGACGGTCAGGCTGGCGACCTCGTCCACGTCGTCGGCGGTACGGCAGACGACCTTGAAGACGGCCTTGCCGCTGGCGTTGAACTCCCGCAGGGCCAGCGGGTTGATCCGCTTGGCCTCGAAGAGGTGGGAGTGCCCCAGCTTCGGGGACACGTTGAAGGCGTCGACCATGAGCACGCTCCGGCGGGTCGGCCGGACGGTGCCGTTGGTTTCGACCTCGATGCGGCGGCCCATGGCGGCCAGCCCGTCGAGGAGGAGGTCCCAGCCGTGCTGCTTCTGGTGGAGCAGCGGCTCGCCGCCGGTGATGACGACCATGCCGGCGCGGTGGCTCTCGACGGTCGTGAGGATCTCGGCGACGGGGACCCGCTGCAGTTCCTGGCGTAGGTCGAACCGGTCGGCGTCCCAGGTGTAGGCGGCATCGCACCAGGCACAGGCCAGATTACAGCCGCTGAGCCGTACGAAGGAGGCTACGACGCCGAGCGATGGACCCTCGCCCTGGACGGTCGGGCCGAAGACTTCGGAGACGACGAGGGTCGTGTCTGTGGCGTGGGTGTCGGCGGTCGGTGTGGTGGTCATGCGGGTGGGGCGCCTTCCTGTAGGAGGTGACGCAGCTCGTCCTGGGCCTGCGGTGGCAGGCCGGTCGGCTCGTCTTGGGCGGCCCATTCGGCGGCGTTGACGTGCGTCTCGCTGATGCGGACACGGGAGATGTGCGCGCCGGCGGCCAGCCCTGGGATCCCGTGGATCCAGGTGGCGGCCTGGGTGGCGATCAGGTGGGCGACCGCTTCGACCGTGGGCCAGGCGGCGCCTGGCCAGTCCTCTCCGAACACGAACACCTTCGAATGGGCGGATCGGAGTGCGGAGACGAGGGGGTCTCGGTGGCCGAGCATAGCCCCGTGATCAAGGTGGGCGTCGATCCATCCGCGCATCGCTGCTTTGAAGAGGCCGAACTCGGCGACGGTGTAGTCCTCGGACAGGCCGGGGGCCAAGATGGTTACCTCTGCCCACCAGGAGTGGCCGTGCAGGCTCTGGCACTTGCCGCCGAGGTGGGGCAGGCGGTGGGCGGTCTCGAAGTTGTGCCGGCAGGTGACGGACGTCATGGCACCGCCGGGGCCTGGTAGGTGGTGGCGGCGTCGGCGTAGCCGGTGGGGTCGCCGACGCACGCTTCGGCGAACGCCTGGCGTCGTTCCTGGCAGGTGCCGCAGGTGCCGCAGTGGAGGTCACCGCCCTTGTAGCAGGACCAGGACAGGTACAGCGGCGCGTCGAGGTTGTGGCCGAGGTGGACGATGGCGGTCTTCGTCCAGCCGATGAACGGTGTTTCGACGGTGAAGCCGGGCCGGGCGAATCCTTCGTTGCCCAGGGCGACGGTGTCGCGGAACGCTTCGATGAAGGCGGGCCGGCAGTCCGGGTAGATGAAGTGGTCGCCGGCGTGGACGGCGGTGGCGATGCGGTCGCAGCCGCGGGCTACGGCGACGGCGGCCGCGGCGGAGAGCAGGACCATGTTGCGGTTCGGGACGACGGTGACCTTCATGGACGCTTCGGCGTAGTGGCCGTCGGGGACGGACACCGCGGTGTCGGTCAGCGCGGAGCCGGACAGGAGTTGGCCGAAGGCGCGCAGGTCGAGGGTGTCGTGGCGGATGCCGTAGTGGTCGGCGACGGCTCGCGCGGAGTCGAGCTCCCGGATGTGACGCTGGCCGTAGTCGACGGACAGGGCGTGCAGGTCGTCGCCGTTCTCGTAGTAGTGGGCCGCCAGGACGGTGGAGTCCAGTCCGCCGGACAGCAGGATGAGCGTCGTGGTCATGGCGGGCATGCTCGCGATCGGGGGTGGTTAAGGTCGCGCCCTGGCATCGGCCGGGGTGGCGTCGGCGAGGTGTGCGTGGACGCCGGAGGCGCCGGCGGCGAGGTCATCGACGTTGGTGTCTGCGAGGTAGATGTGCGGGCCGGGCTGGTCCTCGGTGTGGCCGGGGATGGCGACGGGTCCGTGCCGGGCGCGGAGCCAGGTTTCGGCGCGGTGGAAGGCGGTGGCGGCCATGCGGCTCACCTCGTTGCGGGTGTAGGTCTTGCGGTCGGCCAGTCGTGCGGGGTCGCCGCCGTGGGCGCGGATGAGGTGGGTGTAGCGCCACACGTCCCGGCCTCCGATCTTGACGTTGATCCATCGGCTGCGGTGGTCGTCCCATAGCGCGACGGCGCCGAAGCGGTGGGCCTTGCTCCAGGAGGTGGAGTCGACGGAGTAGTACGGCAGGGCGGCGAGGTCTGTCCAGCGGGTCAGGCCCAGGCCGTGGAAGACGGCGCGGCCGCGGGCCTCGCGGAAGCAGCGGATCGCCCAGGGCATGACGGCTTTGTGGTGGCGTCCGACCAGGCCGCCGAGGCAGATGTAGGTGTATCCGGCGTCGAGGTAGCGGCGGAGTTCGGTGAAGTCGGATCCGGCGTGGAAGACAGGGATGGGGCGGAGCCCTTCGGCTTCGAGCGCGCGCTGGTTACGCCAGGTCGCGGCCGGGTCTCCGATGACGTCGAGGTTGATGTAGTGCGTGATGTAGGGCTTCCACCTGTGGAGCCAGTCGGCGTACTCGTCGATATTGATCGCGGCGCCCTGGGTGTGAGCGGAGAACGCGCCGGAGTCGGCAAGGAAACGGTGCCCGGGGCCGAGCCTGCGGGTGAAGGCGGCGATGTCGACACTGCGGAAGTAGTGGAAGGACCCCAGCGCTTTGAAGCCCTCGCGCGGGGTGCTCATTCCTGCAGGGACCTCATCTTGTTGAGCAGGGCGATGAAGCGCTCGGAGTCGTCGAACGCGCCGAACGGGTCGGTCAGGGTGTAGAAGTCGTCCTTGATGTTCGGCGGGACCTTGAAGCGCAGCGTCGGCCACATGTCGGCGTCGTCGGGCTCGCCGTACTCCTTCTCAAGGTCTTCCAGGGTGGGCGGGGCGCCCATGGTGGCGACCAGGTCTGCCAGGTCGTTGTGGCTGTAGCCGGTGAGGGGAAGCAGGTCGGGGTTGTCGTCGGCGATCTCGTCGAGGACTTCGGCGAGCAGCCGGTTGTCCCAGCCGCCGGTCTCTGAGAGCCGGTTGTCGGCGACCAGGTATGCCTCTGCTTCGGCGTCGGAGCGGGAGGACCAGCCGCGGACGATGGGGACGGCCCAGTCGTCGCCGTCGAGGTGGACGCCTTCGGGCGGTGTGGCGCCGGCGTCGCGCATCTCGGTGAGCGTATCCAGGCGGCCGTGCCCGGCGACGAGGCGGCCGGTGCGTTCGTCGAGCATGCCGGCGACCAGGCAGCCGAACTTCTCGATGGAGGCTCGGATGGCGGCGCTGTTGTGCGCTTTGGGGTTGCGGTTGGCCCGGGGGATGTCGTCGAGGCGGAGGTAGTCGACGTAGCGGCCCTTGGCCGGTGAGGTGGCGTTCACAGGCCCGGACGGTAGGGCGCGGAGCTGGTTTAGGTCGCGCCCTGCAGGCGCGGGTCAGCGGGTGTCGGTGTTGGGGTCCCCTGATGGGAGTTCGATCACCCGCGGAGGCCTGATGGGTTTGGTTTGAATAGGCGGGTGATCACAGACGGGGCACTGGCAGCGGACGTAGCGCTCGCCGCGGCGGAGCTTGGGCAGCGCTACTCGGCCGTCGCATTTTTCGTGGCTTGCGTCGACCTGTTCGGGGTCGCCCATCTGGCAGGGAATCGACACGTGTGGCGGCAGTTTTGCGGATGCCGACTCTTGGTCGGGCGTCTGCCTGTGACGGCTTCTCCTGGGCACAGTCTCACCTTGCCACGTTTCGCACTCATAGTGCGAAACATTGGCGGGTCGTGGACGACCTTGCGGAGCGTCCGGGGAAGTGATTCATGAGCTTTGTACCACCTGCCCCTTTCGAGTAGTAGAACGGGCCACCCCCAATGCGGGGATGGCCCGTTTTTCGTACGGTTCGGCTGCTACTTGGTCGGGGAGGTCATCTGGATGGATCCGCCCGAGGGCAGCGGCACGAACGGCGGGTGATCGCTGCTCTGGTAGATCTTGTAGAGGACGGCCCACTGTGCGCCGAGCACGCCCTCCAGTTGCCGCAGGGATTTCATCTCGGTGTTGGTCCTGGCGTTGACTTGTTCCTGGACGGCCTTCTGGACCTTGGCGACCTGCTCGGCGGCGAGCGCCTCCTCCATCTCCTGCGGCGGGGAGGGCTTCTGCAGGACCAGCGTCGGCGAGCCGCAGTCCCCGGTCCCCTGGAAGGTCGGGGCGCAGAAGTAGTCGTCGCCGGCGAGCTCTCGGGTGTATTTGCTGGCGAGCTGGCCGACCTTGGTCGACCAGGCCGTGTAGGTCCTGGCGTCGTTGTAGAGGGCGCGCATGTTGTAGCCGGACGCGGCCTCCTTCATGGCTCGCGCGAGCGGCTGGCCGAGGTAGGTGTTGACCAGCTTGTCCCACCCGTGCGGGTTGTTGTCGTCGGCGAAGTCGACCCCGTACCCCTTGGCGATCCGCTCGTGGAAGGCGCGCAGCTTGTCGCAGGCCGTGTTGAGCGCGAAGTTGGCCGCCCCGGGCACGGTCATCTTGACGTTGTCGCGGGACACGATCTCGATCGGGCCGGCCTGCGCGCCGTCCTCGCTGTCGAAGCGGTAGGCGAGCTGGCCGCGCCGGTAGACGTAGGCGGAGTCGTCCCAGCCCAGGGGCTGGACCTTGTTCGGCGGGATGCAGCGTAGGAAGGAAACGCCCTCGATCGGGCCGCCGGAGTAGTTGAGGGCGATCTCGTTGGCGTCGGTCTGGGCGCACGCCGCGGCGAGCAGGGCAGCGGCGGCCAGGGCCAGGGCGAGGCGCCCCGCCGTGGTGGTGGTCATGTGGTTGGTTCCCCCGGATGGTGCAGCCCCGGGCAGGGCTGGAAAGGGCCAGGGCGCCGCTCCGGGGTGAGGTCCGGATGCGGCGCCCTGGTGATCGGTGGTGGCCGGGGGGCGATCGGATTCTGTGGTTCCGCGCTGGTGGGGCGTCCTCGCGGCGCGGGAAAGTGCCCGTATTTAGCGGAGGCTTGGTCAGACGTAGAAGTGGCGTTCGGCGTAGCTGTAGACCATGTCGTTGGCCTCGGCCCGGGTCTCGCAGTGGTCGCTGAGCACGACCGTGCCGTTCCAGTCGAGTGCGCGCCACATCAGGCTGCCGAGGTCGTCCTCGTACTCCTCGATGTAGCCGATGACGTCGCCGTGCGGGTCGGTGATGGCCTCGGGCTCGGGGGCGGTCCTGGGTGTGGTCACTGGGGGTCTCCTTCGGCGGCCTTGCGCCAGGCCCGGATGAGTATGGCGGTTGCTTCGGCGCGGGTGCCGGGCTGGCAGCGGTGCAGGGGCTCGGGGCTGGTGAACTCGGCCCGCAGGCGCCAGCCGTTGCGGTACCACTTCCCGAAGCCGCGGGAGTCGGTGGCAGCTTCGACGACTCCGATCTTGCGGTCGTTCACGTACAGGTCGTACTCGTAGCGTTCGTTGTAGGTGTCTCGGCGGGGGCCGTACTCGACGGTGAGTTCCGCGGGCCACTGGCTGTTGCTGTAGCGGCCGGGCCGGGCTGTGGTGCGTCTGGCGGGCATCGGTGTCCTTTCGGGGTTATCGGCGGGTGGCCTGGAAGACGAGGCGGGTGATCGCGGCCTGGCGGGCGCCGTACTGGCGGGGGGTCATGGTGGAGTCTTCGGCGTAGTACTCGTCGTCCAGGGCGGTGCTGGCGGCGACGTGGTAGGCGGCGAGGGCCTGGCCGATCGTGGGAGTCTGTCCGTCGCGCACCGCCCGCTGGAAGCCGCCGAAGTGCTCCTCAAGGTCGTCGGAGTTCCGGATCAGCCGGGTCATTCCGGAGGCCTTGAGGCTGTTGACGGCCTCGGCCAGGGTCCAGGAGCCCAGGGAGTGCGGGACCTGCATGTCCAGGGTGATTGCGATCATGGCGGTGCCTCCGGTTCGGGGGTGTCGGGTCGCTCTCCCAACACCCTCAAAGGTACCGGTATTTAACTGGCCTGGCAATCGGCGCGGGCCTGCTGGCGGGCGGCTCGGGCTGCTCGCGCGCCGACGTAGCGGCCGTTCTTGTAGGCATTCATGTTCCCCAGCGGCGGCCCGGCCTTGCGCAGGCCGGCGGACAGGAACCAGGCCAGGGCGGTGTTGAGATCCCACAGCCGCGGCCTGCCCTTGCCGGGCGCGTGCACGCCGGGGATCGGCTCGGGGAAGCCTGTGGTGGCGCGGCGGTCGTACCAGGTGCGGACGTGCTTGGGCGTGATGGTGCGCGCGCCGAGTTCGGTCATGGCGCTGAAGGTCGTGAAGACCTCAGCGAGGTCCTTGGCGGTCACCCGTCCGGACATCCCCGCCGGCAGATCAGCGTGGGCGGGTGGGGCCGTAGGCGTGCCAGGTTCGATGGTTGATCCGGTTCCGGCGGGTGTGCTCAATGGTCTTCGTCGTTCCGCTCGAATCGTTCCAGCAGAACGCGAGAACCAGATGGACGCCGGCGACGACCTCGGGGTTGCGCCGGTGCCCAGCGGACGGGCACCAGGTGGTGCCGTCGTCTCGCGTCCGCCGATGGTCGGGTTTACAGGTAGGGGCACAGGTGTCCCAGTCCGCCGGCACCGGATCCTCGAGCACGGTGACGTCCGGACGGGACGGATTGGCTTTCTGGTGCCTGACCCATTGGTGGGCGATGTGGTCGGCGCCGCGTTTCGCGGCGCCGTGCCTGACCAGCAGGGTAGCGCCGGGCCGGGTCTTGGTCAGTTGCTCGTCCAGCGCGTCGGTGACGATGTAAGCGAGTTCTTGGGGCCAGTCTTGGGATCCGGTGACGGCGACCAGGCGGGCGTTCATCATGGCGAGGTTACGACTCGGGAGGGGTCTGCTTCTCGTCGAGCTCGGCGACCTCCTTGCGGGTGCGCTGCAGCTCGTCGTCGACCCAGAGAAGCTGGGCGATGACCGCCAGGACGGAGCCGGTGATCAGGCCGACGGCGGCGAGGTCCTTCGGGTCGCCGACGATCCCCATGCGCAGCAGGCCGACGGTGACGCCGGCGGTGGCGGTGGCGACCGAGGTGTAGGTCATTTTCCTTGAGCGGGACATGCGGGGCACTTCCTTCGATAAGAGAGAGGCCCCGGCCGGGTGGCCGAGGCTGTTGGGGGATGGCGGGGTCAGGAGTAGAACCGGCGCAGCAGGTTCCTCACCAGACGCAGCCTGTGGGCTCGGGTCTGGCAGTTGCGGGTCTGACACCAGCACATCGCCGAGTCGTTGGGCATTCCCATGAGGGTCTCCTTTGGTGGGGGTCGTGCGGGGGTTAGGGGAAGGGTTCGGTGGGCTTCTACGGGAGGCTGTCCACGCGGTCGGGGCAGTGGCGCGCGACGACGTACACGGCGAGGTGGCCTGCCTCGCCGCCGGAGAGGCCCTCATCCGCGACGACTTTGATCATGCGTAGCCAGCCGTCCCGCATGGCCAGGACTTCGCAGGCGGCCTTGCCGATCGTGTCCAGGTCCGCATCCGGCCGGTTCGCCAACGAGGGCACGTGCTCTCGGACGAGTCGGTAGTAGTCCTCAGCCGAGAGCGGGCCAGCCACGGCGAGCTGGTCACGCAGGTGGGCGTTCTGCGGGGGCGGATCAGGTGAGCATGCGGCCAGGGCGAGCGCGGCGGCCGCGAAGGCGAGGACGCGACGCACTGCGCGGATGGTGGCCTGGTTCATGGTGTCTCCTGTTCGGCGAGGGTGTCGGGTCGCTCTCCCAACACGTGCGGGGGAGGTGTCCCGCCCTCCGTGCGGCGGGCGGGACCGGTGGTTCAGCTCTGGATGATGCGCTGCATCTCGTCGAGGATCCGGCGGGCGTTGGCGAGGCCGTCGTCGACCAGGGCGAGCAGGCCCTCGGCCTGGTGGAGCCGCTGCCGTTCGGTGTCGAGCGCCTGGCGCTCGATCGTCAGCAGCTCGCTCTCCAGGTCGACGACCGCTGTCGTCGCCGGGTCGTTGGGCAGGTCCATGGGTCTCCTTCGGAGGGGGATCGTGCGGGGGTTAGGCGTTGCGGAACAGGTCGGTGATCCGGGCGGCCTTGGTGGTGTAGGTGATGTGGGCCAGGTGGTCGGGGGACTCGGCCTTGCGCTGAGCCAGGGCGGTCAGGGCCGCCTCGACGCAGGAGCGGACGTAGGTGGCGACCTGGTTGCCGTGCTCGGCCATCCGGGCGGCGTAGTCGGCCATCTCCTTGGCCTTGCGCTCCGGCGTGTAGACGCTGGCGAACCGGCGGTAGGTCGAGCAGGTGCCGTCGGCCATCTCCGCGTAGAACTTCCAGTTGCGGCGGGCCTGACGTTCGGCGCTGGCGGCGGTGTCGGCCTCGCTGGTGCCGCGGATGATGGCGTGGATCTTGGCGGACTCTTCGATGGCGGATGCGGTGGTGTAGCGCACCTCGGCCCGGGTCGGGGTGACCTTGACGACGACGCCGCGGCGGTACTGGCCTCGGGAGTAGATCCAGACGATGTCGCCCTCGGCGGCGGTGGTCATCGGTTCCATGCCCCGCTCGCCGGGGCCGACGCCCTTGGGCAGGGCAGCGACGACGGCGCGGGCGGTGGCTTCGATGGTGGCCTGGTCCATGGCGTCTCCTGTTCGACTGGGGTGTCGGGTCGCTCTCCCAACACCTCTGAATGTACCGGTATTTAAGTCGACTGGCAACCTTCTCGGGCCTGCCGGCGAGTTCCTTGGAGGTCTCGATTCAAGGGAAGCCCCGGCGTCCGGGCCGGGGCTTCCTGGGCAGGGTCCGGGGTCAGAACCCCCGGGAGTAGTGGTCTGGCCCCATGCACAGGGCTTCCCGGAGGCCGTGATCGCACGTCGGGTCCAGGGTCTCCCAGAGCCGCGCGTACTGGTCGTCGATCGGGAACTCCGGGAGTGTGTGGAAGGCGTGGGTTGCGCTCTTGCGCTCGATGAACGCTATGGCCTGGTCCTCCGTGGCGAACGTGGCCAGGTAGCTCCGGCGCTGGTCGCAGATGTGGATCTCAAGGGTGATCGCCCCCTCCTGCCCGGGGGCTTCGACGGTGGCCTGGTCCATGGCGTCTCCTGTTCGACTGCGGTGGTCGGGTCGCTCTCCCAACACCCATGAACGTACCGGTATTTAACTCTCCTGGCAATCGGCTCGGGCCAGACGGCGGGCCTTCATCCGGGCCAGGCGCTGCTCGTCGGTCGGGGCGGTCCACAGGTGGTAGCCCTCGCCGAGGGCCTCATGCCGTGCGGTCGACCAGCAACTGAAGTGGCCGCGTTCCTCCAGCCCGCACCATGCGCACCCGTTGGGGTCTGGGATCCGGGGCTCTATCGGCCACCTCCTGAAGGCGGAGGGGCCGGGCTCGGCGCCCAGCCCCTCGAAGCGGGATCGGCGGCGTTCAGGCCGCCATCGCCTCGCGGACCAGGGCGAGCCTGGTCAGCAGGTCGTCACGCTCGCGCCGGAGCTCGCTCACCTGCGCCCGGAGCTCCTCGACTTCTCTGGTGTCGGCCTGGCTCGTTTTGAGGTCCCTGTACTCCCTGAAGATTCGCGTGATCGCGGGGAGCAGGTCGGCTGGCTCCAGGGATTCGGGGGCCGGCGACGGGCGGTGCGTGATGCGGAAGCGCTCAGGCACTGAGTCGGGGTGTTCGGTGTTGAGGTGCGCAACCCATTCGGCGTGAGCGGGAAGCCAGATGAGGCAGGTATGACACATGAAGCCGCTGTAGTCGTGCCGGGTGGCCAGGTGTCGCTGGTAGCCGTCTGCGGTTGAGCGTACGGCTGGGCAGTGCGGGCAGGGGTATTCGCCCTGCGGGTGGGGCGTGTCCTTCAGCCGGGCGGCGTGCATGGATACGGCCTGTTTCCGCGGGTCGGCGAACCGGCACTGGCCACACTGGTGGATCTTCATGGTGGGTTCCTCGGCCTCCTGTTCGCCGGTGCTGGTGCTATCGGACGCTGCATCTTCGGGTTCGGGGTCCGCCGGCGCGTCGGGCACTGGTTCGGTCGCGGGGTCCGGCTGCTCGGCGGCCTGGTCCTCAGTGAGGGCATCGGGGATGTCGACGCCGATCCGCTGCAGGTCCTTGACGGCCTCGTCGAGCGCCGGGCCTGCGAGGTCGCGACGGAAGATCAGCCATTCGCCAGTTCGCGGGTTCGTCACTTTGATCCGGCTCTTGCGGGCCTTCCACGTGCATCCCTGATGTGTGACGGCGCGTTTGAGCGTCGAGAGGTTTCGCGCGGTCATGGGCCTCCTTGGGGTGTGCGGCTGTGGTTTGAGCAGCGCCCGGAGGAGGCCAGGAGGAGGCTGGGTGCCACCGTAGCGGGCGGTTGTGCAATGGGAGGCAAAGGCCGCTACCTGCGAAAACAGCGACGCCCCGGCGTGGGGCCGGGGCGTCACTGGTCGGGGGTGTCAGCCGGTGGCGGCGAGGTGCAGGTTGTCGAAGGCGAGGGAGAAGAACGCGGTCTTGGCCGCGGCCTCGCCGAGGACGTGGGAGCCGTACACGTCGGTGTCGGTGACGTAGAGGATCCGGTAGCGGTCGCCGTGGCGCTTGAGGAGATACACCGGCAGGCGGATCGGGTCGTCGCTGTCGGGCAGCGGGTAAACGTCCTCGGATGTGACCTCGACGGGGCCGCCGTCGGAGTCGTGCTCGTAGAGCCAGAAGGCGCGCTCCTCGTCGGTGAGGCGGCGGGTGATGGTCTGGTCGTGGACGGACATGGTGGTCTGGTCGGTGGCGGGCTGGGTGGTCATGGGTCTCCTGGGTCGGATCGAGGGGCCGGGGCGGCGCCCCGGGGTGGATGGGGCGGGTCAGGCGGCGGGCTTGCCCTTGATGGACTGGCACTCGTGGTAGGCGGTCCAGTCGACGATGTCGCCGGCGACGCCCTCGAACTCGGCGTAGGCGCCGCGCAGGTCCTTGCGCGGGCGCTGGACGTTCGCGGCCGCCACGGTCAGCGGCAGGGACTGCCAGTCCTTCTGCTTGACGAGGTGGGAGTAGAACTTGCGGGCGGAGATGGTCGGGTCCAGGCGCTCGGACAGCGGTCCCCAGCCGGAGACGCCGCGCTGCTGGAAGATGCCGTGGGCGGTGCCCTTGTCGCCGACGACTCCGGTGTGGAGCCAGGACTCCCGGAGGGTGGTGGCGATGGCGATGACGGCGGCGCGCTCGGGCAGGTGGCGCCGGGCGGCCTCGTTGACGACGGCGGTGGCGTTGGTGCGCTGCTCGGTGTTCAGGGGCTTCTTGGGTGAGCCGATCTTCGGCTTGGCCGGCGCGGCGACGGGCGCGTAGTCGCAGATGCCCTTGACGGGTCCGGCGGGCTCGCAGGAGGCCGCGGTGGCGGCCAGCACCGCGGCGGGTACCGCGACGGCGACGGCGAGTTTGGTCTTCAGCATGGGATCTCCTTGGGTGGGGGTCGCCGGTCGCTCTCCGGCGAGGGGGTGGCCGATCGGCCTGGGGAGGTTCGCCACGTATGGCGGTGTCCGGGACGGGGGTCCCGGGCGGGGTGGGTCAGGTGGTGATGGTCCAGAAGCCGCGCTCGCCCCACTTGTCGGCGAAGTACGGGTTTCCGGTGCTGGGGGTGTACCTGACGTGGACGCGGGTGGCGTCCAGGGGCTCGGCCTTCCAGGAGCCCCACTGGCGGCCGGTGGACTCGGCGTAGAGGTCCTGGGCCGTGGTGATGGCCTTGCTGCCCTGCTCGCGGTAGGAGTCCAGGGCGATCCACTTCGCGTCGCGGGCCGTGGTGTCGTCGAGGGGCAGGATCATGCCGAGGTCGACGACCGGGAACCGGGTCTGCTGCTCGGTGCCGTTGGACACCGTGGTGGCGATCAGGACCTCTCCGCAGGCGTAGCTGCCGCTGAAAGAGGTGGACTTCAGGACGGCGTCGAGGAGGGTCGTGCCGGTGCCGCGGGCCACGGTGACCGCGACGCGGGCGCCGTCGAGGGCCTTGATGACGTGATGGAGCTTGCCGACGCTCCAGCGGTCGCGCAGGGGGTCGGTCGTGTCGGAGCAGAAGTCACGGGCGTTGATCACGCAGGTCACGGGGTGCCTCCTCGGGTGGTCGGGTCGCTCTCCCAACACCCATGAATGTACCGGTATTTAATCAGAGTGGCAACTAGTTCGGACGGGTTAGTTTGTGCTGGTCCGAACAAAAGGGGGGACCCCAGGACGCCGGTCCTGGGGACCCATCTGGTCAGACGTTGACGTCCTTCGACTCGCGCGCGGCGCGGTACGCCGTCACCCGCTGGAAGGTGGCGCGCTGAGCCGCTGCCTCGGCCCGCAGGCAGATGACGATCAGGGCGGGGGTCAGCATTGCGATCGCAGTCAGGACGCCGACGGCGACGGTGGCCACAGCGGAGTCGCCGAACCCGAACAGGCCCGGGATCAGTCGGGCGGCAGCCCAGGTGATGCCGGTGGCGGTGACGGTGTAGATGGCGGCGACGGTCCGGGGCCGGTTGAGCTTCCGGAGTGTCATGCAAGCCTCCTGGTGAAGTGGGGTGTCGGGTCGCTCTCCCAACATCGGCTGACGGTACCGGTATTTAACCGACGGGGCAACCAGTTCGAGCCGGTTGGTCCACATACAGAGGAGACCCCAGGACGCCGGTCCTGGGGTCTCCTCTTGGTCAGGCGGCGACCTTCGACTCCTGCGCGGCGCGGTACGCCTTCGCGGCCTGGAAGGTGGCGCGCTTGGCCGCGGCCTCGGCCCGCAGGAGGATGACGATCAGGGCGGGAACCAGCACGGTGACCGCGGCCAGGACGCCGACGGCGGCGCCGACCGCCGGGGAGTCGCCGAACCCGTACAGGGCCGGGATGAATCGGCCGGCGGCCCAGACGATGCCGATGGCGACGATGGCGGCGGCGGTGTGGGCGACGACGACGGTCCGCATCTGGCTGGGCTTCCGAGTGGTCATGCGAGCCTCCTGGTGAAGTGGGTGTTGGGTCGCTCTCCCAACACCTCTGACTGTACCGGTATTTAACTCGCCTGGCAACGCGCTTGCGAGGCTGTTTCCGCAGGTCGCCTCAAACCTGTAGGGGTTCCTGTCGGGTCACAGGTAGAAGCCCTGGTAGGTGGTTCGAATGGACTTCCCGTCGTGGCTGCAGAAGGTGATCCGGTAGTCGATCCGGCCGTCGATCCCCTCGGGGACCCATAGGGAGTCCAGTCGCGGATCCGGAGGCGTTCCTGTCGCCGGACCTGTAGGAGGACCGTCCTGTAGGACGAAAGGGCTGACGGTCGTCCAGTGGGCGGGAAGTCAGAGCGGGAGCCCGTGTCCGCCACCACGCGAGGACTTAAATACCGGTCGCGACACGCCGACCCCGGAGCGGGCACCCGAGACGTGATCCTGGTAGGAAAGTGCCGCAATACCAAGAACATCAGGAGTCACGTCAACAGGAAGCTGATCCCTCCTCTCCGCGACGCGACCCCCTGACCATCCCCTCCCCCTGTCACACCGCGAGGAGACGAAGTGCGCACCACCCCAGCCAACGGGTTGACGACGCAGCAAATCCTGCAGATGATCCGGCCGCGACTCAGGCGAGTCATCATCGTCCTGAACAACAAGGGCGGTGCGGGAAAGACGACCACCGTCGCGAATTTTGCCTGCACGGTGGCAGCAGCGCTGAAGAAGAGCGGCTCGAAGAAACGAATCCTGGCTATGGACCTTGACCCGCAGGGCAACCTGGGGCTCGACCTCGGCTACCAGGGAAGCGAGGGTGACGACAAGGGGGCGTCGATCCTCCAGGTCATCGACGGCGTCGGGAATCTGAACGTGATCCGGGACGTACGGCCCAACCTCGACGTGATCCCTGGTGGCCGGTTGCTCAAGCCCATCGCCATTCGGATGTATGCGGCCGCGCAGGCCGACCCGCGTCGTGAGGTACGGCTGGCGCTCGCGCAGGCCATCGCTGAGATCGCCGGCGACTACGAGTGGATCATCATCGACTGCCCGCCCAACGTCGCGGAGCTTCAGGACCTGGCCGCGATCATCGGCCGCTACGTCCTGATCCCGGTCACCTTCGACGAGGGTTCGATTCAGGGCATGCAGGGTGTCGGCGAGGTCTTCGATAAGGCGGCCGACCTCAACGACGAGCTCATTCCGCTGGCGGCCCTGCTGTTCGGCTTCGACCGGCAGAACAACTTCCGGAAAATTCGGGACGAAAGCGGAGAAGTCGTCGGGGTCAGGGAGATCGGACTCCTGGCCAGCACCCGCGCCGAGGTTCAGTCGCTGCTCGCCGACCTCGAAATTCCAGTCCTGGAGACGGTGGTGACGCGCGCGGTCAACGTCGCCAAGCACTGCCGCAAGCGCGGGCTGAGCTATGCCGAGCTCGCTGACGCCACGGCGTCGGAGAACTGGCGCGAGGTGGCCAAGCAGAGCGGCATCGCGAACATCTCCGCGGACTCCGCCGAGGTGTCGGCCTATGAGATGGAGCAGGTCGCGGCAGAGGTGATCCGGCTCGTCATGAAGCAGGAGGCAGCGGCATGACGAACCTTCTCGGGCACGAGGCACCGAAGCCGAATCTGGGCGGGTTGGGGCGTCGGCGTCGTACGGGTGCGCTGGACAACCTCGTCGGGGACACCACCACCGAGACACCGGAGGCACCCGCAGAGGTTCCCGCCGCCACCGTGGATGCGCCCGCTGTGCCTGTAGAGCCGCCCGCGCCTGCCACTCTGGAGGGCCAGGAGGAGCCGCCGACGGAGTCGGAGGCATCCCCGGCCGATCAGGCCCCTACAGCGCCCCTGGAGCCCGCTGAGGCCCCTGTAGCCGTTGAGAGCCAGGAGGAGCCGGAGGAGCAGGAGACGGCCGCGCAGGCGGCCCCTGAAGCGCCTCAGGACGCGGAGCAGCCGCCCACGTCGAAGAAGCCGGAGCGGGAGAAGCCGAAGAAGGCGGCCACCGCGCGCAAGCCCGCCCCCCGGCAGGCCAGGCCCGCGCCGGTCGCGGCCGCGCTGCCCACCAAGGGTCGGCAGATCAACGTCTACATCACGCCCGAGGCGTACGCCCTGGCCGAGCGTGACGGCCGCCTGTACGCCGAGATCGCGATGGATGCCATCGAATGGGCGCTGGATGAGGGGATCCTGGGCCACCTTGTCGAGGAGCGGACCAGCCGCACGCGGCCGGCGGGAGGACGCTTCCCGGGGCGCCGACTGGCGCGGTCCCGGCCAGAGGAGGGCACGTCGCGGGTGCCGTGGCCGACACAGTTCAGCCCGGACCAGCGCGCCGTGCTGGAGGAGATCAAAACCGAGGTCGGTGTCCGGCACCTGTCGGCGCTCATCGGCGCCGCGGTCGAGGGATACCTCACTGCCGAGGACGACGAGTGATCCAACTGGGCGGCTTTACAGCGTAATTGAAACATGCGATCGAGTCAGCGAAGGGGCGCCCCGATGGGGCGCCCCTTCGCTGTTCACGCCTCGATGCTCACTATGTGTCCCGGGCCGCCGGCGATGATGCTGTGGCGGACCTCGACGCAGCGGCCTTCCCCGGTGTAGCTGCGCGCGACGATCTCCGTCACCGGGGTCGCCGGCAGGAGCTGCAACCGCTCGGACTCGGCAGGCCGGGGCATCCGGGAGCTGATTTCCAGGTCCTGGTGGACGCAGGCGTTCCCGGCATCGGCCAACACCGGGTAGGCGTCCACGTGGGTGACCGACGAGCTCCGGAGCACGGTGCCGTCCACGACATCCTCGGGGTAGTAGGCGCGTGTCCACTCGACCGGCGCCCCGTCCGAGCGGCTGCGCAGACACTCGCGGACGAGGATGTGCCCGTCTCCCACGCCGAGCAGGTTGCCGACGGTGTCGCTCCGGATCGGGGTGTCACCCGGGGGGAGTCCGACGCTGACGTCCTCTGGCCAGGTCGCCCCTGAGTCGGCCATGGCGGCGATCCATGGATCAGCCAGCGGCACGGCGGGGCGTTTGCGGCCACGCCGGATCAGGCGCCAGGTCATCGCGGCGTAGCGCCGCACCCAGGACCCGACGCGCGGTTCGGATGCGATGAGCCCTTCGCCAGCCAGTTGGGCGTAGGCCCGGCCGACGGTGATGCGGGTTGTGCCGCGGTCTGCGGCCATCTGCACCTCGCTGGGCAACGGGTCTCCTGGCGCGAGCTCACCACTGGCGATGGCCGCGCGGAGCTCGGCGGCCAGGGCGCGGTAGGACACGCCGCCTGTGCGCTCAGCGCTCACGAACACCTCCTTTGAAGATCAGCAAAAACCAAGTGTGGCAACGGCTTGACATTGCGGCAAGCATAGGCTGCATAATCTGGTGTACACAAGGTATGGTAGTGAGTATGTTCGAAACCAGGAAGCACGAGACGTGAGCTCGGCAGCGCAGCGCCGAAAGGAGAAGGCCCAGGCCAAGAAGGCCTGGCACCAGAACCGGATCGACGAGGCGCCCGACCGGCGAACGCGACTCATGCGGGCGACCGACCAGCTCGCCTCAGCGCTGAAGCGGCTTCCGGACCAGGAAGCCGATCGGCTCGCCGACGAGGTCATCGCCTACCTGGCCCGAAAGAGCGATTCGGCCAACAGAAGGAGACACGCTCGATGACTGACGACACCTCGGTGGTCGACCCGACCACCGACCTGCCGGGGGAGCAGCCCCCGCCGCAGGACACCCCGGAGCAGGAGGACGCCCCCCAGGCTCCTCCCGCCAAGACGACGAGTAACCCGCTGCGCCTGTGGTGGGACCTCGCCGTCGAGAACTGGCGGAACCGCGCGACCAAGGACCTCGGGTTCTGGGGCGTGCAGCCGCCGTCCCTCGGCAGCCTGGTCCGCTACTACACCTCCGACGTGTGGGTGCCGAAGACGGCGTTCCCGATCGTCGATGGGATCTTCCGCTGGGGCGGCCGCCTGTACGGCTTCACGTTCGGCCTGCTCGGCACCCTGGCGGCGCGGGCTCTGGAGTGGACGACCAACCGGCCGACTCACTTCTTCGCCGCCCTGGCGGTCTTCTTGATCGTCAAGGCGAACCTCACGACCTTCTTCGGTCAGGCGGGCTAGCCATGAGGAAGCGCGCCCTGACCAGCATCACCGCGATCATCCTCGCCCTGGCGGCCTTCGCCACGCGGGGCCACACGATCTCCATCTTCCTCTGCGCGGCCGCGATCTTCGTGGTCGTCCACCACACCTTCTTCGGAAAGGAGGGTTAACCATGACGCCATTCACCGCAGGCTGCCTCGCCATTGGGCTGGCCGCCGTCCTGATGTGGCAGGGGCAGCGGATCCGCAAGCTGCCCGCCGACAAGCGGCAGGTCATCCAGCTCATCCTGATGCTGATCGGTGGCGCCGGCCTGGTCGGCACGATCTTCACCAACTGGGTCACCCGGATGAACTTCAAGTTCGGTGACCTCAACTCGCACACTGTCCAGCTCGTCACCGCCGGAGTGCTCCTCCTGCTGCTGATCATCGACTTCTGCGACGGTCACGGGATCAAGAAGCGGAGCTACGTCTTCGCGATCCTGACCCCGGCCCTGCTCGCCGGCGGCACCGGCGCGGTGGGCAGCCAGATCGTCGAGCTGCTCAACGCCGCCAACGGCGCGTTCGGCTCCGTCGCCAGCACGGTCCTGTAAGGGGTGACTACAGATGCTCCTCCTGGCACTGGCCACCGCCTGGCTCATCATGCGGACCCTGCGCGAGATGGGCTACACCTTCGACGACGTGGCCAGCATCCCCAAGCGGATCAAGGGGGAGGACGTCGACCCGGGTGAGCCCAAGCTCACCTGGGAGACGGTCAAGGAGCGGCGCCACAGCGGCCAGTGGGACTGGCCGCTGTGGCTCGGTTCCTGGCTGATCGCCGGTCCCACCCGAGCAGGACACGCCCGCTACAAGGCGCGCAAGGCGGCACGGGAGGCCAAGGCCGCCGAGGAGGCCGCTGGCGCCGAGCAGGCCCAGCCCACCTCCGAGCAGACCGAGAAGCCCCCGACCGCCGCCGACGCCCCGAAGCAGCCGGAAGACGAGACCGGAGCCGACGGCAAGCAGCGGCGCTGGTGGAAGAAGGAGACCCCCGAGGCCGACCGGCCGGCGGGGGAGTCGTCTCCTGAGCCGCCGCTCGCTGGTGTCGGCGAGTGGGAGGTGGCCCGCGAGGGCTGGACCCCTGGCCCTGACGTCCCGGCCCACAACCCTGACGACGACATCGTCGACGCCGAAATCGTGCCTCCCCGCGCGATCACTGAAGGAGAAGACCCTATGGCCAACGACCTTGCTGCCCCGCAGACTCCGGCTCCGCCCGTACCTGGCCCGCCTCCCGGTCCGGCTCCTGCTCCGCTGCCTGGCCCGGCTCCGACCCCGCTGCCGACGCCCGTGACCGCGGCCAGCCCGATCCAGCCGGGCCTGCCCGCGGGCACCGTCGTGTTCGGCATTTGTGATGACTCCGGCAAGGAGATCGGGGTTGTCACCAACGACGGCCAGGTCAAGTACCACAACCCGGCCGACGAGCCCGGCGCTGGGCAGGTCCCCTCGACCACTCCCCAGGCTGCCGTGGCCGCCAGTGTGCCCGCTCAGCGCAGGGGAGGTGAGCTTGCTTTGGACTCCGTCCGCGCGATCGACGACCGCCTCGTACAGGTCCTGTCGGCCTGTGATGCAGCGGTCATGAACCTGATCGAGCAGCTCCACGGTGAGGGCATCACCGGGTCGATCTCCACCAGCTACATGGCGGTCCTGGAGGGCCTCTCCGCCACGCTCGGGCTGCGGCAGGGGGCTCGCCAGGAGCTGGAGCGGCACAGCAATCCGATCCAGGAGGCCGTCACCTCCGCGACGCCGAGCAACGTCGCGAACAACACCAGCTTCTACCAGCACCAGTAACTCCGGAAGGAGGAGGTCATGAGCACGAACCGCTCCACCCCCCGGCCGCCCGTGGCCTCCACGGCGCCGCAGACCGGCGCACGTCTTGGGGCTCCAACCGCACCGCCGGCGAACCTGCCGGCGGTGCCGCCCGGCCACACCCTGGTTCCCAAGGAGCCAGCCGGGCCGACGGTCGGCGGCGAGCTCCAGCGTGCGGCCAAGAAGGTCGGCTACCGGATTCGTTACGGTGCCGCCCCTCTCATGACGATGGGCGGCCTGTGGGGCGCCACCGCCTGGGCGACCACGCAGGCCGGTATGGGGCCGGTCACGGTCGGCGCGGGCACGGTCGCCCTGGCCGCCGCGCCGCTCATCAAGAAGAAGCTCCGCCTGGCCGTCCGCAAGGCGCTGTGCACGATGCGGCGCAAGGTCTGGGCAGGTGGCGCGCTGACTGCGGCCACCACCTGGACGATGGCGGCCGCGGAGGTCGGCGTCGGGTTCGACACGCTGATGCCGGCGGCGCTGGTCGTCGGCGGGTCGGTGATCTCGATCCCGTTCTGGTGGAGGTACCGCAACCAGATCCCCGCGGCTCCGCTCAAGGCCGTCGAACCTCCGCCGGCGCAGCCCGCGCTGCCTGCTCCCGAGCCGCCGCGTGAGCTGCCGCCTGCGCCGCATGAGGACCAGATCGAGTGGGACGAGTTCGTCGGCTGCTCTGGCGGCGCCCTCCCCGGGACGTGCCTGCTGGACCGTGAGGAGCTGTTCGACCTGGACGGCAACCCCAACGGGTCCGCCTGGACGATCAAGCTGGTGCGGGGCAAGCAGACCACGATGTCGGCCATCGCGCAGAGCGAGAACATCCAGTCGGCCTACGACACGACGGGCGGCCTGCTGTACGTCGAGCGGCACCCGTCGGGCAAGCAGTCGCTGGCTCGGCTGGTCAAGATGACGCGCAACCCGCTGTCGACCGAGTCGATCATCTACAAGGGTCCGCGGCTCGACCTCAAGACCGGCATCGCGCCGATCTCGCTGTACCCCGACGGGTCCGGATACGCCTACTACCGGTTCTGGGAGCCCAAGTCTGGAAGCTGCCACACCCTGGTGTCGGGCACCACCGGCGCCGGCAAGTCCGGCGTGCTGACGTGGATCATCACGGAGGCCGCCGAGTCCGGTGTGGTCGCGACCTGGCTGCTGGACCCGCAGCACGGCATCTCGGTGCCCGCGTGGGTCAAGCACGTCGACCGGGCCGCCCTGGAGATGGAGGAGATCAAGGCGTACCTGTACGCGGCGGCCGCCGTTCTGGAGGCGCGCGGGCGCTACCAGAAGACGCTGCGCTGGTACGACGCGGAGATCGACGAGTGGTGCGAGGGCAAGGGCTTCTTCGAGCCCACGCCGGAGTACCCGCTGCTCATGGTCGTCATCGACGAGGCCCACAAGGTCCTCCTCGACCAGGAGTGCGTGAACCTGGTGGCCTACCTCGCCAAGGAAGGCCGCAAGGTCGGCATCAAGATCGTGCTTGCGACGCAGGTGCCGTCGGTGACCGAGCTCGGTGGCAACGTCGTCATCCGCGACCAGGTCGCCAGCGGAAACATCATCGTCCTTCGGACCGCCAACAGGTTGTCCGGACAGATGGCGTACTCCGGCTCGCTGCCGATCGACCCGGGCGCGATCCCGAAGGTGTTCGAGGGGACCACCATCCCCACCAAGGGACTGGGGTATGTCCTGTCCGCGACCGAGCGGCCGGTGCCCTCGCGGGTGCTGTACGTGCGGGACGCGGTCAAGCGGGCCAGGGCGGTGGACGTCAAGCGGCTGGACGCGATGAGCGAGCAGGCCGCCGCGGCGATCCTCGAGCAGATGCTGGGCGCTCCGCGGGCCGCTGGTGCTGCCCCTGGCCAGCCCGTGGCGCCGGTGGTGCCGCTGCATGTGGTGCCGGTCCAGGGTGGCGACGACACCCGGGCCACTGCCAAGCACGCGGTCCTGGACTACATGCGACGGGTCGGCAGGCCCGTGCCGGCCGGTGAGTTCAACGACAACCTCGAATACAGCCCGGCGCAGATCCACAAGGCCCTGAACGCACTGAAGGACACGAAGCAGATCCGGCAGGGCGGATGGGGTCAGCCGTACGAACTCGCCGACTCCGTGGCCGGGGTCGGCGCCGCCCAGTGATTACGGGCCGTGGTCAATCTCTCGCGAGATATCTCCACGGCCCCCACTCCCTCCACTTGGAGTCTCAGGCGGTCGTACGCGCGGGCGCGACGCGCACGCGCGCGCGAAGTTAGCACAAGAGATCGAGACATTGAGACATTCACGACCACTACAGCGAGTAACGGAAGGACTGTGATCGAAATGGCTAGGAAGCAGAGCAAAAGGACCGCGGTGATCCTGCTTGTCGGAGCAGGTATCGGCACGATCACCTTGAACGTCTGGCACGCCGTGGAGAAGCTGACTGCCCTGCACAAGGCGGGCGAGACACTGGAGGCCAAGGACTACCTGGGCATTGCCGCGTTGGCGCTGATCGCTGGCGTTTTGCCGGTCTTCCTGGCCGGATTCATGTCGGAGCTGGCCGACTCGCACCCGAAGGGGCGAGGCAAGGCCGTGTGGCTCGTCATGGGCATGGCGATGGCCCTGTCCATCCAGGCCCAGGCCGAGATGCTTGAGCCAATCTTCGGGGAGTTGGTGGAGGGCAAGCCACTGCTCAGCCTGCGGTGGCTCTTCCCACTCATGTGCGACATCGCCGTGATGAAGTCTCTTCAGGTGCTCCTGGCTCCCGACGACGACACGGCGGAGAACGCCGCCAGCGGGGTCACCACCCCGGCTCTGGTGACGTACGTCAACCGCCCCGACGGCCTCACCGGGGGGACCGCTCCTGCCGCCGGGGGAGCCTCACTCACCCCTCACCCGGGCGGCTTACCCGGCTCACCGGGGACCCTCACCGGGCAGGGATCCGCCCCTCACCGGAACCTCACCGACCCTCACCCGGTGAGCCCTTCCAGTGAGGCACCGCAGAACCCCGCCGCCCCCTCACCGAACACCCCTCACCCGCCCCTCACTGGGGAGGGAAACCAGGGCGGCGGTGAGGCCCCGACCGGCCCCGCACCCAAGCCCCAGGCGGAAGTTCCGGCCCCCCGGCAGCCGAAGAAGCCCGCGACCAGAAAGCCCCAGAGCAAGAAGGTCCGGAGCGCCACGGAGACGGACCCCGACCGGATCGACATCATGGCCCTGCACGGCCCTGACCTGGTCCGACAGATCAACGCCGACCTGGCCACGGGCAAGCTGGAGCGCCTCTCCGGAGCGCAGATCCGCATGCGTTACGGCCCCCTCGGCAGCGACAACGCCTCAATCGTCTTGGCCCGATACAACGAGGCGAACGAGCGCCTGGCCGCCCCCAGTGAGGACGTCACCGGCGACCTCACCGAGCGGGTCGGGTGACCCTCACCCACCCCCTCACCGAACCTCACCGGTGACCCTCACCCGAGCCTCACCGGTGAGGTGCCCAGTGAGCCTCTACCACCCTCACCGGTGAGGCTCGCCGGGTGCCTCACCGAGACACCGCCCCAAGACCAAACGCCCTCACCGAGCAGCATCAGCGGACCTCACCCAGCGCCTGCCGGGACCACCCCCGCGAGCCGCTCCAGTGAGCACCCTCGCCCCTCACCGAGTGACGGCCCGACGGCGGCCGCCCTCACCGCGAAACCTCACCGACTCGACATCACCGGAGGAGACCCCAGTGACTCTCACCACCACGCCCACCCCGCTCACCGCCGCGGCGCTCGGCGCGCTCAGCGGCGACGGCAACATCCTCGTCGCCGGGCCGCCCCAGTCGGGCAAGACCTCGCTCCTGGCGGCGCTGGTCGAGTCCTACCGCCAGGAGGCGCGCGTGTACGTGCTCGGCGCCTTCAAGGGGTTCGACACCTACCGCGCCGCGGTCGACGGCCGCCGCGTGGGCCTCGGCGGTTTCGACGACAAGAACCTCTCGCAGTGGCTCGACGACCCCACGGAGGCGCTGGGTCCCTACGACGGCATCGGCGAGGTCATCAAGAGCCGGATGCTCTACGTCCACCTCTGCCACGAGCCCATCGTCGTCGTCTGGGACAACCTCAACGTGTTCCACCACGGTGGCGACCTCGACAAGCTGGTCGCCCTGTCGCGCCGGATCAACGTCAAGGTGATCGCCGCCATCACCACGCCGATCTCGCCGATGGCGATCTACAACACCACGACGGCGCAGATGGCCACCCGGGTCCTCCTCGCGCCGCACCGAGAGAAGGAGCACCGGACGGCCGACCTGTTCCCCTGGTACGAGCTCACGCACCAGCCGTGCCCGCGGTCGTGGGAGATGCCGCGCACCCCGGGGACGGCGCTCATCACGCCCGACGCCACCGGCGAGGCCCCGCTCCTGTACACCCTCGCTGGCCCGAAGGGCGCCCACTGACCCCCGGCCAACCGTCCAGGACCGACCCCGGCGCACGCCGGAACCCCCGTAGAAGGGACAACACCCCGATGTCCGATGTCCGAGTGGCGATCGTCTTCGACCCCGACGACGGCCCCGAGCAGACCCTGTACGCCTACCTGCCCCCGAAGGACTTGGACGCGCTGGCGGCCGAGGTCGGCAAGCCGGAGAGGGCTGAGGAGGTCCTGGTGATCGACGCCGCTCTCCAGCCCAGCGGGCCGTACCTGCAGCGTGTCTTCCGCTGGGGCCGGATCAAGAGCATCAAGCGCGCCACCTCTTGACCCTCCAGTCGCCGGCCGCCGGGACTCACGTCCTGGCGGCCGGCCCCCACCAAGGAGAACCGATGTCCAGCGAGAGCAACAGCAACGACGTCCCCATCCACCGCCGGTCCTGGAAGTCCTACACCGAGGGCTATGACATCTACTGCGCCAGCTCGTGGGTGCAGGTCGGCAACCTCGGCCAGTGGGTCTGCGGCAACTGCCAGAAAACCACCACGGACCCGCTGTCTCCGCACCAGCCCGACACGCTCGCCGACTGCAGGGAGTGCGGCCGGACCAACCGCATCTCCCTCTGACCCGCCCCGAGGAGGAACCCCGTGGATGTCACCTGCCCGTGCGGCAACAGCACGCAGTGGAAGAACGTCCGCCTTGAAGACAGCACCGCAAGCGTCACCTGCGCCGTCTGCGACACCGTCCATGTCACCGAGGTCGAGTGGTAGCAGGCGAGCCTACATAAGGCCCATCAATCCCCGAAGGAGATCACCACCAGTGAGCATCGCGAACACAACCACGCCCCGCCCGTCCGTCTCCGTCCCCGCCTGCAACGTCGGCGCCCTCCGCAACGCCCTCGCCGGGCTTCCCGACGACATGCGGATCGTCCTCATGACCACCGACGCCGACGAGGGGACCAGCTACGCCGACCTGTACATGGCTGAGGTCGCCACCTACGTGGAGGAGCCGGACGACAAGGGCGCGCGGTACATCCCCGAGGTCCGCGACCTCGGGGACGAGGACGACGCCGAGACGGTGCTCTTCCTGATCCCGTGCTGACCACCAGTCCGACCGGCAGCCACGACTGACAGGCCAGCCATAACGCCCCACTTCCTCAACCTCCTCGGGGGTCTCACCGGACGCCGGCGAGACCCCCGATCCACGACCTGCCCACCCCGGAGGAACCATGCTCACGATCGACGCCACGCCCACGCCGTACCAGATCCCGGCCACCGTGCCGCTCAACACGCTGATCGCCGACCAGTGCGGCTGCCGCGCCGGCCGCCTCCTGGCGGCCTACCTCGACGTCCTGGCCGCCCAGGGCTGCCAGGTCCAGGTCCTGACCCCGTCAGAGTCGTCCGCAATGAAGGAGCACGCCCCCAAGGGGACCTTCGTGGCCGTGGGCGACCCGAAAGAGGACCTGAAGGACCTTCTCGCCGACGTCTTCCCCGAGCGCCGCGCACACGAGCCGTCCGCGCCGCTGGTGGTGCTGTGGGAGGACGCTCACGTCTACCCGAACAAGCTGCTCCTGGCTCTCGTGGCCCGCCAAGCGGCAGCGTCCAAGGTGAGCCTGATCGTGTCCATGGCGAACATGCTCGACACGAACGTCATCGACAACGAGACACGGGACTTCTTCAGGGGACGGATCCTGTTCGAGCCGTGGAACCTCGACCGGTCCAGGCTCTGCGGAGTCGTGCCGCGTTTCTGGAACATGCCGGAGGAGGAGATCCCACACCCAGCTTCCCTGTGGTCCGGCGACGACCAGGCGGCGCTGATGGTGCAGCCGTACAACGACACCCCGCGGATGGTCACCTTCCCCCAGATCGGCTGACCTCCTGGACGTGCAGAGAGGCCCTCGCCCATCTCTCGGGCGGGGGCCTCTCTCATGCTCGCGAAGGATAGATAGATGAAATGAAAAGATAGATAGAGAGATAGATTCTCGATCTCACACCGCGTACGGCAGCCCGTCGAGCGGGGCGAGGTAACAGGGGTTGACCGGGTCCAGCCGTACCCGTCGGCCCGAGGCCAGGACCAGGGGGACCTGGGTCGGGTCTGTGGCCGCCGTCAGCTTCCCGGGGACGCCCTGGGGGACGAGGAGCCCGCGCGTGACGGCCTGGCCGCCCTGGGGGTCGTTGTAGCCGTGATGCTCAATCCAGCCATGACAGCCGCGGGTTCCATGGCCGCAGGAGATGACCAGGTTGGCCAGAGAGTTGATCGCCGGGTTCGTAGTGCCGCCCATCCGCCGGCCGGAGCGGTGGTGCAGCGACACCAGGTCGCGGGGGAGTACCGCGAGCAGACCGCCGGGGGTGAGGCAGTCGGGGGAGCGGACCTCGCACAGGCCGCCGGAACGGGTGAGCAGGAGCAGCATCAGGAGGTCCCACTCTTCCCGCGACAGCTCGGCGCGGGGGAACGGGGCGAGCACGCGCCAGGGCTGGCCACAGGCGCAGATGTTGTCATCGCCCGGGTGGGACAGGTAGGCCAGGCCGCAGGCCGGGCACAGGCTTCGAGCCATCGTCGTCTCCAAAAAAGAGGTAGGCCCCAGGTCGCTCTCCCGGGGCCTACCGGTCTGTGGGGTCTTAGGTCGCGGGGCGGCGCCCGCGAGCCTGGCTCCTCAGCTTGATCACGAGGTCATGCACTGCCCGTTCAAGGGCGTAGACATCCGGGTGCCGGTCTTCGCCGACCCACTCGGGGAGCTGCAGGAAGTTCGCCATCGCGTCCTCGTTGGACTGGGCCTCAACCAGCCGCGCCACGTACAGGTATGCCGCGCGCTTGGCCTGCTGCTGGTTCACCCCGCGTCTTCCTTCTGAAGGTTGGCGGGGATCCGCTCGTGCCGGGTGGCGTACGCCGGGCCGCCGGCAGCGGCGGATCCGGCGTCGAGCACGGGCGCTGTCCTGGCTCCTGCCTTCGCGAGCCGGGCGGAGGCCGACCGGGTCACGAGCGGCGCCTTGGCGAACACCACTCCGCCGGGGGCGCGCTTGAAGTACTGGCCAGGGTGCTCGAGGTCATGGATGTCGACCTTCTCGGCGTCCGCGCCGAGGACCATGGTGGCAGTCAACTGGGACCGGGTGCGGAGCAGGTAGCGCGCGGTGAACTTCTCCCCGGTTGCGCCCCACGTGCGGGGGATGGCGACGGTCCCGTAGCGGGTGGCGAAGACGAGCGACACCGCGGCCTCCTGTCCGCGGTGGACGACTGAGCCGAGGTGGGCCGCGAGCTCGGCGCGGTCGGAGTGGACGGCGAGCGCGGCGGCCTCCGGCAGGACGTAGACGATCGCGGGCCTGTCGCAGGACGGGGTGAGCTTGTCCCGGCGGGCGAGGGTGTTGAGTCGGTGCTCGATGATATTGGTCAGTGCGGCCACCTGCCGGGCGGCCTCGTCGATGGTCGTTGCCGCCCAGTCGAGGCGGGGCATCCACGGCTGGAGGTGCCAGCCGTGGTGCAGCGGGTCGGCGCCCCAGATCATGGTGTCGGCGCACCGGTGCAGGTTGGCGAGGGCGACGTAGACCATGTTGGTCAGGCCGCCGCCGCTTTCGGCGTCCATGAACCAGTGCTGGTGTAGCAGCGGCTGCTCATCGCGGGTGCCATCGTTGCGGGTGCCCGTGAGGAGCGGCTGGGTGATGCTGTGCGGCAGGTGCTGCTCGATGTCGCCGCCGAACAGGATCGCGCCGGTCGGGTTCACTTCGCGTCCTCCTCCGACTCGGTGGCGTCCTCGATCTCCGCCAAGACCTTGCGGCCGCAGTCGAAGCGGGTTGCGTCCACCAGGGTGGCGCCGGGGATGGAAGCCAGGGCCACCCAGCCCTCGGCCAGGGTGCGAAGCCGGGCGAGAGCGGCCTCGGCGAAGGCCAGGCGCTCATCGCGGGTCGGCTGGAGCGGGGCGACGGTCTCGCCCATCTCGACCCGGTGCGCGCGGTGGGCGGTCCGCTGCTTCCGGATGGTCTGGGTGCGGTCGGCCTTCCACTTCCCGCACATGCAGACCAGACCGGAGCCGTCGCGCCCGTAGAAGCGGCGGGCGAGGTGCTGGCGCGTATTGGTCATCTGGGATGTCTCCTTGGTGGTCAGCGTGAGGAGTCCGCGATGGCGCCGCGTCGGGCGTCCCCGCGGCTGCGGCGCCGGCGGGGTCGGGAGTCGTGCCGTCCGGCGGCGTTGCTGCGGCGCAGCTCGGCGAGCCGGGTACCGGTCGTCTCACGGTGTGCCTGGGTGGTGCGGCGGGCCATGGTGGTCCTCCTGCGATGGTCGGGTCGCTCTCCCAACGAACCTGATAGTACCGGTATTTAGGGCCGGTGGCGCCCCCTGGCGGGGGTTCTTGTCGTTGAGGTTTTCCGGTGGGCAGGGGCAGGCCCTGGCCGCGGTCACCAGCCCGCGCGGGTCCGCCGGTCCGGGCCGGTGATTTGCACGACGGTGATCTGCTGGCTGATCCGGGAGATGATCCGCTCGTCGTACAGCCGCTCGAGTTCGGCCGGGCCGAGGTTCGTCGTGATGATCAGCCGCTTGCCCCGTCCGAGCCGGGGGGAGAACAGGTCGCAGAGCTCGCGCTGGACGAACTCGGTGGCGGCTCCGCGCTCAAGGTCGCGGTTGGCGCCCAGGTCGTCTACGAGCAGGTCCTGGACTCGCGCCGCGCCGTCGCGGACCTTCCACGCCGGTTCTGGTCCGCCGTCGGGCAGGAGCGCGTCCAGGTAGGACTTCTCCTTCCACGCCTTCACGGTGCGGCCCTGCTCGGCGAAGTGCCTGAGCAGGGCGAACGCCACGTGCGTCTTGCCGACGCCCGTGGCTCCGGACAGCAGCAGCGTGCGGCCGTTCGGGTCCTCGGCCCACGCCCGGATCCGGGCGACGTGCTGGTGGCGCGGGTCGAGGGCATCCAGCGACGCCGTGGAGTAGTCCTCGTACGGCCAGGACGCCAGCAGCTTCTCCCAGCCCTGCGACGACGTCCGCGCCTGGAGCGCTGACACCTCGGCCCGTACCTGCTCGCGGTCCGGCTCGTCGTCGACCGCGTGCAGGTGCCCGCCACGTTCCCGGGTGATCCGGTCGCTCATCTCGCGTATCCGGGCCAGGCCCGAGGTCGTGCGCCCCTCGGCGCCCGGCTGCTCCCCGAGGACGTCACCGATGGTCATGTCACTCACTGCGCATCTCCTGCAACGCTGGGCCAGTCAGCCCACAGGTCGTCGTTCTCGGTTTCGTCGGAGGGTCCGCCCCAGTCGGGCGCGGACCCCTGGGAGCTGCCGGCGTGCTTGGCCGCCCACGCGGCCCAGTCGCCGCCCGAGCTCTGCTTCGCCGACCCGGCGGTGTCGGCCTCGCCAGGTGCATCGGCGCCGCGCTCGGCCGCCCACGCATCCCACGCCGCCGACGTCGACCCGTCGTGCCAGCCCTGGTTCGTGTAGGCCGTGCGCTGGGTCTGGGCCTGCCCGCCCAGCGCGCCGTGCAGCGCCCGCATGAGCAGCCACTGCGGCGGGACCAGCTCGGCCCGCCCGGCTGCGGCGATGCTCTGGAGCGCCTCCCGCACCGACACCGGGGTGGCCGGGTTCTCGGCGGCCATCATCGGCGCCAGCAGGCCCTCGACCAGGGTGTCGTGGGTGCTGGTGCGGTCCGGGATCGGGCCGACCTTCGCGCACATGTCCAGCCACCAGGTCGCCAGCCGCTCAGCGGCGACGAGGGTCTCCTGCGGGGCCGCGTCAGCGAGCCGGGCCGGGCGTCGGCCGGCGTAGCGCTCGGCCTTGGTCTGCTCGCTCAGCATCCAGTTTTCCCAGGTCTGGCCCCACAGGGACTTCTTGCCGTCCTTCGTGTCGGCCTTGTCCCACCAGAAATTGCAGAACCGCATGTGCTCACGGTCGAGGTTCAGCGCCGGGGCGTGCTCGGCAGCCCAGGCCCGCATCTCGTCCAGGAGCGGGAAGTTCTCCGGCAGCGGGATGCGCGGCCGCCGCTGGCGGGACTTCCGGGAGGACTTCCCGCCCTCCCCGCCGCCGGTTGGCGCTTTGGCATCGCCAACAGCGTCCGCGTCCCGGTCCGCTTGGTCGTCGTCGATGTCGCGATGCCCAGACTCCAACCCGGGGACGAGGGTCAGGTGGGGCTGGCCGGGCTCCTCGTGTGCGCGCGCATGCGCGCCCACTACACCCCGAAGGGGTGTAGTGGGGGTACCGAAGTGAGAGGTACTGAAGGGGTCTTGTGGAGTGGACCCTTCCGCGTCCTCCAGTGGACCCTTTCCTTCGGATGGGTCTGCTGCGCTGGACCCTTCGGGCGAGATTGGGTCTGCTGAGTTGGACCCATCTTCCTGTGATGGGTCTGCTTGGCTGGACCCTTCCTGATGGGTCTGCTTGGCTGGACCCTTCTCGGATGGGTCTGCTGTAGTGGACTCTTCCGAGGTCTTGCCGTCGACCCCGTCGATGTAGTTTTTGACGTCCTCGGCCGTCGGGATCGCGGGCACGCCGGCGAACCACTCGGCCCCCGGGCAGATGTCGCGGATGCCCTTGGCGATCTTCTGGGGGTCGGGGGCGTACAGGGTGGCGTCCCCGGCGGCCGGGAACGCCTTGTAGACCGTGCGGTGGCCGCGGTAGGCCCGTTCGGTCACCAGGACGTAGCCCATGGACTGCAGGTCGGTGAGGATGGCGGCGGCGCGGGCCTTCTTGACTCCGGCCCAGGCGCGGATGGCGGCCTGGCCCGGGAGCCCGAGTCGGGTCTCGTGGTCCGCGCTGTCGCAGATCTTCATGAGGGCGAGCTTGTGGGCGGGCGTGAAGTTGATTCCGCTCGGGTGCGGGCCGATGGGCAGGTACCCGGCGACGATCATCAGGTGGGCGCTCATGAGGCCACCGCCAGCGCGCTGTGTGCACGGCCGGTCACGGCGCGGTGAGATCGGGGGGCGACGAGGAACTGTCGCGACGACACATCGGTACCGGTTTGCGTGTCGCGGGTTGCGACCCAGCGCGCAACAGGTACCCTGAAGCCAAGCTTCATCGGGTTACTCGCTTTCCTAGCGATGGAGCGGCTCGAGAAGGGACCGCTAATCCCCTCGGGCCAGACACGGCGGCTGTTCGCCTTCGCCCGGTTCGCACCCGGGCGCGGACGAGCCGCCGTCGTCGTTTCTATGGACTTTTCATGGTGCTGCCTCTTCCGAGGCGTGAGGGAACCGTACCGCGCCTGTGGGGACTTTGTATCCCGACACACCGACCTTGGGGGCGTAGATCCGGTCGCAGTGGGTACCTCGTGACGTCGCATCACACCTCACCGCCGTGCGTCGTGTGGGCTATGAGCAGGTATTTAGCCAAGTTCAGGCGGGCGAGCAGGTCCTCTTCGCCGGGGCCGGCAAGCGCCAGCGCCTTGTTGACGGCGATCTCGATGTCGGTCGGGTGCTGGCGTAGGTGCCGCCAGCCGTCGCCGTCGCAGTAGCGGGGGAAGCGGGACACCTCCGCGAGCCACTGCGCCGCCTGGTCCAGCTCCTCCGGCGTCGGCTGCCGGGAGGGGTCGTTGACGTAACCCGCGCTGGTCAGGGCCTTCAAGAACGCCCACAGGGCCGTGTCGAGGCGCTCCATGACCGGGACCGCCTCCAGGGTGCCGTCCATGAACGCGGTGTGCGCGGCAGCGAACGCCTCGTCCAGGGCGGGAGTGTGTGCGTCGGTCATGCGGCGGCCTCCATGGCGGTCTGCTTGGCGACGCGGACCGGCCGGACTTCGGTCCACACGTCGACTCGGAAGGGAAGCTCGATCTTGTCGAGCCAGGTCTGGAACTCCCCGCGGAGCGCGGGTGGCGAGGTCTCCCATTGCTGTCGCGCCTTGGCGACGGCGAGGAAGTAGGCCTTGTGGTCGGGCATCCTGCGGCGCCGCTCGGTGATGACCCACTTGCCGTAGGTGCCGTCGGGCAGTCCGGCGACGAGCGGGGCGGTGGCTTCGTACTCGCGGACGGCTTCCTTGCGGTTTTCCTTCCACTCCCAGGTCAACGACGCCGCCCACTCGATCTTGGCGGCGTCGGGGTCTGGGCCGAGGATGGTGTAGCCCTGGGGGGAGCGGCCGGCGGCCTTGGCGGCGGGGATGTTCCAGCAGTGCGAGCGGAACGGGCACCGGTCGCAGATCGGGTCCCTGTCGGGGCCGCGGCCGTCGCGGGGCAGGTCGACGCCGAGTTCGATCGCGGCGGACAGCGCCTGGAGCTCGCCGAGGGCGGAGCGGGCGAAGTCCTCGTCGTAGGGCTCGGTGAAGACCTCGTTGTCGCCGTCCACGCGCGAGATGTAGTCGATCTCGATCCAGTCGACCGGTCGGCCTGTCGCGCGCATCCCGTAGCCGTAGACGGCCGCCTGCTTCCAGTGCTCGATCCGAGGTCCGTAGATGCCGATGTGCTCCCAGGCGTAGGCGCCGGCGGATTTGCGGTCGCCGACGATGGCGAGGATCTGGTCGTAGCGGTCGATGTGGCCGATGGCGTCCAGGCCGGGGATCGCAACCGGCAGCTCGTGCTGGACCCACTTGTAGAAGTGGGCGTCAGCGAGACGGCCCAGGTGGTGGAAGGCGGTGCCGAGGTCGGCGGCGGAGGTGTCGACCGGGTCCCGGACCAGGTCAAGCGGCGGATTGAGCCGGTATTGAACAGCGCGACGGCAGCGGCCGGAGTCGGAGGGGCGGACGCCCGTGCCGCTGGTCGCCTGCTCGCGCCGGTTGATCTCGTCCAAGTAGCGCTTGACGTCGTCACGGAACCGAGGCCGCGCGGCGAGCACCTGCTCGGCGAGCTTGTAGGCCGGGTGGGGCGCGTAGCGCTTGCAGCCGGTGTCCTTGTTGCCGCCGCCGCCCTTGGCGCCGGCGTGTTCGGTCAGGGGAGCCCCGCACATGCAGGGCGTGCCGCCGGGGGTCGGCTGGTACCCGGATTCGATGACGGTTCGGGCCGCGTTGATCGGAAGGCTCATGGGGCCTCCCACAGACTTTCGGGCATGCGTGTCTCCTGCTCGGCTGCCACCGGATCGCTCGGCCGGTGGTGTCGACATGGGGTGGTGCTCATGGCCCGGACGCTAGACCGGACCTGCGGTTACTGTCTGCGCTCACTCGTGTGCGCGCAGGTAGTTACCACGTTGAATCATGGTATCGCCATGACCCGGGCGGGTGGCAAGGCGTACCCACGCAGGGAACGGACCTCTGCCTCAAGTGGACAGGGATCGAACATCTCGTAGCCGCGGGCGTAGTCAACCAGTTACCGTTCTTTGCGGAACTCGACAACCGTCCAGGGGACTGGGGGGAGGGGGCGGCCAGCATGCTGAGCGTGAACGTCCCACTCCTGCTCACGACGCCCTTTTGGGAGATAGACCTCCGGTTGGCTGCCCATCGCGCACTCACCTCTGTCTGGGACTTCGCGGCGGACGCCTGGGACACGCTGCGAGGGCGATGCAGAGACCCTCTACGGGGGCACTTATCCCTGACCAGCAAATGGCGGCACACCATGACCGGTGACCAACGGGGCACAACCACCCCGCCAGAACAGGATCTCTCGCTGGCACAACGAACTACCCTGGCCCGGCGACTCGCGGCTCGGGACATCAGCGCTCACATGGCCTACGTGGCCGCACAGGACGCCGATGGTCTCGCCGAGTCGCTGGATCCATGCAAAACGCTGGACGTCCTCGCCCAGCGGTACCGGACCCTGGCAGTGCTCCACGCGCGGATCGTGAACGGCGCGAGCTGGGCACAGGTCGCCGGACGCCTCGGTATCGAGGCATCGACCGCGCGGGCGCTGTATGAGGAACCCGAGAAGCGGTGGCGGCAAGGGGACCCGCGGCCGTGGGCGGTGCAGGCCGCTCGGCTCGCCCTGGCTGCCGCACGCGCGGACCTGCCGCCGGCGGACCTGGACATCAACCCCGGCAACGCCGCAGACCTCGCGGCCGAACTCGAAAGGTTCGTGGCCGTCTACCCGTTCGAGGCGCCCGAGTAGGCGCGCGGCCGACCCCGCCAGGTGGGCCAGCCGCGCGCACGGTTCAGGACACGTGTGTGGCGTCCTCAGCGGGGCGACCACACCCCGGAGCGGCACACTCGGCGCCGTCCTCGCCCTCCACGAACAGGTGCAGCGGTGACCCCTCCGCCTCCGCCTCCGCCTCCGCCGCGACGCGGCCCAGCAGCACCGGCACCGGAGCGATCAGCATCCGACCGGCCTCCCGGTACGCCTGCGCCTCCTCCGCTCTGCCGGACTTGGCGAGCAGGTCGGCGACTGCGTCCCGCATCGGCCCGACGATCGCGACCATCTCGGCGGCAGTCGCGTCGTCGAGGTTCTTTCTGAGCTGCCGGACGACGATGTTGCCGTACGGCTTGCCGATCGCCTCAGAGATCATGGCGATCTCGTCGCGCATCCACTGGGCCAGCTCATCGGCGGTCGGCGTCTGCTCGCTGGCACCATCCGGCGTCGCGTCCTGCCCGGCCTCCTGGACGTCGTCGGGGGCGACCTCCACCGTGACCTCCGCCGTGGTCTCCGTCGTGGTGTCCGGTGCGGGACTCGTGCGGGTCCGCATGCTGGGGACCTGGACGGCCGTCACCGCCGACCGGTACTTGTCCTGGCGGGCACGGACCCCATCGGCGATCTGCTCGCGGGCGGCCGTCGCGTCGGCCTGCATCATCTCCTCGTTGGTGTAGATCCCCGACAGCCGCTCCGGGCACGCCTTGCGCAGGACGAGCGCTTCGGCGCACTTCCCGGGCATCAGGGCCTGCCCCTTCTCCCACATCTCCGACAGCTCCATGGCGATGCTGCCGTCAGGGTTGTAGACCTTCTCCCGGTACCACTTGTCGTTCTTGGTCTGCTTCCACTCGCCCTTGGCGGGGAAGTACGGCGCGTACATCTTCCAGTTCGCGATTGCAGTGGTGACGGCGTCGTTACCGTAGGGGTCGTAGTGCTCGAGGACGGCCTTGGCCGCGCCCGGGTGGTCGCGGATGTCGGGCCACTGCTCCCACCAGATGCGCCGCATGACCAGCTCGCCGGTGCGGGGGTCCTCCACGGCCCGCCAGGAGGAGTCGTCGTCGTCGTCCCCGGTCCAGTAGATCGTTGCGCCGCCCTTGATGCGGCCGGTGTCGTTGGCGAGGATCCGGAAGCCGTCGATGCCGGTCTGAATCGTGAAACTCGCGTTGTCTCCGTCGCCGCGCTTGATCAGGTAGATCTGCCGCAGGAACGGGTTGAGACCCCTGGACGTGCATGCCTCAATGAACACCTCCATGTGAGGCCACGCCTGGCGGTCCATCGGGTCGAAGTTGACGATGCCCTTGAACGCCTCCAGTTGGCGGGCGGTCATGTCGCCTATCCCCTGGTCGCGGCGAAACACCAAGACGCCACCGGAGGCGGGGGTGAAGGCGACCGCGCTCTCGGTGCGTTCGATGCCTTCGTCGTCGGGGATGGGGGCGTTCGGCTCGCGGGTCTGGACGGGCGATGCGTGATCGGCTGTCATGCACACTCTCCTTTTTAGGCCCGGTCGCTCTCCGGGCCTATCGTTGCTGGCAGGCGGCCTTTTGGTCGCCTCCCGCTCACCTCCAGGGTACTAAATACCCGTACTTTTGGCAGCAGTCGGGGATGCATGGCAGGGCACGAACGGCTTACGCTTGGGCGCGTGAGGACGAGCGATCCTCACGCTTGCGCGGGCATCCCGGCCCGCCATCACACAGGAGCCCATCACCATGACTGTCCATACGCCCAGTTCAGACGCGCCTGCCGGACGTCCGAAGAGGCGCCCCCGCTTCCCCACGATCGAGCCGGTGACCAGCCCCACGGCCGAGGACCTCGCCACGATTGACGCGCTGCTCGCGCTGAACGAGCAGGAGTACGCCGATCGAGTGTGGGACTACGTGTTCAACCCCGACCGCGCCGGCAACCGCGTGTTCGGCGCCCCGGCGCTCGCGCAGCACACCCTCATCGCGCTCGCCCAGTTGATCGACCGGGAGAACCAGGCGATCAACACCGCCCGGGGCAAGCCGGCGACCGACCGGCACTACCGGTGCCGTACCCGGCTGAGGGGATACCGCAAGCAGCTCCAGTCCCGGCTGATCACCTCCACCAGCCGCCGCCGCGCCGAGCGCATCCTCGGCCACATCATGTACGAGGACGTCGCCGCGGTGGAGCACGCCCTGCGCGCCGGCGAGAGCGACCAGGCCGCCGAACTCGCCGTCTGCTGCCGCCTCGCCCGGCCGGTCCCCGCCCCGCCGGTGCCAGCCGACGCTGGCCAGCCCGATGCCGAGGAGTTGACGGCTGCCGATGCGCGGGAGATCGACGTCCTGGTCGAGATGGACGACGAGGAGTTCACCAGCGTCCTGACCGGCTGGGTGTTCGCGCCAGACCGGTCCGGCAACCGCGTGTTCACCTCGCCCGCACTGGTGAACCGCACCTACACCACCCTCATGCACCTGATCAAGGTCGAGAATCACGCCATCGCGTCATCCCGCAGCCTCAAGTCGAGGGAGCGGCACGAGCGGCGCCGTACCCGTCTGGCCGCCTACCTCAAGCAGGTCCAGGCCGCGCTGCCGGCCGAGCTCACCGTGCGCCGGCGTGCCGAGCAGATCATCGCGCGGGTCATGGCCGACACTCTGGCGGAGCTCATCCAGGATCTGGAGGCGGGGAAGACGGCGGCTCAGGCCGAACGGGCGGCACGTCAGCGGCTCGGGCTGCCCTTCAAGCCCGCGCCGAAGCGGGGCCGGAAATGAAGAACCACCCCTAACCGGCCTGTTCGGGACTATCGCTAGTCCAGGCCGATGTGCTCTGGCAGCAGGTCGGCCAGGGTCATCGCAGAGAGCGAATCCGCCTTAGCCTCGCCGTTGATAGCGACCCGCCCAGGAGACCCGGCGAGCCCGCCTCTCGAACCCACTGCGAGGGGGTGGTTGCGGCACCCATGCTAGACCATGGTTGGGGAGCCGCAAATCACCCATCTCGCGGGGTGTGTTTGGCCAGCCAGCCCGCGACGAACGCGCACACCGGCGGCGTCACCACCGTCACCAGCATCTGGAGCGGCTCTGGTACGGCGCCATGGAGCACGTACTCCTGCAACAGCCACACGATCACCCCGGCAACTGCGGCAGCGCTGGTCGAGGCTTTGACCTTCACCTCGACCGGCTGCTTCCGATCGTTCACGGTCTACCGTCCCTCCCCCGCCTGCGGAGTGATCCCGGCCGAGATGAGCTGCCGTCGCAGCGTGCCGACCGTCCGCTCCAGCGTCGAGATCTGCCCCTGCAACGCCCGCACCTGATCACGCATCGTGTTGGAGGCGTCCTGCTCTTGGGCCAACTGGGCGGACAATCTGTCAGCCTGGGCCTGGACCCGATCCAATTGCTTCTCTAGCTGGGCCAGGGCGTCCTCGTAGATCTGCCGCGCCCTCGCGAACGCCTCGGCGTCGACCTTCGTCCGCTCCAACTCGGCCTGCCGCTCGGCCGCCGTGACCGCGGTTTCCTGCGTCCGCCGATTGGCGTCGGTGGCGGACCGGTAAGCGAACGCCGCGACGCCGAGAGGAACGGCGCCGATGGCCACCTGAATCAACAGCTCAGGAATGGTCGCCATCGCCCGCCTCCGGCCACGTGGCGATCAATGCGATCCAACCGCCGAACGCCGCCCAGATGCTCGCGGCCACCCACCCGCGAGGGTTGGCCCCCGTGAACACCCCGACGACGTGGGCGATCCCGTACGCGATCATCAGGCCGGAGGTGAGGGCGTACGCCAACCGGTCGGACTTGGCGAACGCCTGCACCAGCGACAGCACCCCGGCCGCCGTCCACGCCGTCACCCATACCTGCACCGGCAGGATGTCCACCAACACCTGGTAGCCGGGCTGGGCCTGGACGTACGGCGGCGCGAACGCGAGCGACGCGGAGATCAGCAAACCGAGCGCGCCGACGAACAGCAGGGACACGCCGCGGCGGCCGACCCGCCGCCACAACCTGCGGCCCGCGCCCCTGCCCCACGCCCGTGCCCTCACGTGGGCATCGTCTGCGGCCGCCGCGGTTAACGTCGCCCCCTCACCTCTGCCAGGCGGCCAGGACCCGCACGGTCGTTGCGTCCGAACCCGACACCCGGCGGGCCTCGACGTACACCCGGTGCGCGCTGCCGATCGCCCAGGCGTCCGGCAGCGCGATCATGACCCGGGCGTCCTGGTCGGCTCCGCCGGCGGCGGTCGTCACGGCCGCGCCGGTCAGCCCGAGGTCCGGGACGGTGAGCCGGGCCTCCATCACCGACGCGGCCCCCGTGCCGAGGCCGAGGTCGGCGTACAGGTTGTGGCCGGACCGGTAGACCATGGTCACGTGCGTCTGGACGAAGCTGCCGGATGTGCAGGGCACACCCGAGGCGGGCGCCGCCACGGTGAACGACAGGTCCTGGCGGCGGATCTTGGCGCCGTTCGTCGCCACGGCCCCCCGGATCGCTGACACGGCCCGCACTAGGTTGGGACCCTTGGTGACGAGCCGGGAGCCCGCGTGCCGGGACGGCGGCGGCGTCGGATAGTCGCGTGCTTCCATCGTTCCCTCGCCTAGTGCGTGATGATGTCGCCGCAGGTGAACTCGTACTGCTCCTCGCCCTCGTCGCCCGCGGTCACCGAGACGCCGGTGATCCGCAGGTAGCCGATGAACCCCGGGGCACCCGTCTCCGGATCGGGCGGCCACCGCCAGTCGGAGATCCGCACCAGGACGTCGTCCCCCAACTGGAAGTCGCCGATCTGCAGGCCGGGCTGCGCGACCGCGGTGAAGTGGGCGACGACCCGAGGCCCGGACCGGTAGGCGCCCAGCGCGTCGGCGTGGGCCTGCAAGGTGGCGGAGTCGACGATGCCGTCGAAGTTCTCGCCGTACTCCATGATCGGGTACCCGTCGGCGATCAGGTCCGGCCGATCGCATCGCGCGGTGAGCTGCACACCCTCGTCCGTCTCGGTGTTGGCCCACGACCTGGTCGCCATCGGCGTGCCCGCGTCCGCCCACGTGTAGGTCTCGATGTTGCCGCCGCCGACGAAGCGGTTGAACTCGAACACCACGCCCGACGCGCTGCCCACCCGCCCGAGGCGGGGGTAGCCCAGCATCAGCGACTCATGCGGCAGCCCGCCGACCCAGACGACCTGGGACGCGAAATCGAACCCGTCGATGACCTCGCTGAGTTGGGTCAATGCCGTCAGGACGGGGGACTGGTCGTACTGCGAGAACGAGCGGTCCCGGACCCGGCCGGACAGCACGCTGGGATCGGTGTGCATCCACATGTCGCCGCCTGGCTCCTCCTGCACCGAATCCAGGAAGGCGCAGGCCATCGGGAGCTGGTCGACGCCGCGGTACTCCACCGTCGGCATCGTCCGGACTGCGAAGTAGCCGAGGGTCTCCTCGGCGGTGACGGTGAGGATGCCGGAGGAGGAGTCGTAGCCGGGTTCGGCGTTGATCCAGCCTCCCCAGACGAGCATCCCGTCCCGCTCGACGAACACCTTGGTGCGGTAGGGCAGCACCGCGTCGGCGATCCGCTGCGATGGGAAGTCGTCGGAGTACATCGGGATCTGCCCGGTGAACGTGCCGACGCCGGACAGCTCCCAGCCGTAGGACACCTGCTCCATCGGCAGCGTGTCGATCAGCCGCTTCGTCGAGATGTCGTAGAAGAGGTATCGGTAGGTCGCCACGGGTCACCAGACCGGCTGCACGCACAGCCAACTGTCCGTGATCTGGTGGGTGGCGGTCGTTCCGGAGCTGAGCCTGCCCATCAGCTTGACCGTGGTCGGCCCCGCGGTGAGTCCCGTGTACAGCTTCGTCCTGGACGCGGACTGGCTCGGCGTCAGCGAGTTGGCGACGGCCGGTCCAGCGACGCACGCCGAGTAGCCGGTCGACGGCGGGACCGTGTTCGCGCCGGAGATCTGCGGCGCCACCCGAAGCGTCGAGTCCGCGCTGTTGGAGTTCCACCCCGAGAAGCCCCAGGAGATCAGCAGCTTGCCGCTGGCGGGCACCGTGACGTTGAGGGACGGCGCCGCGGTGTAGTCCAGCCAGGCCGCCGCCGCCGAAACAGTCCTGTTGCCCCCCTCGTCTGCGGCGTAGGAAGGGGCGTAGGCGGCCAGGATCGACGCGACACCCGCCGCCGTCTGGTAGCCCTCGTTCCGCCAGCCCACCCAGCCCGTGCCGTTGTGCCAGAGCGGGAGCAGGTTGGTGAGGTCGTAGGCGGCCATGCCCGGGTGCGGGTTTGCCGGCAGAGCGCTGGCTGGTGCGGGGATCGCCCCGCCCAGCGCGGCGACGAACGCCCTCTGGTCAGTGATGTTCGCGTTCGTGATCGAGGAGGCGGCGGCGTTGACCGTCACCATCGCCAGCGGGATCGCCGCCGGCGGGACGGCAGGGGCGACCGGCGAGCTCGCCGGCGTGCCGGTGACCACCTCCAGCGTCCACTGGTTGGCCGACCCGGACGCCTCCGAGTCGTACACCCGCGCGATGATCAGGTCGCGGCGGCCGAGCGTGGCGTGCGCCCCGGTGATCGTCACGTCGTAGGGGGCGTCGTTGGACACCGTGTAGACGCCGCCGGTCGCCGACGCCGCCTGGACGAACGCCACGCCGGCGCTGACCGTCACGACCATTCCGGGCGTCGCGCGCTGCGTGACCTGGAGCGCCGTGTTGCCCGGCGACGGCCGGACCCCGGAGCGGACCGCGAGCGGGCCGACACCGTGCAGCGGAGGCAGCGTCGCCGCGGCCGCGAGCCGGTCCAGCCGCGCCGGATACGTACCGGCCTGCAGCCAGGACGGCGGATTGAGAGGAGCCACAAAATCCCCCAGGGGTCAGGACCATGCCGAGGAGGCGGTCACGGTCATTTGCGGAATGGGGGTGGGCGTGATGTCCGGCGGCGGCGTCCCAGGTGTGCCGCGGAACGCGATCTCGTTGGAGCCGGGCGCGAGCATCCACCAGGCCGACGTGGCGGTGATCCGGTACGCCTGGTTCGCTGCGCCGTTGAGGAGGGCGACCTGCGTTTTGAGGTCGATGGTCAGCGTCTCGTCGTAGGCCAGCGTGAGGTCGAATGCCAGTTCGCGGCCCGAGGCCACGTGCTCGACCTGCGGGTTGATGACCGGCCCGGTGATGACGATCACGGCGGGCGTCTGGTCGTAGTCGCCGTCCTGCTGGATGTAGACGCTCCCGGTGGAGCCACCCGCGCCCGCGCCGTAGGTCACCGAGTAGGTCCGCGAGTAGGTCCGGCCGGCGGTCAAGGACGCGGGGAGCGTCGTGGTGCCGCTCATGGGGGTCGCCGCGTACCGCCGGGGATCGGCCGCCACCACGGTGAGCGCCCACCGGAACGCGAACGATCCCTCATCGGTCAGCGCGACCTGATCCGACATGCGCACGTTCGCCACCCGGGTCAGGTGGTCCTCGGCGACGACGAGCTGCACCAGGGTCCGCGGGTTGACCGCCGCCTTGATGCGGTCCTTGGCGGCGAGCATGGTCAGCCGGTCGGGCGCGACGGCCCGCCCGGACAGGGTCACCACGCGCGGCCCGTAGAGCCCGGGGCCTCCCCATGCGCCGTCGGTGCTGTTGCGGGGTTCGGTCAGTGCCCGGACCGGCGGCGAGGAGGACCAGCCGTCCTCGGCCTCGACGATCCAGTCGACGCCCCAGGCGTCGGTGACGTTGCCCTCCCAGGTGCCCAACCTGTAGAGGGGCGTAGCCGTCTGCGTGCTCAACGGAGCATCTCCCCCAACTTGCGAGCGGCGACGACGCCGATCTCGTGCTCGGACTGCCGTGGCTGGGGGTGGATGTGCTGGACGATCTGCGGCTGCCCGCCGACGGCGGCCAGGGCGTGCAGGGCCGGGGCGGTGGCCGTCGTGCTGCGGTGGAGGCGGGCGGCGCTGTTGTTGAGCGCCTGGACCGCGCGCTCGCCGCCGAGCAGGTCGACGACCTCCGGCGTGATGACCCACTCGCGGCGGCCGGTCGCGTTGAGGACGGCGTTCCAGCCGCGCTCCAGTGGGCCGCCGTGGTCGCGCTTGAGGAAGCTCGCGGGTGGGCGGCCCCACCAGGCGGGCCGCTCGGGAACTTCCCGGACCCGGGCGCCGGTGTACGGCGCCTCAATGATCTTGTTGTTGCCGCTGTAGAGGAACTCGTGGCCGGGGTGCGGCTGGCCGATGTCACCTTCGCGCGGACGACCGGTGACCGGCGTCAGCCAGGGCTTCTGCGTGTAGGTGGTGCGGGGCATCAGCTTGCCCGTCACCCGGTACCAGGCCTGCTGGACGAGGCCCGAGCAGTCCAGGCCCTTGCCCCAGGCGGTGCCGCCCCATACGTACGGCACGCCGATCTGCGTGCGGGCGAGAGCTACGGCCTTGCGGCCAGGGCCGCCGATCTCCTCGTCCTTGCCGTCCAGCCAGTTCAAGAAGCCGTTGACCATCCGCCGGGGGACGGATGCGAGCCCTCGGGCGAAGTCCGAGCCGCCCAGGGAGTGCTCGATGGCCGACAGGACCGGGTCGACCACCACAGAGGCGGCCTTGCGGATGCCGCCGACGAACCAGTCCTTCGCCTGGCCGAAGAACGACTTGATCCCGCCGATGATCCCGCCGTCGGCGAACCCCGGGCCGGGGTCGCCGACCAGGCCCAGCATCCGGGCGACCGCGCCGGCGCCACCACGGCGGGCCGCGGCGTTGGATGCGTTGATGTAGTCCTCGCCAACGGCACGCACCCACTCCGGCCGCATGACGGCCTCGCCGCCGGACAACCGCAGCGCGCCGCCGGTGGGGGAGGTGAAGGTATGGACATCGCGACCGGGGGTGTAGCCCGGCAACACGCCGCCGGTCGCGAAGCCCCGAGGCATCGGGACCTGCAGGTTGTCCGGCTTGATATTGAAGAAGGACGCCACCTTGTTCCAGGCAGCGAGGATTCCGCGGTTCAGCACCGTGTCGATCACGAAGCGGACGGGTGCCTTCGCGATGTCACCGATCTTGTTCCAGGCTGTCTTGATCGCGCTGACGGCGATCTCGAAGCCTTTCTTCACGGCGTCGATCCCGGCCTTCAGCCCAGCAAAAGCAGGCTTAATGATCTTGTCTGTGGCCCAGGAGATCGCCGCACCGATCCCCTTGAACGCTGGGGAAATGATCTTCTGCCAGAGCCAGGTCGCCGCTGCGCCGATGGCCTGGAATGCCGGGACGATGATCGTCTTCCAGAGCCAGGTGGCTACCGCGCCGACGACGCGGAACGCCGCGTCGACCCCGTCCCGGAACCACTTCACGTTCCTGTAGGCCCAGACCACGCCCGCGACCAACGCCGCAATCGCGATCACGATCAGCCCGATCGGATTGGCATCGAGCACGAAATTCAGGGCAGTCTGCGCGGCCGTCCACAGCGCCGTCGCAGCCCGCACTGTCCCCTGAGCGACCGCCATCGCGATCGTCTTGGCCGTGTTCGCGGCGGCAGCGAGCGCGGCCTTGCCGTACTGCACCACCAGGCTGCCCACGGCGGTCGCCGCACCCCACGCCGCCGTCGCACCCCGGCCGATCGCACCGGCCACCGACGACAGACCGCCGAGGATCGCAGAGCTGGCGCTCTTCGCGAGCGACGCCGTCCACGACCCGACCGCGGCCGCACCACGCCGCGCAGCCGCCGCGGCCTTCTCGATCCCGGCCGCAACCGCCTGACCACCGACGGCGCTGGCGACCGATGCGGCACCCTTCTCCGCACCGCGCCCGGCCACCCGCCGGGCGACCGCGCCACCGGCCCGCTTCGCGCCAGAAGCAACCGCCCCGCCCGCGCTCTTGGCGGCCCGGCCGACTGCACCGGCTCCACGCTTGAGCGCCCCGCCCGCCTTCGACGCCGCACTGCCGACGAAACCGCCGACCGCGTCCGCCGCGTACATCCCGCGCAGCGCGACAGACTCGGCGGCGCCCTTGACTGCCCCGCCTGCCTGCTTGGCCGTGAGTTTGGCGACGCCGCCGACCCCGAGCCCACCGGTCAACGGGCCGGTCAGAGCACCGACGACCTTGCCGATCCCGGTGTACTTCGCCAGCTTGGCGACGTTGCCGAGGATCCCGCCGAGCCCCTTGGCGACCAGGCCCAGGCCGAGCCCGGCACCGGACAAGGTCAAGATGGCCGACAGGACCGCTCCACCGCCGGGAAGCTTAGTGATCGCCTCCAGGACGTCGAGGATGCGGTTCAGGACCCAGAACAGGCTGGACAGGCTGTCACCGCCGGTGATCTCACCGAAGCGGACGAACAGGGAGATGACCCGGTTGAGCAGATCGCCGAACTGGCGCATGACTGGGACGGTGTTCTCGAAGAACCGTTGGATCCGCTCCGCGTTGGCCGGGTCGCCGGTCCAGTTCCGGAACTGCTTCGCCGCCGCGGCGAGCGAGCCGAGCAGGGTGTCACCGGCCGGCCGCGCGAGCTTGCCCAGGTTGAACAGGCCCGCCGTGAAGTCGGCGATGATCCGGCCGAGTGTCTTGGCCGACTTCTTCGCCCGCTCGAAGAACGCTGCCATGGTGCCGGTCTCACGGCCGACCCACGCCGCCTTCTCTGCTGCCTCCGAGAGCTTGAGCACCCACCGGGCGAACGGCTCCAGGAGCGTCGGCCCGGCCACGACGGCGACATGCCGAAGCGCGGAGACGATGGCGTTCAGGGCGTCACCGAACGTGGACAGCGCCCGGTTGTTCGACGCCATGACGTCGCCGATGTCGCGCTGGAACAGCGGCTGCGTCGCCGTCGCGGCCAGCCCCCGCGCGAGCGCGCCGATACGGCGGCCGGTGTCGACGAGTCCCTTCTGCAGGACGTCGAGCAGCGGGAGACCCTGGGTGATGGCCGCCTGCAGCGGAGGCAGAAGTGCCTGCTGAACGGCGTTACGCAGCTTCTCGAACCGAGGCTGCAACGTGCTGTTCAGGAACCGCGCGAATGCCTGGCCCGCCGGCGAGAGCTTCGACATGGCGTTGTTCAGCGCGCGGAACGCAGCGGTCTGCCCAGCCGCCGCCGAGGTCCCGCCGGCCATCGCCTGGGCCACCGCCTGCTGGGCATCCCGCACCCGTCGGGCGGCGTCGGCCTGCGCGCGTGCGACATTCCGCGCCGCGTCCTCCCGGATGCGCGCGAGCTCCTTGGCGGCCGCGACCTCCGACTTCTGGGCGTCGAGCACGCTCTGCTGCGCGGCGACGACACGCTCGTCACCGTCGACACCCTCGGCGTCCGCCTTGGCCTTGGCCTTGGCCAGCTCCTCGTTACGCGCCTGGATCTCGGCGAGCCTCTGCTGCGCCTGCCGGAACGCCAAGTCCGCTTCACGCCGCTGCAGGTCGGTGGCGACCGCCCCCGGCGAGGCCAACTGCTGGAGCTGCCTCTCCGCATGCTCCAACGCGATCTTGGCGGCTTCTTCGTCGAGCTTCCCGCCGGCGACCTCGAGCGCGAGGTCCTTCATCCGCTGGATGGCGTTGAGCCGCTCGGCGTTCAGCTTGGCCAGGGCGCGCTGCGTCGCCTGGTGTGCGGACGCCAGCCGGGCCTCGCCGGACTCGATCGACCGGGCGGCGTTGCGCTCGTCGTCGGCCACCTGCTGGGCCGCCTGGCGCCGGGCGTCGGTCAGCCGCTGCTGAGCCGCCCGGACCTGGTCCAGCGCGGCCGCCCGCTGGGTGCCCGCGGTCCGGGACGCGGCTCCGGATGCGGTCTCGGCCTTGCCCAGTTCCTTGACCGCCGCGCCGATGCCGCTGAACCCGAGCAGGAGCGCGCCGAGGCCCTGGACGGCCACACCGGCGAGGTTCGGGATCGCGGCCAGCACGCCGACGGCCTGCGAAGCGGAAGCCGTGATCGCGTACAGGCCACCCGCCAGGTTGGCGAGCGCGCCGGCCGCGACCATGATCCCCGACGCGATGGCTGGGAACTTCGACAGCGACGTCAGCAGGTCCCCGACCGACGACAGCGTCCGCTCGGCCGCGCTGCTGTCCGCCTCGACACCGATCCGGATCGGGTTGAGCTGCTGACGTGCCCGCAGCGCGGCGATCGACGCCGCCGCCCGGGTCGTGTCGGCCTCCACGTCGACCTTGAGGTCCCGGGTCAGCTCGTTCAGCTTCCGCCGGGCCGTCGTCGTGTTGACCTCGACAGCGACGCGGACCTTCAGGTCCTTGGCCGCCTCGGCGAGCTTGTCCTTCAGCTCTTTGCGGATCTGGGTCCGGCTCGCCTGGACGGTGATCTGCGCCTTGGCAGCCTTGGACGCCTCCCGTGCCGCGGTCTGCGCCTGCGCCTGGATACGGCTACGGTCCAGCTCGACCTTGATCTTGGCCTTGACGTCCTTGAGCTCGGTCTTGAGCTTCGTCTGCGCGTCCCGGCGGAAGCCACTGGTATCAGCGAGGACATCGGCGTAGATACGCCCCGCCGATGCGCCCTCCGCCACCCCACGCCTCCACCGGCCCCGGCCAGGCGGGGCACGCTCATGGGGGTGGGCATCGCGCGCCAAGCTACGGAGCGGCAGGTGCTAAGGTCGACCGCTGCCCCGGCCGAGGCGAAGCCGCAGCTAGAGGGCCGTTTCACGCGAAGATCTAGAGAGATCGCCGTCGATACACTGAGGACGAGACGCCTGAAGGAGCCACATCGTGAGTGACATCACTGAGACGCTCCGGTCCCTGGCAGCCGGAGACGTCACCCTCGACCAGGTCGCCGAAGACTTCGCGGCGCGGACCTGGCCGACCCCGCCCAAGCCCGCCGACAACCTCGACGCCGCCATGAAGCGGATGGCCGAGGACCCGGAGCCGCTGACCCCGGGAACCTGGGACGAGGTGTCAGCGGCCTATACCTCCGGCCTGATCGACGATGAGCAGTACGCCGCCCTGTTCAAGGCGGTCCAGCGCCACTAGCGCCGACCCCGGGAGGCGCGGGAACGGGCCGCGTCGGAGGCATCCGCGTACGCCTCGTCCAGCGCCTCCTCCAGGTCCTGCTCGATACGCTCCAGTCGCGGGTCACTGCCATATCCCGGCCGCGACCGGATCTGCCGAAGCTCCGCGCTGATCATCTCTACTCGCTCCTGCGCCGGATCGTCGTACCAGCCGTTCGTATCCAGCAGCTCTGGAGCTCGGCCCCGCACCGAGTTGTCGAACAGCGCCCACCCTTCGAGCTGATCTTTCAGCTCCTCGAAGTTCCGGCGGTTCGCCGAGGACCAGTCCGCCACCGCGTTCGCACGGATGACTTCCGGAGGAACGAAGCGGCCGCCCTGCCCCTTGCCTTCGCGGTACCGCTCCAGCCCGCGCCGGTGCCGCGACAGCGCGCGGGAGACGCTCTCCTCGACGGGGATGTCGACGAACACCGACCGGATATCGAGGTAGCCGGCGTCCCGCAACTCCTTGATCCGCCGCGCCGTCGAACCCTTGCTCGCCATCGTGATGTCCCAGATCACATTGGTCTTGTTCGCGTACAGCCGCTGCGCGAGCAGATTCGCGATGTGCCCGGACTCCTCATGGATCAGCGCGGCACCCTCCATCGGCGCGACGCCCTCGACCTTCGGGACCATCCCGCGCTCGGCCATCATCTCCTTGACGTCATCGACGTTGATCGTCGCGAAGTCAGCCGAGGACACATCGGCATGGCGTTCGAGGACCGTTGTCTTCCCTGCTCCGCCCAGGCCGCCGGACAGCAGCGCCCGACCCTCACGCGGCACCGAGGAGTACTTCTCCATCATCTCGTCGACGATCTGCTTGTGCTGGCGGGCACGCTCGGGCGTGTAGGTCTTCCCGTCGCCGTTCTTGGTGTGGAGCTTGTCGGTGGACAGCCCGTCAGCGAGCGCCTTGTCCAGCCGCTGGCGCAGCTCGGCCGTGTGCTTCTCGTACTGGGCGTCGGTCAGCGGTGCGTGGCCACCGCCGTCCGGCTTCACATCCGGTGTGACGTCCGGCTTGACATCCGGCTTGCTCTTGTCGAGGGACACCTTGGCACGCGACACCGACCGGACGACGCCATCGGCGTCCTCCACCAGGATGCCGCCGTCTGCGGCGCGACCTCGGACCACACCCGGGCCGTGCCCCTCCACCGACACGTGGGATCCAACAGTCGCGAACTGTCCGTCCCTGTCCCGCGGGTGCTTGTTCGGATCCCATGCGCGCGAGATCCGCCCCGCCAGGCGCCTCAAGCTGCCCTTGCTCTCGACCGTGTAGGTCAGGCCGCCCCGCTCCCACCGCAAGCCCTTGTCGTGCATCCCGCCCCGCCTTCAGATCACCTGCGGCGAAGGTAGGGAGGACAGGCAGGTAGTGTCGCGGGCTGCGACCTCGGCCCGCCCCAGCTCAGGCGGCGGCCGCCGCCGGCGAATCGAGACCGAGCACGAACTCGTGCATCGCCTTGATGTGCCGGGCGTCGGCCAGCGCGTGGTGAGCGACGCCGTCCCGTTCCGGGAGGCGCGGTCCGCCCAGGCGGGCGACCTCCTGTCGTACGTCGTTCGTCCACTTCGGAATGTCCGACGGCAGCGCGGCCATCGGGCCGAACATCTGCGCCAGGACGACATGGTCGTAGGCGCTGTACCAGCCCCACATTTCGGCATCGGCAGTGGAGGTGATGAACTGCCGCACCTCGTTGCGGATCACCCATCCTGGCTTCACGACCGGGTCGGTCAGGTCCAGGCGCCCCACGAACGGGGGAGCCATGATCAGGTGCCGCCCGAGCGGATCATGCAGTGCCGCCGGGTCGAACTTCTCAGGCGCGAACTCCACGAGCGGCAGATGCGGCCAGACGTTCGTCATCAGCCACTCGTGCTTGTGAACCCGCTCCCAGGGGGCGTCGCTGAACACCGCGTAGTACTCACGCCCGTCCTCGGCCACCATGCCCACAGAGATCGGATCGACCGTTCGGCCATCCTCAATGAACTCCCAGTCGTGATAGATCCGCACACTGCCTCCCGTCTCGTCTATCCCTGGGACCGGCGGCGAGCCGCGTGCGCCGCCTTCAGCACGCTGACCGCGTGCGCCATCCCCGTCTCGCCCGTCTGCCCCCGCTTCAGATGCGCAGGACGTGGCACCTCGACCGGCCGGCGCCGCCGATGGTCCGACGCCGTGATCGACACTTCTTCCTTGATCTGCGCCAGGAGCTCGTGTTCGAGCGTCCACTCGCGGGCCTGCCGCAGCCGCTCCCGGATCTCCGGCGTTGTGCGCACCAGCGAGTCGTCCGGCAGCCGCACCACGTAGGCGGCGAGCTCGCGGACCCCTATGCGGCCAGGGGTTCCTGCAGGTGCCCAGCAGAGGCGGGCGTCGAGTCCGAGATGGGCGCGGAAGTCGTAGGCGAGGTCGTCCCACCGTCCGAGGGCGTGGTGGGCTGTGAGGATTCCCCCAGGCCCACTCCGTACCAGCCGACGAGGGCGCTGATCAGGTCGGCGACGTCCCACGGCGTCGGCCGCATGCCGACAAACGCGGCGTATCCGGCCTCACCGAGGAGTCGCCGCCCCATCTCCTTGACCGCCTCGATCAGCTCCTTCGGCAGGTCCGGGTTCGCGGCCAGGACGTCGACCACGTAGGAGATCGCAGCCATCCCTGACGTTTCCTGGTCAGTGGCCGACATCATCACCAGGGCCTGGCGGACCAGCAGGGCCAGGTCGACGTTCACGTCCTGCAGAGGCTCCAGAACGTCCAGGGCGAATTCCGGCTCCAGTTCGGCGATCAGGACGTCGCCGTACTGGAGCCGCAGAACGTCGCCGCGGCCTTCCCGCTTGGCAGCGCGAGCGGCGGCGCGCGCGGCCCGCTTGGCGGCCAGGTCGACGACTTCTGGGGTGTAGGGCATGTGTGGGCTCCCTCCGAGTGGGCGATCGGCGAGAGCGTAGAAAGGCCGCATGCGTAAGGTCGCGCCCTGCGGCGAGCGCGGGCGGCAGGTGGCCGACGTCCAACCCCGGGGACGCCGGCCACCTGGAACCCCTCGGGGTTCGTGCCGCGATTGCGGGGGCGACTCCGTTCTCGCGGCCTGCCAGGGGACGATAGGGACCCAACCGCCGCAGCTCCGACCCAGGACGCGCCGGCATGTCGGCCCTTTACGGCCCCCAGGAGGGCTCTGGCTGTGGCCCCAACCGGGGCCTGATGTCAGGGAGTGACGGCGAACGCCGGGTCCGTCGTGAGCAGGTACCAGCTATCGCCGACGTCGGATCCCAGGACGGTCAGCCGCAGAGGCAGCGTCGACTCACTCGTCTTGTTCAGGCTGACCTCGGCGCCTTCGGCCTGCTCCGCCTTCGGGATCACGAGCCGGTAGGTCTTGCTGCCGTCGATGACCTCGACGATGCACGCGGTCTGCGTCCGCCCGCCCACCGGGGGAGGAGCGAAACGGTAGTGCGCCGGCGGACCGGCGACGCTGGTGACCGTGCCACCACCGAATACCGCCTTGAAGTTGCCCGCGGACCATTCCTGGAGGTCGACCTGCACCTGCACGGTCTCTTCCGTCTGGAAGCGCCGGGTGGGGAAATTCGACTGGTGCGACCTCACCTCTTCGAAGGAAGGATCCGTCGACCACTGCAAACTGTCGGGGGTGAAGTAGCCGACCTCCTTCCAGTCCGGGTCGAGCGTGCTGGTCGGGTCAGCGGGCGCGGTGGTGCCTACCGGAGCCAAGTACACGCGCGCGAGCTGCGGGACAACGATGCGGGTCGCATCCACCGCCATGAGGCACTCCGTTGCTCATGGGGGTGGGCATCGGCCGCCAAGGTACGGAGCGGCGACGGTTAAGGTCGCGCCCTGCAGCGGACGGAAAAGAGCAGGTCAGCGATATCGAAGGCGTTCTTTGCCCTCATGCCATAATTGCGGCGGCAACTACCCCACGAAGGAGACCGTCGTGTTCACCCTCGACGAGCTCGACCGGTTACTCACCGATCCCGTCGACCGCCGGTTCTTCGCCAAGCTCGCATACGGCGAGGTGCCCGCCCATCAGTCCGACCTCGGCCGCTGCATCATCTGGACGCGCGCCACCAACAAGGACGGCTACGGCGCGTTCAAAGACGGCGACGGGAAGACCGTCAACAGCCACCTGTGGCTGTACCGGCGTCTGGTCGGCCCTCTCCCCGAGGGCTACGAGCTGGACCACCTGTGCCATCGCCGGGACGTCTGCACACCAGGCCCGACCTGCCCGCACCGGGTATGCGTCATCCACGTCGACCCGGTCACCCAGCTTGAGAACTGGCGCCGCAGCGGGGCCATCACCGTCATCCACGCCAACCAGGAGATGTGCGAGGGCTACAAGGGCACGTACCACCACCCGCTCAGCGGCGACAACCTGTACATCACCCCCGACGGCCGCCGCGAGTGCAGGGCATGCCACCGGATGCGCTGCGAGGACTACCGAGCCCGCCGCAAGATGCTGCTCTCCAAGCTCCGCGACGCCGAACTCCGCGCGGCCGGGCAGCTCACCCTCATCGACCTGTAGCCCGTCACGCCGGCACGGGGTGGCAGTAGACGCGCACCTGCGCGAGATACCGCGGCTGCCCGTTCGGCTCGGGCTGCCAGCTCCCCCCGAGCAGCGACTCGACCTCGGTGATGACCGGGCCGGCCGCCGGCGTCTCCTGCTCCGGCAGCTCCTTCAGTACGCCGAGGGCCAGATACAGCAGCCACCGCAGTTGCGCCTTCCCCGGACTGCCGTCGAGGTCGCCGTACGCCTCGATCTGCACGACCGGCGCGAGCAGCCACCGCAGATCCCGATCGTCCCCAGGCGGGTCGGTGATCCTGATCCGCGGGTACGGCGGCTTGTTGACCAGCCCGACGCGGTCCACGCCACCCAGCTCGGCGACCATCAACGGATGGGCACCAAGCCAGGTGATGACCCGCGGCAGCGGATCCGCGCGGGCCAGGTCGTCAGCGGCCACCGGTCAGGACTTGCCCGACGACTTGGCCGGAGCGGAACCACCCAGGGCCTGGGTGACCTGAGCAGCGTCCTCCGGATCGACGTGCGCCGCGTACCCCGCGTCAATGATCGCCTGGGCGTACTCCTGCGGGACTGTGATCTTCGAGCCGGTCGGGTAGTCCTTCTTCGCCTGGGCATGCAGACGCTCCGCCTGCTGTGCCGTCAGCGGGTTCGAGAGAGTGAGCGTGACCGTGTCCGCCACCAGGGCCTCCAATGCGCGAGTAACGCCGCCGAGGATGCCCGCCCGCACCCGTTAAGGTCGCCCCCTTCACGTACGGCGAGCCCGCGCAGAGCGCAGCTCGGCCGCCACGATATCCACCGCCCCGCCGAGGAACCGCGCCGCACGGTCCCCGCTCGTGCCGAACTCGGACTCCTCGATCCGCTCGAACCGCACCGACACCCGGCCGCGGGCACCCGTCGCTGTCACCGTGACCGGCTCGGCCCGCACCGCCTTGCCGATCGCGCCCGGCCACACCACGGCGATGCACCGGCACCGTGTCTTCTGATCCTCTGGCAGGTCGTCGTCTCGCGGCTCGCGCGCCAGCACCCACTCCCCAGGCACGATCTTCATGCCGCCGGCGACGTTGACCGCCCGCCGGTCTCGCCGCCGCCCTTTCCGGATGTAGACCTGGCGGGCCAGCTTGAACCGGATGTTCTCCGGGATCGTCTGCCCGTCCGCCTTGCGGTGCGCCGGCCGGACCCGCTCATCGGCCGCCGTAATCCAGACCTTCGCGGCGGGCGCCCGGCGCGCGGCCTCCGCCGCGAGCCGCCGGGTGAGCTCCTGCACGGTCGACCGGACCCGCCGCGCCATCATCGCGTTCAGGTCCTGTCGCAGCTCTACGCGGGCCACACGTCCCCCAAAGAACAGGGGGTGGCAGACACGACACTACGGCGACGACCTGGCCGTGGTCGCTGTCAGGTGAACCGGACCGCCGGGACGCGCAGCTCCCACGAGTCGGACAGGAACAGATTCCCCAGGTCGTCCAGCGTCGCCTCATACTGAGACCGGCCCTCCAGCAGGTCCACACCCGCCCGGCGGTACGCCTCGACCACGAACTGAGCAGGCAACAACCGCCCGGTGCTGCTCACCCGCCGACGCGCCCGAACCGACCGCGCCCCCATCCGGACCAGCATCAACGCCAGGTAGTCCGCCATGCCGTACCGGGTGCCGTCCAACGACAACGCCGCGCTGGCGATCGCATCGCCCTGCGCGCCGCTCAACGTCCCCGGCCAGCCGTAGGCGACGTATTCGCCGGCGTAGTCGTCACGATGAGAGATCCGCACCCCGCTCGGCCACGGCTCAATGATCCGCACCCGGTCCAGCACGATGACCGCATGGGTGTAGCGCGTCGACTCCCCGGTCAGCATCTGACCGATCGTCGAGCGGACATGAGTGAATCCGTAGGAGCAGGTCAACCCGATAGCCCCAGGTGGCGGCGCCCAAGACACGCTCGGAGCGTACGCGCCGCTCCCCGCCGCCGTCGCAGGACAAACCGCCATCTCGGCGACCTTGGACGGCTGTTGCCGAAGCCTTTAGATACCGGTACATTCGAGGTGTTGGGAGAGCGACCCGACCTTAAGGAGACTCGTCATGGGTAGGACCTTCACCTACGCCGTCCAGACCACCCACAACGGCGGCCAGACCTGGAACAAGGGCGCCGCCGTCGTCAGCAGCTTCGTCCCCAGTTACGACCACAACGACGTCGCCGCCTGGCTCGCGGCCACCACCGACATGCGCCGCGACGGCAGCCAGCGCGTGGCCGTCTGGCTCGGCTGCCACCGCAAGACCCCGCACTACCCGCCGATCGTCACCTGCGTGCCCGGCGAGCAGCCGCGCCAGATGCCGAACTGATGCGAATCCAGCTCCCGTACGTCAACTGCGTCGACTGCGCAGGCCAGATCATCCCGCCCCTGTTCGCAATCCAGGGGCGGGATGCCCTTATCTGCCTCTTCTGCGGCGTCGCCAGGTCCAGGGACGGCCAGGGCCACACCATCGTCCCCCTCAAGGCCGCCGACGAAAGCCCCAGCTACGGCTTCGCCCCCGCCATGGACCAGTTCGACGCAGCCGCCCTCGTCTGCCGCCTCGGCGGCACCGTCCTGGAGGACCAGTGACCGACGAGTACATCCCGTTCCATCACGAGCACCCCCTCCACGGCCAGCCCGGCCAGCGCGCATTCTTCACCCGCGACAGCGTGCTCCCGGCCGCCGACCTCGTCGGCCGCACCGTCACCCTCGCCGGCAAGGACGGCCAGGTCTACGACAAGACCGTCGTCACCGCCTGCGACGGCCGCACCCTCACCCTCAACGGCGGCCGCATCGCCTGGCCCTACCAGCCCTACTGGGAGCCCACGCCGATCACCGAGGTGTCCGTCCCCACCTGGGAGATCGCCCGCGGCCGCCTCTTCCCCGACCAGCAGGAGGACACCACGTCATGACCACACCCGGCGCCGAGACCAACTTCGGCCAAGCCCAGCGCACCCCCGGCGGATGGAGTCTCCCCGCCGACACCGGACAGATCCCCGTGCTCGACCTCGTCGGCAAGACCGTCACCATCGTCGGCGTGAGCGGCCTGACCTGGAAGCAGACCACGGTCATCGCCGTAGACGGTGACGCGCTCGACATCGAGGGCGGCACCCTCGACTTCATCCGCAACCCCGTCCGCGAGCCCCGCACGGTCGGCTTCACCCGCCTGTTCGCCAGGGACATCGCCGGCGGCTGCATCCACCACGGGGAGGCCAAATGAGCGGCGGCGGGAAGAGCGGGAAGGTGGACCTGATCTACGCGGTCGTCATCACCAAGCCCGGCCACGACACGGTCCGCATCGGCCCGATCCACTTCCACCACCAGGCCGAGAGCTGGATCTGGACGCTCAACCGGTCCCGCACCAGTACGGCCATGCCCGCCGGAACCACGTGGGAGATCACGCCGTACGACCCGAGCGTCCCGCACGACGACCCCGCGGAAATCCCCACCACCACGGACGCGCTCGCCGCTGCGATCATGCAGACCCACGACTACGGCGAGAAGGCATTCCCCGACCTGTTCCTGCGCCTTGAGGCCCTCGTCGGCACCGGCGAGGCGCAGAAACGCTGGAAGAACGCCTGCGCCTACGCCGACCACCTAGAGACCGACGAGGAGGAGGAGTGACGACCTACACCATCCGCCAGGCGGCCCCGGCCGACGTCGAGTCCGTCGCCGACCTGATCACCGGCTCGGCCCGGTGGATGCACGCCCGCGGCTGGGATGCCTGGCCCCGGGACGGCTTCCCCGTCGAGCGGCTCATGCTCGACATCAAGGACCAGACCACCTGGCTCCTGGAGGACAGCGGCAAGGCCATCGGCACCCTGGTCCTGGACACCAGGCCCGACGAGGAGTTCATCGCCGCCGGCCTCGGTGTTGCCGGCGAACCCGTCACCCGCGCGCTGCTCGTCCACAAGATGGCCGTCGACCGCCGCCGCGCCGGAATCGGACTCGGCGGCCTCCTCCTGGACTGGGCATGTGACCGTGCCGCCCAGCAGGGGCGCGATGCAGTCTGGCTCAACGTCGCCAGACGGGCCGCCTCCCTGCAGAACTGGTACGCCTGGCAAGGGTTCGACTGCATGACCGTCGTCACCAGTACCGGCCGGCCATCCGGATCCCTGTGGACTCGCCCCGCGCGACCCCAGCCACACCTGGCCGGTCTCGTGACCACCCTCGTCGGCACGGACGAGGACTGACCCCGCGTCCCACCCGGGCGGCCAACCGGCCGCCCGCCCAACCCTGGAACGGAGAACCCCGTTGACTACAACCCAGAACCCCACCCCCTACGAGATGCTCACCACCAGCGCAGCGCTCGTCCAGGCGATCGCCGCAACCGAGCGGGCCATCGCCACTGGCCAGCCGCGCACCCCCGCCAGCGACAAGCGCGTGGAGGACGCGGGACGGGAGTTGCTCGACAAGCTCGCGAAGGAGACCGACCCGGGCGCCCGCATGGAGCTGTGCGAGGAGCTGCACGACGTCCTGGAGCCGATCGTGGGCGAGTGGGCGGCCACCGTGCTGCTGACGATCTCCTGCATGTACGAGGACATGGCCGCCGACGACTGACACCCGTACCCTGGCCGGGGTTCGGCCAAAGATCAGAAGCCCTCGGAACGTCCGAGGGCTTCTTCATGTCTCCGTTGCCACGCTACTTAGATACCGGTACATTCGGAGGGTGTTGGGAGAGCGACCCGACAGCCCGCAACCAGGAGGAGCCGCCCATGTCCACCACCAAGCTCGACGCGACCACGACCCCGTGGACCGACCTCCAGCCCGGCGACGTGATCACCTTCAGCTACAGCAGCGCCCACAGCGCCACGTGGACCTTCCGCGGCCTGGGAGGGGCGTACAAGCCCAACCCGGCCATGACGGTCGCGAACCTCAACACCGACCTCGACGACCCTGGCTACATCGACGAGATCGCCGTCTTCGCCGCTCTCCCCGTCGCGGAGAGCCTGTACGCCAGGGCCAACACCATCACCATCACCCGGCCGGGCGCCAGCGACCTGTAGGTGCCCTCAGAAGAGAAGAGATGTCGGGAGGGGGCCACCGAAGGAAAGAGCCCCCTCCCGACTGCCGCATCTGGCGGCGCTATCCCACACACTCACCATTCCGACGGCGACGTCCTGGAATGCCGAGCAGGCTCACCGTCTCACCAGCGGCCACCTTGCGTCGCCCGCTGCGAGCACGCGACACGGCCAAGGAGTCCAACAGTGAACGCCATCACGATCCACCTCGTGGAGACCGACGTCGCCGTCGTCAAACTCCCGGCCGGCGGTATCGCTCGCGTCCACCACCCCAGCGGGCCGCGCGACTACCCGCCCGTCCCGCGCGATGAGCCAGTGTTCCTGGTCGTCCCCGGCGACCGCGAGCGCCTCGGCGGGGGCGCGACGCACTCCATCTACTACGACGAGACCGGCCTCCGCAACGGACGCCACCGTCACGACCGGGCTGTCTGGCACGCCGCCGCCAGAGCCGCGCGCCGTGGCGACGTCGGCGACGTCGTCCTCATCCATCACGAGGAGCAGACCCGCTACGGCCGCACCCGCTGGGCCGCGACCGGCCTCACCGTATGCCCCAGCCGCTGAGCTCGGAGCCTCACGGCCGCGTGCCGGCGTCCCGCAGGTGCGCCTCCACCCGGATGTAGTCGATCGCCGGATCAGCGTTGTGCTTCAGCAGGTCAGCAGACGTGACCAGCCACTGCATCCGCGCGCGTGGATCCTCGACCAGGTCGTTCTGGTGGACCGGCCACGCCGCCGGGTCCAGCGCGAGGACCCACGTCCGGCCCCCCGGCAGCCCCGCCGGGACGTCGCCGGATTCTTCCGCCCGGCCTGGCCACGGCCCCAGCAGTCCGCCCCAGCCGCCGCCGACCGCGTCCCCGTGAGCGTCCACCGCGGGCGCCTCACGCCGACGCACCCCGAGCTGCCGGTCAGGCAGCAGGACGCTCATACTGATCCCGCACCGGGTAGAGCGTGACGGACCGCCACAGGTCCGATGCCTCGGCCGTGTCGAGCCAGACCAGGCGGGTCGCCCCCTCATGGCCGTGAATCTTGATGATGTCGGCGATCGAATCGGCGATGCACGTCGTCTTCCACGCGCTGTTCCAGCGGTAGGCGCACACGCCGTCGGGGAACTCGATCCCCCACACCACTGTGCCTTCACCGGAGATGCCAGAGACGTCCACATCCCTGACCAGGATGAACCGCCGCACTATTCCCCCCATCGGTAGTAGTCGCGCCACTCGTACGGCCACGGTTCGGTGGCCCGGGTGGCGAACTGACGGACACGCCGACCAGCGAGCCGCCACCGGTCGACGCTGGAAAACGGGAGGGGAGACCCGGGGAACCGCTCCCCGGAGGAGGCTGGCGCCGTGGGGTAGGTGTCGGCGTACGTCACCGACTGGCCTTCCACGGACAGAGAGGTGACCCGCCGGGCCTCATCAGGCAGCAGCCGCCGGAACAGCGACTGCACCACGGGGGAGTGGATGGCCAGATCACGCACCAGTCGGCGGATCGGCGCGAGATCGGGATCGGTCACCGCGTCCAGGCCCGCCGTGTAGACGACCGTGTACCGCCCGGTCGGGTACCCGTCCACAGGATGGGTCTCGGGCGTCACGGAGAGGATGGAGAGCACCGGTTCGTGGTCCAGGCGGAACCGGCCGTCCGCCGGGGACGCCACGCCGGTCTGGGTGTAGGTCCGCGGCGTGATGGGCCGCCCTAGGTACGCCTCGACATCGGCCTGCGCGTCCAGGAGCGCCTGCTCGACGAGACAGAGGTCGGCGCCGGGCAGCGGCTGGGGCAGCCTCAACCGGCGGGCCACCTCCGCCGCCGAGACGACCAGCGGGGGAGTCACGGGAGTGCTCACCGCCGCAGGGTCGCAGCCGCCACCAGCTAAGGTCGCGGCCTGGAAAACGGGAGAGGCGCGGCACCGTCTCATCCGCTGGACGGTGCCGCGCCTCGTACGGTCCGCGTTCGCCCACCCCACGTTAACGAGCGCGACCGTACGTCTATGGGTCAGCTTTCGCTGGTCACGGCCTTGTACTTGTCCACCAACTGGTGTGCCTGCCACAGCGGCACCTCGGCGCCGGCCGGGAACAGCAGGTGCATGGCGATCTGGCTGGCGTTCGGGTACTTGAACCGCTCGTAGACCTGCGTGGTCACCCGGGCGACGGTCCGCGGGTCACCTGCGGCAGGCCACTCGAATACGTCGTCGATGTCGAGTGGGCGGCCGTCCGCGTCGACCAGGCCCTCGTGCGAGCTGCCCGACACCGACCGCAGGGCCGCGTTGGCGGCGATGTGGTTCGTGGTGGAGTCCGGGATTCCGAGCTCGGGGGAGCGCTGCGCCAGCGCCTCCGGGGATTCCAGTGGAGCCGCGGCGGTCTGCTGAGCGGCGACTAGTCCTGCGGGCATGTCCGCCGACAGCTCGTCGGCCTGGTCCGCCTTGCTCTTGGCCACGTCGATGCCCCTTCGCTCCGTCTGGGATGTCGTGAGCAGGCTAAAAGCACGCTGTGGCTAAGGTCGCGGGCTGGAGCGGGTGGAGTTTCGTGCCTCAGTCGTGGAGGCAGCCGCGCGCCCAGGAGTAGTTCGGCGGCTTGGGGCAGGTCGGCCAGATGATGCGCTGGCAGCGCGGGCATCCGGTGCATCCGGGGCCAACGGCTCGGCATGGTGCCGGCACGGGCTGGAGCGGACGGGGGCGGTGGAACCATTGGCGCCGGCGCGCGTCGCGCTCCTTCATACGTACCTCCGCTCGGGCTGCACCCTATGCGACTGGTTCGTCACATTCTGCATGGGGGTGGGGCGCATTTGGACCGTTTCGGTGATCTCGGACAGGGAGATCACAGGCGGACGATTGCGGTGGCGACCACGACGCCGTCAGAATGGTTGAGCAGCCGGACCCATGAGCGATGACCCGATCTTTAGTTGTATGACTACCTTTGGCAGAGGTGTGTTGGGAAATGGGTCCGGCTACTCAAGTCTTCAGTCAGGGGCTCCAGATGAGCCGCTGGTAGGCCAGGCCGACGCAACGATCCATCTTCGTCGCGTCGGGCCACATGGCCCGGATCGCCCTCTGATACTCCTCGGGCGAAAGTCCATCAAGGTCAACGCGCGCGGTCAGCGCGGTCCACTCCTGGTACAGCTCCCGCACCCGGGTGACACCGCCAAGGCGGGCAACTCCCTGCGCTGCGAGCCGGGACAGGTCGTCCAACTGCGGCTCGTCGGGAAGGTCGGCGGCGTACAGGGCGACCGCCAGCGGGCCGTAGGCCAGGTTCTGAGCACGATCCCCGAGACGCCACTCGGTGCGGGTCTGCGTTGTCACCGTCTCACCTCCCGGTAGCTCCCAGAAGATCACGCTGTCTGATCAGCACTGCCAGGGAAACGCTAGCATGTACTACTTGGCCGTACAAGCCGAGCAGTACGATTAAGGCGGTTAAGGCGCCATGAACGCGCTACGGTAACGACCACCCTTTGGAGGTAGGTGAGGCAGTGTCCGCAGCACGGAAAGAAGACGAGCGCTCGCTGCAGGAGCAAGTCGCAGCGGAGCTCCGGGGACGCATCGAGAGGGGAGACCTACGCCCCGGCGATCCGATCCCCTCTGAGGCCGCCCTGATCGAGCAGCACGGAGTAAGCCGCCAGACCGTCCGTGCTGCCCTGAAGGAGCTCGCCCAGGAGGGCCTCCTCACAGGCGGCCAAGGCCGCCAGCGGACCGTCCGGATCATCGAGCGGATCGAATGGCACCTGTCGACCTTCGAGTCCATCAACAACCACAAGGCCGTCGCCTGCGACCCGGCCAGCGACCAGTGGGCGACCGACGTCCAGGCCCAGAACCGCGTACCGCGGCAAGAGGTCGAGGTCGCCATCGCCTACCCGAGCGAGCGAGTGGCCGCGCGCCTCGAAGTCGCCACCGACCAGCCGGTCGTTGAGCGGCGCCGCGTGCGCTACGTCGATGGGACGCCCTACCAGCTCGCGACGAGCTACTTCCCCCAGGACCTGGTGCTGGGCACCCCGCTGATGCAACCCCGCGATGTCGCGGCCCCTGGAGGCGTGCTCGCCTCCATCGGTCACGTCCAGGTCCGCTACCGCGACGAGGTCGACGCCCGGATGCCCACCCGGGACGAGGCCACCCGCCTGGAGATGTCCCCGGGAACCCCGGTCATCGTGCACACCCGCACCGGCTACGACGCCGACGGCCGACCCCTCCGCGTGATGATCACTGTCGTGCCTGGCGACAGGTACACCCTTGTCTACGAAAGCGACGCCTCATGACATACGCCATCCGACGAGCCAACCCCGGCGACCTGGACGCGCTGTACGCGCTCCGCACCGAGGCCGAGCAGTGGCTGGCAGCCGCCGGCGTCGAGCAGTGGACTCCGCGCTGGCACGACCACGCGCGCGGCCTGATCCGCGACAGCGTCCACGCCGGAGAGACCTGGGTCGTCGAGCACCAGGATGACGTCATCGCTACGGCCCGCATCGCTGGCCCCGACCGCGACTTCTGGGCGCCGGACGATGCCCTGGGGGCGGCGGACTACCTGTACAAGCTCATCGTCAGCCGCTCCCACGCCGGTTCGGGCCTGGGTGACGCCGTCATCGACTGGGCGTGCGGCCACGCAGCGCGCCGGGGCCGGCAGTGGCTCCGCATCGACATCTGGCGGACCAACGCGAAGCTGCGGCAGTACTACGAGAGCCGCGGGTTCACCCATGTCCGTACCGTCGTCGTGCCCGGCCGGAGCTCCGGCCTCCTGCTCCAGCGTCCCGTCGACCTGCGGACCGCGCCCGCCGGCATCCACCTGGAGGCGGCGGGGGAGAAGCAGGACGAGGAGGCCCCTTCGCTGGCGGAGCTCACTCGCTGAACAAACACGAAAAGGCGGGTGCGGAATCGAATTCCGCACCCGCCTTTTTCATTTCAGCTTTCCATTGCGGAAATCGCTGAATTGTGCGACTTACTTGGTGAAAGAGCCGATGACGAACGATTCTGGGCGATCTACAACAAGGCCCACCCGCTCCTCGCAGCGAATCGTGACCGCATTCCTTTCGAAAAGATCACGATTTTCCGTCGAGATTTGGATATTCACTTGCTGCCTATCATAAAGCTTTGCACCAAAGCCCCAGGCGCCGAGAACGAACTTGCCTTCCTGAATGGCTGGAGTGTCGACGACGTCCAGCCTCCAGACTCGCTTTTCGCCGCCGACGGCCACGCTTACAGCGATGACGTAGGCGCCGTTGTTGTCCTTTTCGAGTTCCAGCTCCTCCCAGTCCAGCGGGTGCATGACCACGCCGGTCGGGACGAAGTAGGCGAGAATCGCGCGAGTCATTGCGCGACGGACCTGGGCGGAATACCGGTCGGAAGCGAGGCCCGTGTAGAGCTGAACTCCCGGAGTGTTGAAAAGGCCCGTCAGATTCTCCCCGACTCCGTCGCCGTAGAGGATCTGCCAGTCCTCCTGCATCTTGACGCCGTCCGTCATGTCCCTGTCGATCAGGCCGCGCAGGCGCGGCTCGTCGTCAAGGGTGTTGCGGTGGGCGTACATGATGTGGGCGATGGTGCAGATCGGGTACGTCACCGGGACGATCGTCAGATCGGACCGCGGCTTCAGACCGAAAACGTCGGTCGGGCCTCCGGTGGGCGGCGAGACACCGTCGGCCGCGCGCCGCTCGGGCACCGTCGCGGCCCGGTTGGTGTAGCCGGTCTCACGCAGGCCGTACAGCATGTTGGCGCTCGTCGCCTCCGCCGGGAACAGGTCCCGGACGCGACCTGGCCTCAGCATCCGCGGGGTCAGGCCCAGGTTCTGCGGCGTACCCAGCGACGGGATCGTGATGGTCCCGGCCATGGAGCTGTAGACGTCCTTGACCTCGGTCCCGTGGATCGAGGTGTCGAAGGTCGCGGTCTGCCCGAACTGGCGGAACCCGCTGGCCTTCATCTCGGCGTAGGCGTCGGACTCCAGCCAGCGCTGCGACAGCGCCTTGCGCTCGGCCGGGGTCTGGGCCATCTCGACAGCCTCGGCGCCGGCGGCCGGACTGCCGGCGGGGCGACCGGAGAACTCGAAGATCCCCAGAGCCTTTTCGTCGGCCATGATCTGGCCGCGCAGCTCGTCGGCCTCATTGATCGCCTTGCGGTACGCCTCGGCCTGCTCGGTGGAGATGACCCACTTGCCGGGCTCTTCCTCCTTGAAGGAAGAGCCGATCTGTTCGATCTGAGCGACCTTTTCCTGAAGCGCCTCATTGCAGGTCTTCAGGCGGTCCCGTACTGCCGTGAGAGTCACGGTGGTGCTCCTGCGAACGGGCGGCATGCGGCGAGCGCAGCCGCGAAACACACGGGGTGGTGTTCTGCCGTTCGCCCAGTCAGCACCGGGACGACCTCGACTGTTGTGACCGTAGGAGGCGGAGTCAGCTACGGTCGCGCCGACCAGCGAAGATTCTTCGCACTGAGTTGTGCGTCGTCGCACTCAGGAGTGCGGAAATACATGCCTGAAGAAACAGGCACTCCACATACCTGCAGTGAGCAGATCGCTACTGTTTGGCGCAACGCATGGCCAGAACACCCGTCGCGCGTTGACGGAGTTCCTGGGATAGCCACGCGCCGCGCTTCCCGTCGTCACCGGTTCGGCGGGGAACGGGGGCCGTGCTGAGGACGCCGCGAACCACCAGGAGGGGGCACTCACCACGTGAGTGCGGAGGAGGGGACGCGGCGTCCTCAGACGATCCCAAGCGCACATAGGGGGAGATGGACATGGGGCTGCGCGCTCGCTCAACTGTGGCAGCCCCATGCGTCTCAGACCAGCCGCCGACTGCTCGCGTCCGCCATGATCCGGTACGCCCGAGCCTGCAGCGCCGGATCCACCTCGACCATCCCAGCCGCCGACTTGCCGGTGGTGCCGCCCGGCTGCGCCGAGGGGGCCGTCGAGTCCACCAGCGTCTCCGGAGTGGGCTCCTGCTCGTTGTCCTCCGCCGCCGGAGACAGATCGAGCACGTAGCCGGACCGGCGCAGCACCGCCACGATCTCCTTCACCGCGGCGACGAGCCGCTTCTCGTTGGCCCCGGACAAGACGCGCCCCGCCTTGTGCTCACCGGCCAGCAGCGCCTTCAGGCCAGACGTCACGTCCTCGAGCATCCCCGGGTACGGCAGTAGCATCTCGCCGGACTCGCTGGCGCCATCCACGCTGACGGTCAGGTTCACCGGCACCAGCTCGTCCACGCGGACCGCGCCCTCGCCGGTCTGCGGGTCCAGGTCGACGACGTACGGCACCTCATACGACTTGGCCCGCGGCTGCCCGTCCTCAGACGTCCAGGCCGTGATGACCGCCCGGTCCGGCCAGGTGCCCACGACCTCGACGAGGGCCTCGCCGCCGAGCCTCGCCGCCGCGGCGTCCCGTACGTGCTCCTTGAGTTCTTCGAAGGTTCCGGGCAGGTGGGGGAAGCTCGTCGACTCCACCGTCTCCTGGGCGGCGTTGTCCTTCCGGCCACCATGCGCGTTCGGCCCAGGCCACTGGCCCGTCGCGGCATGGTGGAGGTTGGCGCAGAAGCCCTTGGCGCGCTCCGGCGGCATGTGCTTGCCGGCGATCCGGACGCACCTCTCCCAGTCCCCAGGGGTGTTCCATCGGATCTTCGCCGCGCCCTCGCCGGTCAGATACCAGCGCTTGAGCCGGGCCACCGAGCGCTCATCCTCGGGCGTGTCGGCCACGCCCGGGACGCCGGACTTGTCCGCCAGGTCGTCCTCGCCAGCGCCCTGGTCCTCGGGGGCGTGGCGCAGCCCCTCCTCCAGTTCCGCGGGGTCGAGGTCGTCGATGGCGGCGGAGTGCAGGGCGCTCTCCTCGCTGTCCTCCTCGCCGTCCTCCTGGGCGGCGCCCTGGTCGGCCTCGTCCCCGGCGTCCTGCTCTGGCTCCTGGTCGCCGTCCTGCGGCTCGGGCGCGTCAGCCTCCCCGCCGATCGGCTCGTACTCCTCCTCGTCGCCGTCGACCTCCCGACCGCCGAGCGCGGACTTCACCGCCAAGGTGCCCGACATCGAATTGGCTCCGAACAGGACGGGAGAGTATTCGAACAGGTCGATGCCCTTGATCCTGCGGATGCCGTCCTTCCCACGGACGCTCTTGCCCTTGGGAACGCGGAAGCCGATGCTCCATTCACATTCCGCGACCTCGGAGAAGAACTTCACGTCGTGGTAGGCGTTGCGCCCGACGTCGGTGGCGAGGTTGTACCTGGTCTTGACGTACAGCGCGCCGGCGCCCTGCGGCCACGGCTTGCCGTCCCGAGTCTTGGCCGGCAGCCGAGGGTCCCCAGGCAGCCACTCCTCGATGGCCTCGGTACGGCTGGCCCACTTCGCCCAGTCATGCCCGAAGATGCCCTTGGGCTTGCGCCGCTTCAGGGTCTCGGCGTACACCCCTGGCTCCAGGATGTCGCCGTCGTCATCCACGACGCCGGTGACGGACACGATCGCCTCGACCACGCCGGTCTCGTCATCGGCGGTGAGCAGCTCCGCCTCGGTGCTGCTGGTCGTGGTGGCCTTGAACTCCAGGCGCACGAGCCCTCCCTCGCAACGTTCGCGGGGGTGGGCGCGCGTGCTGTCGGCCGCAACGCTAGGCAGCGCTGGTCGTTTAGGTCGCGTCCTGCCCGAGGCATGAGTCGGCCCCGCCCTGCAGAGCAGGACGGGGCCGAGGTGTCAGGCCGCGACGGGGAGCCTCAGAACGGGTCGTCTACGTCACCAGGTGCCATCGGAGGCCAGTACGGTGACCGCCGCAGCATCTCGGCGATCCGACGCAACTGATCGGTGTACTCCTTCTCGGGCAGCGCGATGGCGTGCAGGCTGGGCGACACCGTCCCGTCAAAGCCGACCGGCACCGCGGCCAGCAGACCCTGGTCGTCCAGCCAGTAGAGGAGGCTGCGGCAGATGACGAACGGCCCGAGAACCGGCGGGCGACCGGTCCTGACGAGCCGCATCAAAAAGCTCTTGATGACTAGCAGGTCCTCGAAGGGCTCCGGGTCGCCGTCACGGCAGGCCCTGGACGCGGCGGTGTCAGGCTGCCAGTCGCTGCTGAGCGGGCAGCAGACCAGGCTGTTGCCCTCTAGCCAGAACAGATGCTCAAGACCGGCGACCACCGGCCGGTCACGGTCTGCCTCCATGGTCTGATTGATGACGACTCGGTAGGTCGACCCGTCGGACAGGACCAGGCGGAGTCCACCCGGGCCGACCCGATCCACGGCCGCGAGCTCGGCGATGCCGACTTCCCGACCGGCGACCGCCTCGCCGACCAGCGACGTGATGTGCTCGAGGTTCACCGGCCCTCCTTCGCGGCCGCGCGTTCGGCGGCAGCGTCGGGGAGGACCTCGCCCGCCACCGTTGTCGGAGCCTTGAAGAAGTCACGCATGAAGATGGCGACGTCGTGGGCTGCTTCGTCGGCGCGCTCCCAGTCGGGGGCGTCGGAGTTCGCCGCGGCGACGCGCAGCCGCTCCGCCGTCTTGACCAGCTCGCGCAGCTCGTCCAGCGGGTTGGGCGGGATCTCGGTCTCCGCGACCCGGTCCCACACCCGGCCGACCGCGGCCTCCACCGGGATGTCGTCGGACAGGATCGAGGTGTCGTGGAACTCCTCCTCCTGCTCCAGGTGGCCGGACACGACTTCGGTGACGGTGGTGTCCAGCGAGAGTTCGATGTGAAGCCTCGCCACGACTTTGACGTGGTCGTCGTCCAGCGGACGGGCGACGACGGATTGATAGATGCGGGAACCCTGCATACGTGGTCCTTTCTCCTGGTCAAAGGCATTGGGTCGCTCTCCCAACACACTCTGAATGTACCGATATCTAAGTGGTGTGGCAACGGGGCGCCCCGGCGGCCAAGGGGATACCGCCGGAACGCCCCGTCAGGGTCAGGCGTAGGTGAACGCGCCCGTCAGGGTCGACGTGCCGCCGCTCGTGGTCACCACCACGTCCACCGCCCCGGCGGCGTGCGCCGGCACCGTGGCCTTGATGGTGGCCTGGTCCACAACGGTGACCGCCGTGGCCGCGTTCCCGCCCACGGTCACCTTCGCGTCCAAGGTGAACCCGGAGCCCTTGATGGTGACGACGGTCCCGCCGGCCGCCGGGCCGGTCGCCGGAGATACCGACTCGGCCGCCGGAGCGGCGAACTCGCGGTCCCACCACGACTGGCGGATGAGCTGCCCCGGCCGGAACCGGAGCTGCCGCATCTGCGTCGGATACAGGACGTTGTCGTACGGGGTGAGGTCGTACACCGGGATGAGCACCCGCACCCACGGGTCCGTCTCGGTTACCGGCTGCAGGACCGTCGAACCCGGGACCTTCGGGACCACCGAACCGTCTTCCTTGACCAGGGACATGCCTACCTCCCAAGCACGGGGGTGGCAGGCCCAGATCGTGGCAGGCGTCGGCCTCTAACGTCGCCGCCTGCCAGAGCCGTCACGCGGCGGCCGCCGCCTCGCGGTCGGCCCGGGTGAACCGGGTGACCATCCCCTCCGGCGGCGCCACGAACCGGCCGCTGACCCTGCACCGGTGGGCAGCCCAGCAGCGGCAGTTGTAGACCTCCCCGGGCGGACCTGCGGGGTCGCCCGGGTAGCGCAGCAGGGCGGTGCCGACGTGGAAGAACTCGCCGACCGGCTGGGACTGCCCATCCGCTGCCCGGTGGGTCAGCCGCACCTGCTCGTCCCGCCGGGATCGCCACTCCTTGTCGACGACCAGCCCGGTCGCCGCGAGGGCCTGGGCGGCGACGTCACGAGCGCCCCCGATGACGGCGGTTGCCGCCTGGACGGCCAGACGATCCGCCCACCCGGGCAGGGCGCCCTTCTGGTCGCGCACCGCCTGGACGATGTCGTCGATCGACGCGCCCGCCTGGTCGGCGGTGACGACCAGGCGGCGCAGCCGCTCGGCCTGCTCTGCGGCGGCGGAGCCCACCATGCCGACGACCCCCGCGACGACCGGCCCCAGGACCAGGGGCACATCGACACCTGGCGCCAGGTCCTCCACCAGCCCGGCGGCGGCGACGGCCGCGGCCGCCTGGATGACCGGATGAGCGGCCTGCTCCGCCTCCTCCTGCCACCGGCCGGCGTCCACCACCGTCCCGGCGTCCAGTGCCTTGGTGCCGACCCGCGTGTCCACCGGGTACTCGGCGACCCAGTGGCGGGTGCCCTTGCGGGCCTTCGGCGAGGCGAGCCTGCTCGCGGTCCGCTCGATGAGCCGCACCGCGGTCGCGGTGAGCACCGCGGCGAGCGTCGCCTCGACCTTGTCCCGATGCTGAAGGTCCGGCTGCGACTCCCGGTCGCCGGCCTGCTTGGTTTCCGTCGGGCGGACCAGTCGCAGCACCGGCCGTGCCGTACCTGCCCTGGCGGGGTGGTCCTTGCGCGCGGGTGGCTGCGGCGGCGTGGCGGGCTGATCTGGTTCGGCGGGCTGATCCGGCGGCGAGCCCGCGCCCTGGGCGTCCTCCTGGCCGGGCGGCTGGTCGCCGGGCTGCGCCATGTTGTCCTGCAGCGCCGGCGGGACCTTCGCCGCTGCTTCCTCATCCAGCGTCTTCTGGTCGGCCTCAGACGTGGCGACGAGCGTCTTGCCGGACGGCAGCCACAGCGCCCGGGTCCTCGGCATGTCGATCGGGTCCCGGCCGGCGACTTCCCGGTACTCGTCGATCGTGATCAAACCCATGTCGTACTCGGAGCGGGCCTCCTCCCGGCGGGCCTTCTCCGCGCGCTGCAACACCTCGACGCCGCTGACGTCGAACCCAGGGAGGAGGTCGTCGGAGGAGTCGTCGTCGAACCCCGTCGCCAACAGGTCGAGCATCACCGGCATGGTGATCGTCCAGAAGGCGTACAACTCGGCGTCCGCGTTGCTGTACGTCCGCTCGGCCGCGTACCCGATCACCGACTCTGGCACCCCGAACGCCGTCAGGATCTCTGTCTTCGCGGTCTGGGACGTCGTCTCGTACGCCATGTCCCGGGGCCGGGTGGCGAGGTCGACATAGGAGACGTCACCGGCGATGACGGTCATCTTCCCGGCCTCGGCGGCCCCCTTGCCAAACTTGGACTCGATGCGGTCCATGTCGTCCGGGTCCATCTCACCATTGATCGCGAGCACGCCGCCCGGTCGCGCGTCGTTCTTCAGGAACGCGACGTTGTACAGGCGGGAGAAGAAGTCGAGCTCGACGCTGAGCCCCGCCGCTTCCAGTGGCGTCACTCCGGAGAATGGATCAACGGGGTGCGGCTCCCGGAACCAGCGGACGTTCTCCACGGGGATCGGCTGGCGGGACCCGTCGGCGCGGATCACCTCGTAGTGGGAGATCAGGTCCTGGCCCGTGCCCGGCACCGGGAAGGTCCGGCCGGGCGGCAGCAGGTCCATCCGGACCACGTCACCGCCGCGTGACCGGGTGACCTCGACGAACGCGCCGCGCTTGGACAGCAACACCTGGGCGGCCAGTCGCTTCCTGAACTGGCGGCCCGTTTCGATGGGGTTGGCCTGCTTGTTCAAGATGCGGTAGAGCGGATGGTCCTCGACGACGTCCTCGCCGTCCTTCATCACGAACGGCAGCCGGGCGGCGTTCCCCGCGATGGCCTCGACCGCCTTGTAGACATAGACCAGCCGTTCGTACGCTTCCGCCACGGCCCGCTCGACGGGCCACGGCCGCGGCCGGTAGGTGGAGCTGAGACCAGCCGCGGCCAACCCCGCCGCATACTCCGCGAACACGATCTTGTGTTCGTCGGCGCGCTGCAGCCGAGACCTGCCGGGGAGGACCCGGCGCACCAGTTCGCGAACCTCCACCGTCCCCCTCCGCCTGTCGCCCCCGTGCGGCAGACCGTAGGCGGGGTGGTGTGCTTACGTCGCGGGCTTGATCTCAGCTCGCAATGGCCAACTGCGGAGGATCGTCATCCCCGCCGGCCTCTGCGACCGCCGTTCCCGGGACAGCGGGCTGGGCGTGCTTCCTCTTCTTGCGGATCCCGATCGGGCCGCCCCTCAGATAGCTGTTGTCCGCGGCCGCGGCGCACGGCTCGTCCTTGACGTCATCCCACGGGCGGCGGCACTGCTCGCAGTAGGACTCCAGGATCTCGACACGCTCGCCCTTCTCCAGGCGCACCGCGTGCCGGAGATAGGCGCGGGCGGCCTGACGGGACGAGAGCCGGATGATGGCCGCACCGAGCCATACGTGATCTTCGCTAAAGTCCAGCGTCGGCAAAGGACCCTCCAGGGCTGCTTGTCGCCGGAGCTCGGGACATCGTCCCGCGTTCCTGGTGGCGTGTGGGTCAGCGTCCGTCGCCCTGGACGTCTGGGGATACGCCCCCCGGGGTGAGGCAGGCTGTGGAACAGCCACGACCCATGGTAGCCACGTTTCCGCTGGTCAGGGGTTGACGAGCCGGGCTTTCTTCCTCTTGGGCTTCTTCGGCGCCTCCTCGTAGATGGCGAGGAGCGCAGCCTCAGCGCGGTCGGGACTGTGCAGGCCCCGCTCCCGCAGCGACTTCTTCGACTCGATCACGGTGTAACCGGACATCGTCGTGGACCGCTTCGGCGCCCGAAGCTGCGCGAGCGTCTTGTGATCCACACGCAGCCGGATCCGGCCACTCTCATGCCCCGGGCCGGGCTGCAGCAGACTCCTCAACGCCAGCCACATCTCGTCACGTTTGCGGTACGGACGCATCGTCGCCGACTCCGGCTCCCGGCCGGTGTCCTCCGACACCACGACCGGCACGATCTCGGCGTCGTGGATCCCTTCCGACGCCCACGCCTGCAGGACGCCGGCGACGCCCCAGCCCACGCCGATGCCGTCCACCTTCACGCGGATCTTCGCTTCGGTGCCCAACACCCGCCGGAGCTCCTCAGCCCGCCGGATATGTTCGAGCACCACCCCCGCCACCGTGATCGCGTTGTCGTTGTCCGCGCCGGCCGAGCGGTGCTCGATCGTCAGCAGGTCCCCGACCGCCCGCGCAACCACGAACTCGTCGCCACCATCCGCAGCGACGTCCACACCGAGGCGGATCCACGCCCCGGGCCGCACCCGCCAGCGTTCCCGCTCCTCGGGCAGCCCCAGGTCGGCCAGAGCCGTCCACTCCTCGTCGTCTGGCTCCTCCGATTCGAACGCGGCGTCCACCCACGACGACGGAATCGCCCGCGACGGGCCGCCCCTCGGGAACCGCGCGTGGACCTTGGCCACGCAGTAATTGGAGTCGCCGCCGTGCTCGGAGACGATCTCCTCCACCCACGACGGCTTCACCAGGTGCTTCGTGACGCGATGGTTGGGCACCTGGCAGGTCCGGCAGATCGGCGCGTCCTCGCCCGACAGCGCCGGCGTGTCATAGGCGGAGATCGGGATGACCTTCACGCCGTCCTGCTCGCACAGCCCCTCGAACCAGGACGCCTCCTCGTCGCTGGGCGGGTTCCCAATCGCGAGCATGTGGGAGCCCTCGGTGGACACCATGCCGGACAGGTTCCGGCCGATCACGTGGCTGATACCGCCGGCCTCGTCCACGATCAGAAGCAGCCGCGGCGCGTGGATGCCCTGGACACTGGCCTCGTTCCAGGGCGCGGCGGACAACCCGTAGGCGACCACGACGTCCATCCCGGACGCCGTCTGAACCTTGAGCTGGGCCATGTCGACGACCCCGGGCAGCTTGGCGCGGGCGTGCGCGAACCGCACCTCCGACCAGAGCAGCCGCACCACCTGGCGCCACGTCGGCGCCAGGGTGATGACCTTGACCGTGCCCGGAGGATGCACCATCGACATCCACAGAGCCGCCCGGCTCGCTGACCACGTCTTGCCCGAGGCGTAGCAGGACGGCACGGCCACCTTGTTGACGTGCGGCAGCGCCGCCAGGATCTCCCGCGGCTTCGACCACGTGTTCTCACCGAGGACATCCGTCACGAACCCAACGGGATCATCGACCCAGAGCGCGTACGGCGTGCCGCCCTCCCGCGCGGCCACCGTGAGCACCTGCGCCAGGTCGGCCTGCGTCAGCCCCTGCAGGAACCCGCGCCGGACCTCGGGCGCGAGCGCCACCAGGTCATCGAACAGCCGAGTCGCCTCACCAGAGCGGCCCCTGGCCAGCGCCTGGGCAGCATCGGCTACCCGGGTCAGCGTGACTCCAGCAGCTCCGCGGCGACGGCCGGATAGCAGACGGGACAGCGACCGACACCGGCGTCGGCCATCGTCAGATCACCCGTCAGGCCGCATGCGGTTCCCCCGCCCGGGGACCGGCGATGCCCGAACACACCACCATCCACCTGCCAGCGCAGCGCCGGATGCATGACAGCCTGCGCCGCCTGCGCGCGCCAGCGCCGCCGGCGCGCGTCGCGGGCCTGGTCCAGCGATACGACGTCCCCCATGAGGGGGAGCGTGACCGGCGCGGGCGCCTAGTGTCGCCCCCTCGGACTCCTCGTCGGCGCCACCGGCCTGTCAGGGTCGGGGATCTCGTGACCCAACCGGCGAATGTGGGTGAGTCGGCTCGACGTGCTGGGGAACTGGAGCCCGCAGCCGCACTCCCACACCTCCTCAATGTTGTCGGGGAACCACCACGCAATCTTCCCCGCAGGAGTCCCCTTGTGAGACCTTTCGGCATGCCCCTTGCGGTCTCGCAGCAGGACCCACCTGTCCGGGCAGAGTCCGCACTGGACACGCAGAGCGGGGACCGGGGCCACCACTGGTGTCGGCTTCGCCGGCGCTGACGCAGCACTCCCCCCGCGTCCCTTGACCGCCGCCACCAGGCCCGCCATCGGCCCGTACAGCGCCTCGTCACAGGTGGAGCACAGGTCGACCTCCTCACCCTCGATCGCCCGCGTGATCGAGGCGTGGACCTTCTCCTGGTGCTGCCACAGGTCGTTATCGCAGAACCGGACGATGACGACTTCCTGCATCACAGCTCCCCGAGGCGACGAAGAGACTCCACCCGCATGGAAGCGCGGCCAGCCGCTGAGACACGCCCCAGGCCCTCCATCCGGTAACCGTCGGCGTAGTCGTAGGAGTTCGAGATGAGGGTCCCGTCGATGCCGAGGACCCTGGTACGGCTTGTGCCGCAGCGGCCGCACTGGGTGGACCAGTGGAACTGTCCTTCGCTGCGTCGCACAGTCGACCGCAGCGGATCCCAGGAGTGGCTCCAGGTGCGGCACAGCAACGCCTCGGTGTCGAGCGAGGCGGCAAACTTCGAGACTTCGTCCAGGTCCGCCGCTTGTGGTGTGCGTGTGGTCATGTGCTCCCTCTGCATGCATCAGCGTGGGCTCAGCCGTCCTGGCTGGCCCATCTCCGATGCGGCGGGAGAAGCAGAGAGGTGGGGCGCCGCACATCAGCTACGCAACCGCGAAGCTGACCAGTAATCCAAGCACGTCCCGACGCCGGCGAGGAGCAACTGCGGCAGGAAAGCCAGGCAGAAACAGAAAGAGGGCGCCGGACTGAGTAGTCCAGCGCCCTCTTCCGCGACGGTCAGGAGTCGGACGAGGCCGACTGCCGGTTGCGGCGACGCTCCCTGCCCACGGTCTTGTTCCAGGAGTTCGCCGTGCCGTTCATCAACTGCGACCAGGCCGCCGTGGAGACGCCAGCCTGCGCGGCGAGCTCGGTCGGCGTCATCCTCGCGCCGTACACGCCGGTCTGGATGTTGAGGCCGAGGATCCGGCGCATCTCCCGCGCGGTCGTCCCGATGGCCTCGTTCTTGACGATCTCAGCGTGGACGGTCCTGGCCTCCTCCAGCGCCGCCGCCTGTTCTTCCGGGCTCTTGTTCAGCCAGACCCGCTGCCCCTTCCGGATTGCCCGGCCAGGCAGATGACGCTCGTCGACCTTGTCCAGTGCCCGGTTAATGACGCGCCGGTCAGCCACGTCCGCCTGGCGGCCGATCTCCGCCTTGGACATCTCGTACTTCAGGTGCAGCAAACCGAACGCAATCCGGCGCCGGTTGTACAGCTCGTCCATCTCCGGAGTGCGGCGGTAGACACGGGCCGCGATCTGGGAGGCGGTGGCGAACCGGGCTATGGGGTCCGGGATCGCCTCCAGCTCCGCTAGCGTCTCGGGGCTCGCGTTGAGCTTGTCCATGTCCGCGTCAGTCATCGCGTCCAGCACGGGTGTGTTAGTCATGTCAACCTCCTTGTCTCCTGCTCTGGATCGCATCGCTCTGGGATCCGATCACATATTGTACCGGTAATTAACTCCTCGGCAATCATAAAGATCGCGGCGTGGCGTCTTCTTTACCTTCCAGCTCGGACTCCACGACGATCGCCGAGACGGCGGTGCCCGGTGCCAGAAGCACCTCGACCCGGTCGGGGTCGAGCGCCACGGCGCACATGTATCCGACCGGCTGACCAGCAGGGTCCTCGCACCGCACACCGACCGACGTCGTGCCCAGGTCGTGCTGTACGACGACGATGCCGTCAGCGTCCGCCGTCACCCGCTCCAACCGCATCCGTGGTCTCCTCGTTCTCCTCCATGCCGATGAGCTCGTTGAGCCGACCCACCGGCAGCGCGTCACCCGCCTTCGCGGTGACCTTGGTGGTGCCGTATGACCACCAGTGCGCCTCCGCCGGGCCGTGGTCGGCCACGTAGCGCCGCGCCCGGTCCACGTGCGGCAGGGCCGCCTCCCGGTCACTGTAGGGGCCGAGCAGCGGCAGCCACTTCGTCGCCGTCGTCCTGGCGGTCACGTAGAACCCGATGCCGGTCGTGGTCTCGTTCATGGGATCTCCTCTCGGGTCGCCCAGGTCGCTCCCCTGGACGAGGCGGGGGACGGGCTTATCGCGGCTGCACCGTCATGAGCACGTGGAAGTAGTCGGCGTCGCCCTCGGGGGCGTCGGCGGGGGTGAAAAGGACCGACTTCTTCGGCCCATGCAGACTCCACCGGATGGAGGTGCTCCGGAACGCGGACAGCGCCTGCAGCAGGAACTCGGCGCCGAGCGCCATGCGCATCCCCTCGCCGGTGACCTCCGCCTCCAGCGGTTCGGCCATCGCCTTGGCGTCCTCGCCGGACTCCAGTAACATCCCGCCGTCCGCATCGAAGGTCACGTACACCGGCTTGTTCTTCTCCAGGACCAGCTTGGCCCGCTTGATCGCCTCCACCAGCGGAGCGACCGGCGTGATCACCGTCGTCGAGCCGCCCTTCGCGCCGTTCACGAATGTCCGATAATTCACGGTGTCGGCGTCGATCAGCCGCGCTATGGCCTGCCGATCGCCCATCTGGAAGCCGATCATCGCCGGGCGGAGGACGCCGCCCTCCATTCCCCGGTCGCCGGCCAGAACCAGGCCAACCTCTCCCTCAGCGGCGCGGGCGACGTCCTCCAGGAAGGCAGGGGAGACGATCGCCGCGGCGACGAGGTCCTCGACCGGCTCCCATGACAGCGGCACCATCGCGACCCGGTACCGGTCGGTGGCCATGACGGTCAACTGGTCGCCGTCGATGTCGAACATCACCCCGGTGATGGTGGCGAGCTGCGAGCCGACCTCGGGCACGAACTTGGTCTGCTCGATCGCGCGCCGCAGGTCGACGGCGTCGACCGTCCCGCACGGCTCCGGGATGGTCGGCAGCGTCGGGTAGTCGTCCTCCGGCATCCGGGGGAGGGTGAAGCGAGGCTTGCCCGACGTCACGGTCACCGAGCTGTCGCTGACCTCGATGTCGAGTATCTGCCGCGCCGGCATGGACTGCAGGACCTGCGCGAGGAGCTTGCCCGGGACGAGGAAACGGCACGTGTCCGCGACCTCGACGGGCACGCTCGCCTGCAGCGAGATCTCGTAGTCCCAGCCGGACAGAGTGAGGCGTTCGCCGTCGGACTCCACGAGCATGCCCGACATGATCGGCACCGCAGACATGCTCGGTATGGCGCGGGCGACCCAGGCGGCGGCGTCGGCCAGGGCGTCACGCGAGACGGAGATTCTCATCGGGCCATCTCCAACAGGGCTTCGAACCCGGGCAGCGGCGGCTGAACGCCGTCGGGGACCGCGATGTAGTCCTCCAGCCCCTCTAGGGCCTCGTCGATGTGGCCCTGCGTGACGGCCAGGCCGATCAGCGCGCGACGGTCGTTGTGGTCGGTCCGAGAGATGACATCGTCGGCGTACGCCTGCTCGACGATGAACGCCGCCTGCGCGCGATCCGCGTCGGTGGGGACGCTCGGGTTACCCATGGATACCTCCATAGATCAGGTAGTGGATGAGGCCGGCCACGATGTAGCAGCCAGCCAGGAAGAGGAAGCCGCCGATGATGACGGCCGCCGCGATGAACGGAAGAACGAGGATCCGGCCGACGAGGTCGATCCGGTGGCGGCGACGGATGATGTCCACGACGCCCCCTTACGCGGCCTCGACCAGGGCGGGCGTGGCGGGGGCCGCCGCTGCCGCCGTGTCGAGCGTGTCGAGTGCGTCCTGCAGGTCCTGCTCGACCTGCTCCTCGTACGCCTCGTCGTCGACGGGGCCGTCGTCGTCGTACAGACCCATCCGGGTCGCCGAGCCGCCAGCCAGAGCGAGCTTCTCCTGCCCCATCAACGCGCGCCAGATCGGGCGCCACAGGTTCAGCAGGTTCGAATCGGTCAGCTCGGTGCCGGAGTAGATGTCCCGCAGAGCGTCGCAGACGGCGCTCCACGCGACGGGCGGGTCCTCGACGAGCTCGGCCAGCTTGCGGCGCCGCTCTGACATGGGGACACCAGTCATGATCTGTCTCCTCGGGGTGGTCGGGTCGCTCTCCCAACACCTCTGAATGTACCGGTATTTAACGAGGGCGGCAAGAGGGAAATCCCCCTTGCCGCCCACATTCGACGATTGACCACGTCAACGTCGCGCGCTCTCGCTCTCCTTGGAGTGGCGGGGCTGCTCCCAGCCGATGTGCCACACCAGCCAGGCGGCGCCGGCCGCGATGGCGGCCACGCTCAACCAGCGCTTGCGCCGGAGCTGCGCGCTCAGCGTCTTGGGTCCCGGGGCGGACAGGCACGCCGCCGTCTCCAGCGCGGCGAACGACGTCGCGACAGCGCCGCCCCACACCGCCCAGGCGAGGGGATACCGGCCGGGGTCGAACTGCACGACGACGGGGGAGGGGAGGGCCTGCGAAGTCTCGCTCATCGTCTCCCCCTACGCGAGTTCGAAGTAGTAGGTCCGGCGCCCGTCGCGCGCCGTGACGTCCCAGGGGCCGGCGTGGTTCGCGGACGCGGCCCAGGCCCGCTGGTCGCAGCCGCGGCCCGCCCACTCGTGGGTGGGCATGGCGCCGGCGCCGAGGGCTCGGCCGATGCAGACCTGCCCGAGCAGGTCGCGGGCCGAGACCTTCGCCCGGTTGGGGACGGTGGCGAGCGCCTGCTCGAACTCGGCGCCGGTCGCCACGTCACCGCAGCGGGGGCATCGGAACGCCCAGTTCGCGAGGTCCGAGCCGAACCGCTGCTCGGCCTCGGTCCGTAACTCAGCCTCGCTGAGTGCGCGTGTGATCATCGTTGTCTCTCCTTGGAGTGAAGGGGGAAGCGGCTCAGTAGTCACCGTCTGGCCGCTCTCTGCCGGCGGAGGTCGTCGAGCCGAACGGCATCTCCGAACGCCGCCAGGATGGTGTCGAACTCGTCTCGGTGCCTGGCGACGAGCTCGGCCAGCGCCCGCAGCTCGTCGGCGAACACATCAGCCTTCAGCCCGCCGTACACCTGGCGGCCGCCGAAGTTGGTGTAGGACTCCCGGTAGATGACCTGGACGGGGTCCTCCTGGAAGGTCGCCCAGTTCGCCGCGGTGTCCAGGCAGGTCATGCAGGTGAACAGGGCGGCCCGCTGCTTGCCCATCTCGCGGATCCGCGCCTTGAGCTCGTCCTGGGTGATGGCGGAGCGGACGTCGCCAGCCGGGCGCCCGCATTCGGTGATCTCGTTGCCGGGGGAGCGCCACGGCAGCAGTGGGCGGATGACATGGTCACGCGGCTGGGGCACGTTCAGGTCCTTTCGCGGGTGGAAACGATGTGGCGATCTGTCACCAGCTCCCGATCCCTCGCGCGCCGGCGCGGGAGGCCACTCGGGTGACGGTCTCGGGAAGCTCGTCGGGGGTGAAGCAGGCACTCCCTCGCCAGTGCGCGACGTCGTAGGTGTCGGGCTGGCCCGGCTCGCCGGTCAGGCGGTAACAGGGGATGACCAGGAGGCGGTCTCCGGTGTAGTTCGGGGCGACGGCGATGTGCCGGTTGCTGCCACCGAGCCGGAACCGAAGCGCGGCCCGGTCGGGGTTCTTGATGGAGTAGCTCGTGACGTCGCGGGCGCCGATCCTTACGAGGGTGTCCAGGCCGACGGCGGCCTTCAGGTCGTCGCTGCTCATGGCGGTGTATCGGTGCATAACCATCTCCTTCGGGTGTCGGGTCGCTCTCCCAACACCTCCGAAAGTACCGGTATTTAGCACGTCGATGCAAGCCGTGCGGGGAATTCGAACCACACCACGGTGCCGGCGCCGTCAGGCCTCCAGTCCCACCGCTGAGCGGTCCGAGCGATGATGTCCATCCCGCGGCCGCCGGTCCGGTCCTCGCGAGGGGCACGCACGGTCGGCAGCGAGCTGGCCCCGCCGGCGTCTCGAACGGCGACGCGGAACACCTGGGCCTGGACCTCTACCTCGACGGTGAACATTCCGCCGGCGTCGCCCGAGGCGGTGTGGACGATGGCGTTGGTCGCCGCCTCTGACACGAGCAGCGTCGCCTCGTCCAGGTGGTCCAGCCCAGCCAGGGCGTCCTGAACGAAACGCCGGACGGCGGACACGGATCGGGGGTGGCCGATGAACTCTTGACGGCTGATCACAGTTGGGGGTGCCATGTTGTCCTCGCAGGTTGCGCAGCTTGGTACGGGCTTACCTGTGACGGGAGCCGGGCAACCCCCCTGATCGGCAATCCTCTCGCCCAGGAGTGAAGCGCCAGACTAAGCAGGCGCCCGGCGTCCGGTCACGACCCGGTGTGAATGGTCAACTGGAGGTCTCTCCGGAGGTGTCGGCGCTCGCGGTGCCGGTGCCCTGGCAGCCGCCGCAGGTGATGTAGCCGACCGGCGGGTTCCAGATCAGACCATCGACGCAGCCGTGGCCACAGCCGCCGCGGACGATGCGGATGATGAAAGGCATGGTGAGTCTCCTTCGGTAGACCCGCATCGCTCTAACGGGTTCAAGACCACTGTAGGACTCGGCCAGGGATTCGTACATAAGTGCGACGTCGGGATACGAAAGACAAACTCCCAGGTTATGGCTCGACAACCACGTCGAATGTCCCCGTATTTAGCCGCTACGGTGGTCGAGCACTCCGAAGTGCAGGCGACGGTTACTTCACAGCGCATGTGGTTTCCAGTTCCCGACGCCGACTCGTTATCGGAGGGCATGAGGCTTCACGCAGTGCCTGAAGTGAAGGCGACGGATACTTCTTCGCAGGTTCGACTCCTGCACCTGGTTCCGCCAGGTGTGTCGACGGCTCGACAACCCGACGCCACCTAGTTGTCAGGCGCTGACCGCCCGCCCTCCCACCCCTGCCACACGACGAGGGCCATCATGAGCAAGTTCAACAATGACGCCCTGCAGGTCGTCGCCCCCACCGGGCCGATCACCTCCGAGCAGACCGCGACCGCCACCACCCACCAGGGCGCCCCCGGCTTCCGCCGCGACCCCCACAGCGAGCTGTTCCTGCTCGCCGTCACCAACTTCGTCTCCGAAGACACCGCCTACGAGACCGGCACCCAGCGCAACCATCGCTTCCGCGACCTCGTCCGCCAGCTCGCCATCAGCGACCCGGACTGGCTGGCCCGGATGATCCGCTGGCTGCGCGCCGAGGCCGGCATGCGCTCCGCGGCCGTCGTCGCCGCGGCTGAGGTCGTCCACGCCCGCATCGGCGGCGAGCTGCACGGCCACTCCCGCGCCGTCGTCGCCGACGCCCTGCAGCGCGCTGACGAGCCAGGCGAGATCCTGGCCTACTGGTTCGCCACGTACGGCCGCAACCTGCCGATCCCGCTCAAGCGCGGAATCGCGGACGCGGTGTTCCGGCTCTACAACGAGCGCGCCCTCCTGAAGTACGACAACCCCACCAAGCCGATCCGGTTCGGTGACGTCATCGAGCTCGTCCAGCCGCGCTACCACGCCAAGGCGTACGGGACCTGGCGCGACAGCCTGTTCCGGTACGCCATCGAACGCCGCCACGGCCGGGGCAACCCCATCCCCGAGGGGCTCCCCGTCCTCCGGGCGCACGCCGACCTGTACTCCATCCCGGTCGAGCAGCGCCGCACCTTCCTCGACCGCGAGCACGCCGCCGAGATGCTGGCCCGCGCCGGCGTCACCTGGGAATCCCTGGCAGCCTGGCTTCAGGGGCCGATGGACGCCCGCGCCTGGGCGACGATCATCCCGTCCATGGGAGTGTTCGCTCTCGTCCGGAATCTGAGGAACTTCGACAAGGCGGGCCTGTCCGACGAGGACGCCGCCACCGTCATCACTCGGCTCACCGACGCCGCCGCCGTACGGCGCTCCCGCGTGCTCCCTCTGCGGTTCCTGGCCGCCTACCGGGCCGCCCCCTCGCTCCGCTGGGCCTGGCCGCTCCAGCAGGCCATGGACCACTCGCTCGACAACCTGCCGCTGCTCGCCGGCCGGACCCTGATCCTCGTCGACCAGTCCGGCTCCATGGACAACCGCCTGGGCCGGCAGAGCGAGCTCACCCGGGCGGACGCCGCCGCCGCGTTCGGCTCCGCCCTGGCCGTACGGGCGCAGCACGCCGACCTCTACCAGTTCGGGTACGAGCACGACCGCGTCGAGTTCCATCGCGCCGACTCCACGCTCAGGATCCTGGGCCAGTTCCGCGGCATGGGCGGCACCGAAACCGCGGCCGCGGTCCGCGCCACCTACGACGGCCACGACAGGGTCGTCATCCTCACCGACGAGCAGGCGAACGGCGGCTGGGGAGGAGCGAACCCGACCATGCTCGTCCCGGACAACATCCCGGTCTACACCTGGAACCTGGCCGGATACGAGCACGGCCACGGCGCCGACGGCCCGAACCGCTACACCTTCGGCGGCCTGTCAGACAAGGGCTTCGAGATGATCCCGCTGCTGGAGCGCGGCGTCCAGGGCGACTGGCCGTTCTGAACACAAGAGAAGGCCCGGCGGACCAGGCCGCCGGGCCTCCCCTGCAACTTGCTCTACTCGCCGTCAGCGAAGCTGAACGCCGCCCGTACAGCGGCACGCAACCGCTTCCGAGCGTCGGGATCGGTGATCTCACCGACCTTCTCTCCCAGCCGAGACAGGGAGATCGTCGACAGGTAGTCCATCAACGCGAAACCCTCATCACCGAGGGGCGTGACGAACAGCAGGGACGTGGTTCGCACGTCCGGCTCCAGCTCCACCACGATCACGGCGTTGCCGACGACCGTGTGGAAAAGACGACTGGACACGACAACTCGCCGCACCCACCGCCCGTCGTATTCGCGCCGCGCCCGGAAGATCTCACCGAACGCCGGGGGAGAGGCGCGTCTGGACGGATCACTCACGCGGCGCCACGCACCTCGCGAGCTCCCCGGTCCGCGGCCTCCTCAGCGAGCCGGATCTTCTCGGCCCGCCTGCCCGTACGGCCCAGCCGTTCCATCTCCTCCTGGAACGTGGGGGCGTCGTGCTCGGCGATGGCCTGCATCGCCGCTCGGTCGTAGAACTCCGACGGTGATACGCCGATGGCCTCGGCCACCCGCGCGACCTGCTCACGAACCGACGCCTGGAGGTACAGCGTCGCTTTCTCCTTCTCGCCGCTCATACCGCCAAAATATACGTACAGCCGCCACTGCGCAGTAGGGATCGGCGCCCTATCCGAAGAACACACGCTGCCGGGGCGCGGTCTCGACGCTGGCCCATGCCTTAGCGAAGCCAGGGCCGACCTTGTCGGCGACCACGGCGGGGGCTGGCACTAAGGCGTGCCAGGCGCTGGGGAAGTACACGTTGAGGCGAGACAGCATGGCCCGTCGATGCCCGCCGTCACGATCGACCATGACGTCGAGTTCGACGGCCTGCTGCTGCAGCTCGGCGAGCATCTCCGCGCGCGTGCCCTCCGCCAGGCGAACCACGCTGCGGACCGCGTTGGCCGGCCGGGTGATGTCGTCCTCACGGGCACGGAACACCCGGCGCACGTCGTACAGCGCCCACGGCTGGGCGTCGAGGTGACGCTCGAACTGCTCCAGCAGGTCACGTGAGCCCGGGGTGTTGGCGAGCAGGTCGTACAGCCGCTCACCGGCGATCAGCCCCTGCTTCGGGTTGAGCGCGACCGCGACGTGCTCCATCAGCAGCGCCTGCATGGCCTCGCCGGGGTTGGCCAGGTACCGCGGAATGGTCCGCTCCTTGCCCGCCTGGGTGGTCAGGGCGAAGGGACAGAAGACACACGCGCTCTTGATCCACGCCACGCCGAGCTGGGCCAGGATGTAGTGCTCACATGTGAGCCTGTCCCAACCCCACTCGATCAGGGGGTAGACCGGCATCCGGCCCGGCACCTTCCCCTCGCGCTGGTCCCGGTGCATCCTCTTGACCTCGCCAGCCTCGAACCCGACGGCGTGGATGAACGGCTCGCCCTGGGTGTGCTGCGCGATCCACTGGTCGAGGACCCAGCCTTTGAACTGCAGGCTGCACAGCCGCTTCCCGCCCGTCTGGGGGACGGTGCCGATGGTGAGCATGTCCTTGGCCAGGGTGTAGCTGCCGGAGATGTGGCACCGGCTCGGTGAGCGGGTGTCGGACAGTACGACGATCCCGTCTGTGTCCGACTCGCCGGCGCGGGCGACCTGGACCGTGCGCACACCGCGCGCTGTGAGCAGGGGATAGATGTGCCGGTCGACCAGGTCGCCGGTCTTGTCCCACTCGCCTCCGGTCTGGGCGGTGATGACGACGAGGTCCTTCAGGTCGCAGGGGCAGGTCTCGGGCTCCAGCAGCCAGCGGAGCAGGATCGCGGTGCTGTCGACGCCGAGGCCGTACGAGAGGATGACCTTCATTGCGGGCGCACCACCTGCATGACCTCGGTCGCTGCGGAGACCAGGATGTTCCCCCACAGCAGGGCGGTTACGGCCGTCCCACGGTGGCTCCATGCCTGTTCCAGAGTGACCGGATACCAGCGGGTCGGGTCGTACCGGCAGTCACTCGCTCTCGGCCGGACGTACACCGTCGCGGCCTCCAGGTCGGCCAGTGGGACGGTGGCCATCAAGGTCTTGAAGTCGGAAGGGCCGACGACGGCGACGGTTTCGCCGGTCTGGACCTGGAACAGCAGGTCGTCGGCGTCGTGGTCGGCGACGGTCACAGCCGATGCGTGCATGGACATCTCCTGTCGTGTCGGGTCGCTCTCCCAACACCTCTGAATGTACAGGTATCTAAGTCACGTGGCCAAAGAGTCGTGTCACCGGTCGCGTCCCTGACGGAACCAGCGTGCCAGGGTCCAGCCGTACTCCTGACTGCCGACACCGTAGACGTTGGCGACGATCGCGACGTCCTGGCTGGTAGGCCCGAACCGGTAGTCGGCGCCGGGAGAGCCCGAGTAGGGGCAGACCTTGGCGACGATGGCAGCGGCGTGCTTCACCTTCACAGATGCCGTGATCGGCTCCTGGGTGGTGAGCTCCTGCGTGGGCACCTCGCGGCCGTGCTCGTCCGTGGTGACGTAGCGGGTGATGGTGGCTGTCTTGGCCCTCCCGATGTTGGCGACCAGGTGGTCGAGGCGGACCGCGAGTGTGTCCAGGGTGCCCAACTCGTCGAGGATGTGGATCCGGTGGTAGCCAGCGACGGCGTGGTAGATCCCGACTACCTCGATGAAGTGCCAGACGCGGGTGCGGTCATTGGCGTACTGCAGCCGGATCTCGTCGCCGGCCTCCAGGTCGGCCCACTTTGCGTCGGCGGGGAGTGTGGATGCGTGCTCGGTGATGGTCAC